CTCCCACTCAGCAGGAGACACACACACACACACACACACACACACACACACACACACATCTACACAGGAGACACTGTAATGAAGCACGTCCGTTACCTGCCCCTTGTCCTGCTTGGGGCCACACTCCATCTGTGCTCACCGGTGTGGGATAGTACATCCTACATCGTGGGTACAGCTCACCTCTACATCCTCGCTGGTGTCATGTGCTGCACCGGGCTGATGATCATGTACACTGAGAACCCCTTCCGCACTGGAGCATGGGTGTTCAACCTCGGCCTCCTCCCGGACATCTTCCTCACACTGGGTTCTCTGTACCTGGTGGGAGACTGGTCGTTCGAGGCCAACGCGTACGTGGCAACCAGGGGGAGCGTCCTGATCATCGTGCCTATCACCCTGGGCTTCACCGGTGCACTGTACCTGGTACGCGAGTACCCGGGAGGGATCATCCTCATGGTGATCAAGGCGTGCACCCGTGTGGGTGCACTCGTTTCCCACGTCATCCTCTGGTGCCACATCTCATGAACCACACCTCACACAAGAGGAGGGTCAACTGGTATCGCTGTCTGAACCAACACTGCAGGCACGCCTTTCCTTGGAGGGGTGTTCCCTCCACGTGTCCGCAGTGTGGACAGACCAACATCAAGGAGATCAAGAATGGATAACCACAGGCTGCTCACCGTCATCAAGGCCTACCTGATGGCCAAGGGGTACGAGGTCTACTGCGACCACAACCCCCACTTCTTCATCGCGGCCATCTTCGGTGGTCACCACGAGGTCAACTTCATCGACCAGTCCGGCAAGATCGAGCTGTGGATCGATGACGACGACATCGATGGGATCACGCTCGAGATGCCCAACACGACCGGAGACCGCACGGCGCTGTCTCTGGTGTCCCAGTTCATGGATCGTGCGGATGCGTTCATCCGTATTTACTACTAAAGGAGAAATCCACATGCTCAAGTTCATCATCATCTTCCTCGGTCTCCGCATCAACGTGCGTCTGTCGCTCAAGACCAAGGACGACAAGCAGTTCCTCGATGCCCTCGAGAAGGAGGGCCTCTCGAAGGACACCACCGACTTCGTCACCCTCTGGGAGAAGGACATCCCCATGCTCTTCTTCTTCGAGGCGGAGGGTTGGCCCAACGAGGTGCCCACCAAGAACGGCAAGCCCCAGGGATTCTTCCGCATCCGTCGTTCGATCGCTGAGCGTAGTGGACGCGGCACCATGCACTTCTTCGGCGAGGCCACGAAGGACAGCCAGTTCTGGAATTGGGGTACGCCCGAGTTCCACTTCCGCACGGATCTCTCCCAGCAGCTCATCTCGTACTTCCTGTACAAGCAGAAGGAGGCCCGTACCACCAACCGCACCTACCAGAGGGAGGACACGCCGGCCACTCGTGAGGAGAAGCCGGAGCTCATGAAGACCAAGATCGCAGACCTCACCCTGCGTGAGAAGCTGCAGCGCTACCTGCGCAAGCCCACCCGTCCGGTCATGAAGGCCATCATCAAGGAGTTCAACACGCTGGACACGGGGAAGCAGGAGAAGGTCGTCGGTGCTCTCGATCACCTGAACGAGGAGCACATCGTTGCCCTCAGGGACACTCTCGCCCACGACCTCAAGGAGGAGATGAGTGAAGACACCAAGGCGTTCGACAACCTGGACTTCTAGACGTGGAGACCCTGGTCCACATCCTTCTCATGCCCCTGACCGGAGCCTTGGTAGCCGGGAAGCTCGTGCTTCCCTTCTACCTTGGCTACAAGATCCTCACCCTCATCGTTGGGCGTGAGGACAAGGACTCGTAAACCATAACCTAGCCGAGTGAAGGACACTCGGCTCAACAAAGGAGAAAGAATGTTCATCCAACAGGACCATCCGCAATACATCGGGTGGCAGGCCATGGCAGCCAAGTGCCGTGACCTCATCGAGCAGTACCTCTGGAGGATCGCTTCGGTCCCCGGTGTGCTGCCCACCATCATGGTGATGGCGTACCGTCACCTCACCGAGGACGAGGTTAGCAGCATGAACCTCGATTCCTCCCTCACTCACCTCATGGTGAAGCGCGTGGACGGCAAGGTCATGCCCCTCACCAATCTGCCGGCGGATCACCCCACGTCGGAGATGCCCAAGGCTGGCTACCTCGTGGACAGCAAGAAGCAGGGGCCTGAGTTCATCGAGCGTCAGATCAAGGAGATCTTCGCAATCCAGGATGAGCTTATGCGTAACGAGTACTGGGAACAGATCGTCATCACCCCCGAAGGCTGTCTGGTCAGCAGTGCTCACGATCAGGATTCGCCCCTGTGGCACAAGATCCTCTTCAACGTCGAGCACAAGCGCATCCAGCGCCTGGACGACAACTCCCCCATTGAGGAGCTCAGCTACGATCTGCTCAACGGTATGGAGGACAACCACGAGCTCATCGAGGAGTACTACAAGCCGAAGTTCGTGTCGGATGAGTATACACTGGATCTGGGTGACTTCATGGTCCAGAGCGATCTCGGCTACAAGAAGGCACTCAAGAAGAGCTGGACCTGGATCTTCAACCATGGCGATGCAGACAACATGCAGCCCATGCACACCATCAGCGATGGCGTCAACCTGCCTCGAGCACTGGCTCTCGGCATTGAGCGTGGTGACATCCGTTTGGACTATCTCGAAGAGGCGGCTGTCCTCAACGAGTCGTTCAAGACCAAGATCAAGTTCCTCCTGGAGAATCAGTGTCAGGACGATCGTGAGGGTACCAACTACAGGTCGCAGCTGGACTCCTACAAGGAGCACATGGCCTGGGTTGCTCAGCCCACTGAGGGTCGCAACACTCGTCTCATCTACAGCACGGCTACGTGCCACAGTCCCCACATGATTCGCATGGTCGGTGTCCTCTACCCCAGCGGATTCGTGAAGTGGATGCCTGGCAGGTACGTCTCGCGCTACCACGCTCAGTTCTCCATGGAGTTCAACGAGCACAACCAGCGTGAGTACGGGCTAAGGTCCACCTGGAAGACCAGGAAGGGCAAGATCGTCAGGAACTACACCCTGCAGTTCAAGCTCTACAACGACTACGCGGCGCATCTGGTGAGGGAGGCTGAGTCTCCCCGCCAGCTGCCCCCCATCAGCACTCTCCGCCAGGAGGCTGAGAGGGCAGGCATCACGCCCAACTGGGCGTTTGCCTAGAGCGCCTAGCAGGAACTTCCGCCAGGAACATCCCGTACAGGAACATCCCGTACAGGAACGTTCCAACGGGGGTAACCACCTGGGTGGTTAACTCCTTGGATGAAGGAAGTTACTGTTAATAGGGCAGTCGCACACGGTGTGCGGCTGCCCGACTTACGAAGACAGGAGAAAGCGTGGCCCGTGAGCAGCAGAGAGATTCGTATCCACCCCAAGAGCTTCCGCGCGCACCTGGTGCGCAGGGAGCGCTACCAGGCCCGCCAGGCGTGCCGCACTCAGGAACGCAGGAGGCGGGGGTAACCACCTCATAAGTGTGTCCCCAATGGTGGGACCATATCACAGGAGACTTGAACAGTGAACGAGAACAACGAACAACCCCAGCCCAGCTTGGTCGACAAGCTCGGGAGCATGTTCCTCCGTGCGGTGCACTCCACCGGCGTGGGCGCCGGCTTCGTGCACGCACACACCAAACCGGTGACGGAGGCCATCGCACAGCGGATCAAGGCCACCACGACCTTCCAGTCGTACATGAAGGGCCACGAGAAGGGCTTCAGCGAGGAGACGAAGCGGATGCTGGAGCGCAAGATGCGCCGCCAGATCAAGTCCGCGGCTCGCATGGCCAAGGTCGGAGTGCGCGAGATGTGCGTGCAACTCGGCGTGGACGTCCAGAAGCTCTTCGGGAGGGCCTCGGAAGCGCCCGCCTAGGGCGTACAGCATACAGCAACCTACCACCGGGGGTGACCACCTCACGGTGTGATTCACGTGTGGATTCCAGCTAATGGCTGATGCTGGTCTCTGCGCTCACAACAGGGCAACGTAGCCCGTTTACAGGAGGAATCAGCCATGCCCGATTTCTTGAAGCGGATTCAGTCCGCCGCCACGGCCGCGCGACAGACGGTCGAACTGCAGGCCAGCGAGGAGACCTCGCACTACCTGCGCTTCCCCATCACGCTCATCGACGAGATCTCGTCCATGGGCGAGCGCGAGGACCTGGACGAGTCCATCCTCGCGGACCTCGAAGAGGTCAAGAGGCTCAGCACCATCTACGTCTCGTTCCCGGTGAACCGGGTCACGAAGGACGGCGAGCTGCTGGGCCTGAACTACGGGAACGTGTCGCTCTACCAGGGCGGCCCGTCCAAGGAGGAGGGCGGTCGCTGCATCGCGTCGCGCTCCAAGCCGTCCACCGAGATCGTGGCCATCTGGCTGTCGCTCCCCGCGGCAATGGATGCCGCCGAGTCCATCTCGCAGGAGATGGGCGGCAAGCTCGATCTCAGCTCCGTCATCACGCAGGTGATGTCCGAGCGGGCCAGCCGCAAGCAGAAGTTCGAGTGGGAGGTGGCGAACGGCTACCGCGACCCGAAGACGGGCCGCAGGAGCCGGCGCAACAACCGCAACAACCGCAACTTCGGCAACAACCAGCAGTCCACGGACAAGCCGTCCACCGGACAGCAGTCCCCGCAGCCGGGCTTCACCGGCGCCGCGGGCGACGACGTCGGCGAGTTCTAGCATACGCCCCAAGACGTCAGGGAGTGTGGCCCTTAGGGGTCACACTCCCCTTTCTTCAGTGTTCCACTGATTTACTCAGGAGATTCCCGTGAACAAGGACAAGCAGCTCTCGTTGGGCGGTACGATCGTGCTGATCGTGTTGACCCTGGTCGCACTCAAGCTGGGCGGATTTCTGATCGCAGGCATCGTGTGCGGCTTCATCAGCCTCGTGGCATGGACCTTCATCGCCATCAAGGCCCCGCTCGTACGAAGCTTCGCCCGCCGCTTCCCTCTGGTAGCTGACGTGCTGATCACAGCACTCAGCTACATGACATTCCCCACAGGCATCACTGCCTTCGTAGGAGCAGGAGTGGTGTGCATCTGCGCTACGATCCTCATCTCCATGGACAGGGAGGTGTGGATGAGAGAGCGCAGGGCCATGGGCTTCGAGCGAGCGAGGAACGTGATACAGGCAGTACCCCTGGCTGGCGGAGCCAGTCCCCTAGCGTAGCTAGGGGCACTGGACTCCCCGCCAAGGGGAGTTGTGGAGGGGTCAAGGCGAACGAATGTGAGCCTGACACCGACACTGGCTATACAGGGCCGGCCCACTGGGTATAGTCAGGATTAATGAGATTTGACCAGTCTCCCGCCCTCTTGCTGATATATGACATATAGCCTGTCTAGTAGTTCCTGTGGAAGAGTTCACATGCAGTAGAGGTGCGGGGGAGGTGAGACCGTCCAGATCGCATTAATCCGGTCCTGTGACACTGATACTATACTGTAGCAGTTACAGTATTGGAGGAGTCCTGGTTGGGTGGAGATACTACTAGGTAGCTGTCCATAGAGCACTAGGTAGCTGTCCATAGAGCACTAGGTAGCTGTCCATAGAGCACTAGGTAGCTGTCCATAGAGCATTAATCCGTAACAGTCACTAGGTGGCTGTCCATGGAACAGCGGTATCATCGTCACGAACCAACGATCGTAGGTTCGTCATGAACCACCCTAACCAGGTCTCTTCGAGTACTGTGATAGATCTTGAGAACATTTAAGCAGCCCCTTTGATAGACCCTTGAGAACATCTAAGCACCCCCTTGATAGACCTTTTATGGTCTATCAATGGGGGTGCACTTACTCTCTTGTGTTTCATCATCACTACCGCTATTCCCCTACGGGGTAAGGGCGCGGGCCTTGGTGGCCTGTGCTGATTTTCCGCCTACAGAGGAGACACATCGTGCCGCAGAAGAAGGATCAAGAGGCGCTGGTTGATAGCCTCATGACCGAGCTCCATGCGAATTTCGCCATCGTGGCTAACATGCCCCCGGATCTCACCGATCAGCAGGAGGAGGACTTCTGCAACAGCAGTGAGGCCGAGCAGGCCCTCGAGCTCAGCTCCCTGGATCTGCTGGATACTCTGGCAGCGATGGGCTTGGCCCTCGCTCCCATCGAGGAGGTGGGCGAGAATGTAGCCTCCAAGGCCTACTTCGACAGGCTACAGGAGTAACCATGAACATCCAGATTACATGGGACCAGAAGGGCATGTGGAAGGCCTCATGCCCTGCACTGGGCGCGGAATCTCGCAGCCCCTGTCCCATCTCCGCTGTGAGCCAGCTGCTCGAGCTGGAGCCGATGATGGCAGGGTGGCGAGGCCGCGAGAAGTACAAGGCTGCCGCACATAATAAGGAGCTTGGTGCTCCCTCTCATGAGCAGATGGCGGAACCGCAGGAGAGCAAACACATGGAGACCGACAGAGAGCGTGAGGAGCTCAAGCAGCTCGGCGCCGGCCAGACCAGCGCCGATATTCCGCTCAGTAACGGCACTTTGAGGGGATGGTAGCCGGCAGCAAGCCGGCGGGTGTAACCACCTACAGGTGGTGATTTTCCCCTTTTCATCAGGAGTTTTGACCATGAAGTACAAGAAGTGGTACGCCGGTATAGGCTCGCACAAGACGCCCGAGCCTATCCTGAAAACGATGGATCCTGCGTTCTGGCGCCGCGAAGGGTGCCGACGAGGCCTTCGAGTACGGTGCAGTCCAAGGTCGTGTAGGCTGTGCACATGTCACTTTTCAGCATGGCGTGAATGAACATCGTAGCTGAATAGTTGACCCCATTACAGTTCCCCTCCAGAGCGAGAAACCCCTGTGATAGCAGCATTCCATAGGAAGTGGCACCGCTAATCGCTAGATCTGCAATTTTGACCATGAAAGGACTGTGACCGTGAATGATGTCTACGAGCGTTTCCACAATCTGCCTGCAGTTCTGCAGGTGATGTGTTGGGCATCTGTTAGCATCCTGACAATGCTCACCATCATGCGCGTTCATCGATGGCTGAAGAGATATTCGGACTGGTATTATTGGGGTCCAGCCCGTCATCTCTACCTTGCCCAGTGCTGGGTCCGTCGCACACTGCTCGACCAGATCGGATGTGATCTGTGCTGTCAGTACCACCACAAGGATCTGCGTGAGTGTCCTGAGTGTGGATTCGATATCATCGGATATCTGAGAGCGGAGACTCGAATCTGGTTCGAGGAGTTCATCTTGCAGCACCACAAGACTTCGGTCGAACGTGAGAGATGGTGCTCTATGAATCAGGCAAGGTGTGCCGATTTAGCAGACCTGTTCGACCTGTCCATTGGACAGGTGAACAGTGCCATCACCGATGGACGTACTCTGAGAGCTCCTGACGAGTCTCAGGACGCACGTTTGTTAGGAGACTATTACAGAGGCGCCGAGGAGTTGAAATTCGACTGGGCGCCCGAGAGCGATGCGGAGTAGCCCACAGTCAGTGGGTCACGATAAATTGAGGCTGCGGATCCAGACGATCGGTTTATGGAAGGCGAGAAGTGACTGGATAACAGGCTCGCCGACCTTTACACAGCACTTACAAGAAGACAGGGACAGTAATGAACACCAATAGAATTGACCCGGTGCCCGGAGCCGATGCGCTCGAGGCGCCGATCAATGGACACAGGGAGCCTGGCACTCCCGAGGCCCTCCAGCAGAAGGGCCTCGAGATCACCCACTTCCTTCTGCGTGGTGGCAGCACCATGCGCGGTGCAATGGGCACCGTCGTGGCCACGAGTGGCCTCGCCCTTCTCTCGACCGCCCTCCTCCTAGGCTTGCTCAGCAAGCCCGTCATGACGATGACGGTGCTTGGTGGTGTAGCCTTGGCCGGCTACGGCATCGAGCGTGTCGACAAGAAGTACGGCGACAAGCTCGAGAACAAGATCAAGCAGCTCAAGCAACTCCGTGAGGAGTATGCTGTGCTGCAGACCACGAACTAATCACGAACGAGTCTGCTACCGTCCTTCTGCAATTGGGTGATAGTGATGACATGGTGATGGCATGTTGGATCGATCGCAAACTGCGTCAGGGAGGCTACAAGGGTGTCGTCTAGAACCATCGTAGCATTCAACTGATTACCGAACAATTGAATCAATAGGAGACCAAAGACCGTGAAAACCAAGACAACCAAGATCTTCCTGCGAGATCTGCCAGACACTGTCAAGAGCCGGTGCCCGAAGAATGTGAACAAGGGACACAGTTCCCAAGACTTCTTCGGACCTCCGCCGAAGCGCGTTACGCGCAAGGCATACAACGACCAACCTCGCTTGAGCGGTGCGGCCTTCACGCCCTCCACACTGACGAACATCCGCACCTGTCTCATTGCCGAGGGCAAGGGCAAGGGTCCGGTCACGGTGGTGGTAGACGAGGAGCACGAGCAGTTCAACACCATCATCGGTCAGGCCAAGGCCGCCGGCGTCGCAGTGGTCGACGTCGAACTCGAGGTTGCTTCGGGCTTTCCCACGCTCATGGAGGAGCTGGACTAATGCTGAGGAGACTTAAGTCTTTCTGCATGTGGTTCAGCTGCTTCATCATCAGTTGCTGGCTGCTCGTAGCTTCACCACTTACGCAGGCAGCAGCCGTTGGTTTGGCAACTGTTCCGATCACACAGGGCGTGGGTGATCCCCACGCCCGTGTGTTCTTGTTCATCGCAGCGTTCGTCGGCATCAGCTGGCTTGCGCTGAATGTAGCAGAGTTGGCTGCGTTGCTCGTTACGTTCGAGCTACGCAAGGCTCTGCAGAACTGGGTACATCAGGTCAGATGTGCCAAGGAAATGAGAGCTGAAAGGAGGAAGTCTTGAGCTTCCATATCGACAGCGTGCGACTCACGCTGAACTGTGTCATCACCTACTTCAAGCGAAGCGGGAAGATGTACACTACCCATGATTGGTACCCGAAGGTTCGGGTGCTCAACGACAGAGGCACGTTGCGTGCCGACTGGAACGATGCGATCAACACATTCAAGGGCCACCTGTGCTCTGGCCAGAGACCTGGCTTGGTGGACCGATCGTTTGAGGAGAACGACTTCATGGTCGAGCTCCGGCCGAAGGACGGGGAGAGCCACGGGTACCCGGTGATAGTGCACATCCCGATCGATCTGTGGACTGCGCCAGACAAGAAACCGCGACATATCCTGGAGGGTATGCAGTAATGAAGACCATCCGATTCAGTTCCAAGAGCGACGAACAGTACGCGTGGCTCAGCAACTTCGAGCCGTCTCCGATCGTTGATCTGAACGGCTACGTGTGGCCCACGGCGGAGCACTGCTACCAGGCCGCGAGGACCACTGGTAAAGAGCGCGAGGTCATCAGGCTCGCCGAGACGCCGGATAGAGCTAAGCGTCTGGGACAGAAGTGCTCCGTGCGTTCGGACTGGGACGACGTCAAGATCGAAGTGATGCGTCGTATCCTCGTCGCCAAGTTCACTCAGAACCCTGAGTTCTACACGCTGCTGCGCGATTGCGAGGGCATGGAGCTCGTAGAGTGCGCTCCGTGGGATGATGGTGGCGATGGCAATGGCCAAAACCATCTCGGTAAGCTGCTGATGCAGCTGCGTGACCAGTGGCTCGAGGAAGAACCCACGATGGTGGTGAACATCAAGAGGGTGCCTGGCGCCGAGTACATCGGTCGAGCCGGACGCGGCATGGATGGCTACTTTGGCAATCCGATTCGTCGGGGCCAGAGGTGTAATAGCTGTGGTATGAACCACACCTACTTCGGTCAGACCATTCCGTGCTTCGCGCGCTATTTTCACCAGCGCTTGCGGAATGATCCCGACTTCAAGGAAGCGGTGCTCCAGCTCAAGGGTGCGAAGCTCGGCTGCTTCTGCAAGACGAAGTCGGGCGTGGGTAACCCCTGTCACGGCGACGTCATCAGCCTCTGGCTGAACAACCATGTAGACTAGCCGTGGAGATCAAGTTCTACACCGTCCATAATGACGAAAAGATCTACCAAGTGCACAAGCACGGGGAGATCATCTTCACCAGCACTTAGGACGAGTGCCAGCGCTTCGCTGAGATTCATATCGAGAAGACGAAGCAGGGAGAGCCCAACAGGAGAAGTAATCACGAGGTGGCACGTGTGAAGTTCCATGCGCGGAGAGGTTCCGCGGACTTCACAGGGCCTCGATTCGTAGACCTCCATCCCGGCAAGAGTGATCTTGCCGGCTTGATGGAGGTGGAGAAAAACTGTGAACCGTAGATTCAATAACGACGACGGGACCGAAGATCACACCAAGAAAGACCTGCGTGTAATCCTCGATCTGCATGCAGCGTGGCTGCGCGACGAACAGGGCGGCGAACGCGCCGACCTGAGCGACGCGGACCTGCGCTGCGCCGACCTGAGTTGCGCCGACCTGAGCTGCGCCGACTTGTGCTACGCTGACCTGCGCAGCGCCGACCTGAGCGACGCCGACCTGAGCTACGCCGACCTGCGCTACGCTGACCTGCGCTACGCCGACCTGAGCGACGCGGACCTGCGCTGCGCCGACTTGTGCGACGCCGACCTGCGCAGTGCCGACCTGAGCGGCGCGACGCTGCGCGGCGCCGACCTGAGCGACGCGGACCTGCGCGACGCCGACCTGAGTTGCGCCGACCTGCGCGGTGCGACGCTGCGCGACGCGGATCTGAGCTGTGTCGACCTGCGCGGTGCGACGCTGCGCGACGCGGATCTGCGTGGCGCGCGCGTTAGCTATCGCGGGACGACGGTCCGTGTTCGGTTCGAGGAGGTCGGCGATGGAGATTAGCAGGGAGACACTGGAGCGGTGGCGGGATTGACGCGGTGGTCGAGGCGGCGGCTGAAGTCGCAGATTCGGAAAACACCGAGGACGTGATGCACGGGATTGCGAAGGTTTCCGGTGTTACCACCTCTCTCACAACACAATGTTCCTTCACGGTTGAAGGCCTCATACGAGGTCCTTCATCGGTTACCGGGAGCCCCTTGTTGGGGCTCCCGGTATCTATTTAGGCATTGGGATGTCATTGCTCCTAAGCTTGGTGCTGCTCCTACAGACTTGAAACATTACAGGAGACCCAGATTCCGATGAAAAACCTGCTTAATTTGATACCCCTATGTACCCTTGGACTCCACTCGTGGGGTCAATGGGTAGATATGGGTCTCTACGATGTCTATAGTGGCAAGTCTAAATATGTCACTAAGACTTTCATTGTGCAACGTCGTTACTGTCAGGAGTGTAACAAGTCACAGGTACGACGTGTACGAAGGGCATCCATCTTTTAGTAGTTCACGGTCTACACTCGGAAGTGTAGGTCTCCTGTAGAGGGTGGCTTCGGCCACCCTCTCTTTTGTTTTACGGAAGGTCTGCGGGTCAATGATATTCGTCACCAGTGATACACACTACGATCATATCAACATCATCAAGCACTGCAATCGTAATTTTGCAGATGTGAATGAGATGAACGAACGTCTCATCGAAGCTTGGAATTCTGTTGTGCGTCCCGATGACATTGTGTGGCACCTTGGCGATATTGCATGGGGTGGACAGAAAAGCTACGAAGAGTTCCTGAACAACATCAATGGAACTATCGTGCTATTTCTTGGTAATCATGATCGACTGCGTTACCTACATAGCAGGAAGATTCATGCGATTTACCAGTATAATGTACGCCACACTATGCAAGAGCATGGGCGTACGTTTCAGATCGCCCATGTCCCCGATACCCTGAAGCCGTGGTTGGATTACGGAGATGATCAACAAAGACTTGCGAAGCCAATCGTACGTCTGTGTGGCCACGTACATAATTCGCTTCCGGTCTGGATTGATCTGAAGCAGGATTGGGATCAGCAGAAGCGCAAGCACATTGGCCCTGCTCAGCCATGGCTTGCGCTCAACATGTGTGTGGAACACTGGAACTACACACCTGTACCTCTAGATGAGGTAATCACTGTTTACGACTACTATTTCCGGAAAGCCAGTTGTTCGGGTGAGCTATGAACATAGAAACAGCACAGCTTCCTGACAAATCACGTTTGTTGTACCACGTCATTGTTGGCTCACATCTGTAATACCGACACTAGGGCTTATTTGCATGACCGTCTACTGGCTTTCTATGGGAAGGGGATCAGGAATGAACAGCCACACCTCCAAGATTGCCCAAACCTTTGGTTGGGCAAGCCTGATACTCTTGATGTTCGCTCTTGCGTACTTCGGAGGTTACGGAGCAGGATTACATACGGAGAGAGACATGGAAGAGAAAATCGAAGTGGAAGTCGAGCTGCTGAAGGATACGATCCAGATCATCGATATCCTTGGAATCAATGCTCAAGAGAACACAGACAGTGATGTGAAGAACGCAGCGCTGTCGGTACGTCAGCGTCTCATGGATATCTTGGGCAAAAAGGTGCAAAGGTAGCAGACACCTATGTCCAAGACACAGAAGAGCAAGCAGCTACCCCAGCTGGAATACTCGATGGAAGATGGGGTTGATTTATACGATGAGATCACTGAGTTGCTGAAGATCTCAAAGGCAATCAGTCCGAAGCACAAGCAGTATGCTGCTCGTATTCGTCGTATTGTGGAGAAGATGCAGATCTACCACATGCTTCGAGCCATGGGTAAGCTTATGTGCTACATCTGTGTCGACTGTCCTAAGTGTGGTACTGGTGCAGATCATCTAGGTATAGATGATCTGCATTCGTATCATTACTGGAAGTGCCCAAGAAAGCAGTGCAAGTACCAATGGACAACGCCGACGGTTCCGTACAATATGACAGACTAGTCTGGTATTGCCCGCTGTGTAAGTGGGTATACCCGCGTAAAGTCCTTACGTATGCTGATGATGGACACTGCACTGAGTGTGGCGGAGACCTTGTAGGACGCCGCCTAGTGCACGATCCCGAGAAAGCTAGCTTGACAATCGAAGAGGAATGAGATGTCACTGAATACCTGTTACATGAGCGACATGGACCGTAGAGAGATGCTGAAGCTATTGCTGAGCTTCATCGCTCCCGACAACATCGGCATTGATGCTCCGAAAGAGATCACGGACAAGATGATCGAAGAGGTTGTGGATAGGAGATCGCGTTTGCGATTCGACTATCTGTTCGGTCGGCCACTGTTCATCGACGAGGTCCAGAATACGTTGGATTTGCGTCGGTACCTCGAGTACGTGAATCGACCGGACTATGTCATGAAGCAGATCCGAGAGAAGCTTCGTGATCATACAGGTCTCTCACCGCTGTAATTACAGTGTTTTGTGTTGAGCTTAGTAGAACACTATGGCACAACGCGTAGCGAAGATCAATCATGAAGCCATCATAATAGGGTGGGGTTTGCGAGACTCGTTTGAGATAGTTGACGAGTTTTACCATGATGTAATCAGGAAGAAGGCTTGTCGGATTTCTATCATGGTTGCGCGATACACATCTGTGCGTTTCTATGATGAATGTCCTGGTTTTGAGCGCACTTTTAGGTCATACAGGTTTGCATCCCATGGCACAACGTATACCGCGCATTGAGCACTCTGATAAGTTTTGGTGGCGTAGGTGTGGTGACAAAGAGTACCCAGTGGAGTCAGTCAAGGAGTACTACGCAACAATATACCCTCGTTTGGCCCATACGAGGGGCTTCATAATGCTAAGACGTTACTTGTAAGTGCAAGGCTTTGAGGTCAATTAGGTTCATGAAGCACCAAGGGAGATGTGTGCATGACGAAAACAATAAGCAAACGCCAGGGTACATGGTTTGTTGAGGTACAGGGCGATTCTCCCAAGATCAGAATGGTGGGCGAAGGCCACTTCTTGATCTTCGCAAGAATGGGAGGTCCGTATCCCTTGGGATTGGTAGTGATTCAGGGCCCGAATCGTAACACCGTCAGCACTGGGTGTCTGAACGGGTGGTACGAGTACAACCACAGGATCAGCAATCAGCTGATCCAGTGTTCATTAGTGCGGCCCCGTGATTACTTCGACTGTAATGGGATGAGCAGTCTATGAAGCAGCTTTAGCTAGACACTAGGTTGCCTTACCAGAATCACATTTACAAGGTCACTGGTGTGTGCGTGCGGGAATCGGATCAGTGCACTTACTACCATCTCACGTTGGTACGGGCCGTCGGGCGCAGGGGCGCCCGTCTGTCCCTCTACGTGTGTAAAATCCACAACAAGTGGGTGAGAGTAAATGGTGAAGGCAACAAGTTTGACGCCGACACTGTACTGAATCAGCTCATCCAGAAAGTCATTTCCTAGAGGAATCACAATGCCGTACATCAACAAAGAGAAAGCCGAGATTCTGGATAACCAGACTCTCGGCGAGATCTTTGACAAGCACAGTGTGGGCGGAGACTTGAACTATGCTCTGTGTACATTGATCCGTAGATTCCTTGAGACTCGCATGGGACACGGTGGAGAAGGTACCCCTCGATACTCCGACATGGAGGACGTGATGGGAGCTTTCCGAGGTGCACACGCCGAGTTCTACCGGCTTGTGGTAGCACCTTACGAGGATCGTGCACGTAGAACAGGTGCTGATCCCTTTTATTGTCTTGAGAAGTACGCTCGAAACCAAGCAGACAACGTCTTGAACGTTTTTAAAACAAGCACACATGAGACTCCCAGTAAGGAATAGCAATGGCTAGCAAGAAGAAATCTGTTCCCAACCGAATGTTCTTGAACAGGGGATCAGGACATGCCTTCTACGAGATTAGTAACGAGGCATACTACTATGGTCCCAATCTAGAGATTGGGGATTGTAGCCGGCAGATCACGCTGGACTTCAACATTGATGAGGTAGATGCAGATCATGTAAAGCTTAGTGATGATCGTGCAGCTGAGAAGCATGAGGACCCCGATCTCTGGCGCGAGGATATGGTTAAGTCCATGGGTCAGACACTAGAGAACAACCATCGTAAAGCGCAGTTGCTCATTGATGCTCTGACGAAAATTCAGAGCATCATGAGAAAGCGAGCAACAAATAGCCTGAAAAACATGGGCATGTCAGGAACCTACTATCGTGTGACGGTGGATGGCAAGATCGTGAGGCGTAACAAGTGATTGATCATTACTGGTGGGTGTGCATTGAATTGAGCATTGCGATAATCGCAATGGCAATTTTTCTGTGTGAGACACGAGATGCATCAAGGCGTCAGCTTACGCAGACGCCTACGTGGCTCATCTGTGTCACAGGAATTGTTTCCATCGTGTTTCTCGCAATGGCCCTGTCACATTTCGGGTTGCTGTAGTCACGCTCGGGTAGCTTCGTGCGCGCCGCCTCCTCGCCAAGTTCGTGGACCGGGAGACCGAGACCCCGCACGACCCGGAGCGGGGCGCATGAACCAAGACCGAAAGGAGACGATATGAGAGGAAAAGGATCCCCCGAAATCGGCGCGGGCTGGATGAGCGCGATCGCCTGGTACGCGGGCGAGCGGGACTGGACGGACGCGCCGGAGTGCGTCTGCAAGACGATCCGGCCGCTGGCGCTCTTCGCCAACGACGAGATCGGAGACGACGCAGAGCGAGAGCGACGCGTCGGTCCGGTCCTGTTCTCCGTCATGGGCACGGCGACGGACGACGCGGCGGTGAAGCTGGCGCGTGTCCGCGTGGCCGTTCGTTTCGGGGCGCGCTGCGCTCGTCGCGTCCTGGATCTGGTGCGCCCCGACGACCGCGCGGCTTGCGTCGAGGCGATCGAGGCTGCGGATGCGTGGGCGGACGAGCCGACCGAGGAGCACCAGCAGCGGGCCCTGCGTGCCAAGTGGGCCGCGCATGCCGCGAGTGACGCGAGTGCCGCGTGGGCCGCGAGCCGTGCCGCCATCATCGACGACGCTTTCGCTTCGCCACGATCGCGGAGATGGCCGCAATGGGCACGAGGCGCGAGGTTCCGCGGGTGCGTGACCTGTGTGACATCCCGGCGTATGCGGGGGAGCGCATGAAGCCCTGCCACAAAGCATACGAGGAGTTCATCGAATGGCTCACGGCCGGCCTCGACCTGTATAAGGCTTGGTTGCGCGACGAGGGCGGCGAACGCGCCGCCCTGCGCGCGAAGCTCGACAAGACTAATAAAGGGGGAGCGGGTCCGCCCACAGGGGAAAGCCCGGGCGCAGCCGTGACGCGGCAGCATGGTGTCGGTGGCCCTACCTCACCGGGAGCGCCGCCCCGGGAAAGCTCGCGCCAGCGTGCGGAGATGACGCGCGACGAACTGCTGGAGAAGCTGCTGGGCGTCGCCCTCTGGGATGAGGAGGCTGGCGAGTACCGATGGCAGTTCCCCGACGAAGCCGACGCCCTCGTCCGCGAGTTCGAGGCGGGGATGCTGGAGTGGAATGCGGACGACTGCCACGGCCACTACCAACTCCATGAGATTCCCGGCGTGAAGATCGACGCGAAGGTCGACGCATACCGACGCGGGTATCAGGATTGCGCGAACCGACTCGCGCTGATGTTCCGCGCCCGCGCCAAGGCGCTACGGGAGGAGAGCGATGGAGATTAGCAGGCAACGACCCGGAGGCATCTGGTCTGAGCGGTAACGCTGAGACGGATGGAGCTTTTGGTAATCCCTCCTTCGTTTCTCGTGCCGAGGAGATCGTGGAAACGTGGTCGAAGACGCTCGGCCTGGCTGCTTATGCGGCGTTGGAGAACCACGATGACCTCACCCGTCGCATTGCTGAGGCATTCGTGCACATTGAGTAGGATCAGAAGCCCGTTATAGACGTGCTTCTGAATCGTGTAGAGACTTTCAAGAAAGAGGTGCGTCGATATATCAAGTTCTCCAATGCGGATACGAAGACGATTAGGGAGTATATGCGTAGAATCGACACATTGGAGAATCAGCGAGAAGAAGCTCGGGCTGAGTTGTACGAAGCCGAGAAGCATATTGAGAAGCTTGGGGGCCAACTCGCTAAGGCACATGAGCATGATGACGAGATCAAAGCACGTCTGATGGCTGTGAGTACTCCCAATGACAAGCGGTATATCGACACGTTCCATCGAATCTGCGATATCGCAAACAAGTCACAATGCTCAACAGACGCAGAGCTGTTGTAGCTATTGAGGCGATGGGTAGACGAGTGGGAGGAATTGAGACAAAACGTGCTGATCTATAAAGCTCATCATGGATTCATTTCTCCGCATCTCATTCGTCAGATGAATCAGGCAGCGAAGCGACTCCATGCTTTTGGAATCCCAGTCGTTTCCGGTAGATCAAACACACAGCTAGTACAGCTGGTGGAGAAGTGGCAAGAGGCCAAGCGACATTTCGATGAGGTGCGTCGTCGTCATCGCCACATGCATTTGAGAAGACAAATGAGACTCGTAAAAAGCAAGATTCATGAGTGATTACCCCGACTTTCCCTACATTAAGGTGTTGAACCATGGTTTTGTGGGCCTTGTAGATGTCATGGGCGATGATTCGTCTATCGTCCAAGCGGCTCGTGTAAGCTATGGTAAGGGTACCAAGACCACCCGTGAGGATGCAGGCTTGATCAACTATCTCTTGAGGCATCGTCATACGACGCCGTTTGAGATGGTGGAGTTCAAGTTTGTGGCTCGTATGCCTATCTTTGTGGCACGTCAGTGGGTGCGTCACCGTACCGCCTCGCTGAATGAGTACAGCGGGCGGTACTCAGAGATGCCGGACATGTTCTGGGTTCCCGAGATTGGTGCGATTGCCAACCAGTCCAAGACCAATAAGCAAGGCAGGAGCCTTGGTGATATTAATCGTATGGTCAATGAGGCAACGTCAGGTACATATCCGGCTATTGACTGGGCCACGGTCGCCGAGTCTGCATCGTACTTTGATACGCCCACGGAGAAAGCGTGGGCACGTAGAGAGTGCATCCTTTCAGCACTGGATCCCGAGTTGCATGCTGAACTAAAAGACATTCGCACATCGATTGATGCGCAGAATAAATCAGCTCGTGCTATGTACGAAACGTTGCTGAGCAAGGGTACTGCGCGTGAGATCGCGCGTACTGTTCTGCCTCTGACTCAGTACACTGAGTGGTACTGGAAGATGGATCTCCACAACTTGATGCACTTCCTTCGTCTGCGTCTAGATACGCATGCACAAGGCGAGATGAGAGCTTTTGCAGAGGCTATTGAGGTCTTTGTGCGGGAGCATGTGCCGCTTACATGGGAAGTATTCCTAGACATGCAAGGGGGCGCTTTTCTTACCAGTCAGGAGAAGGAAGCGATCCTGGAGTTTATATACAATTCCGATTTGGCCCGTAATGGGGAGTGCAGCGCAGACGAAATTGCCTGCAGCCTGAAGGCACGTGGCTTCACCGATCGACGCGTCAACGAATTCAACGAGAAGATGGGTCTGTAATGCCGAAAACTAAAGCGGGACATGAGAAACTGAAGCCCTGGCTTGCACTTGATCTGGAAACCACAGGTCTCTGTCAAGATCCGAACAGTGTACTTCTCGAGATCTGTGCAGCTACACTGAGAGATGATCGAGAAGTCACTGGGTGGGTCAAGATTGTTGATTGGAAGAAGTGGGTTATCCGCGCCTCATACAGTCAGCTCAGAGACATGGACCAGTTCTGCAAGAACGCTCATGGTGACATTGATGCGATTCTAAATAGCAGATTTCACTGCGGTACTGGTCCTATTTCTGAGACTGAAGAGGAACGCAGGAAGAATATTCGAGGGAATGAGCTTACTACTCTGTCTTACATATCTGGTATTGATCTAGCCAAGGTTGAGCGTGAGCTGACAAATTGGACCCTGCAGCACTTTGAGCTTGGCGAGGCCAAGCTCTTCGGCAATTCAGTCTGGACTGATCGTGTGCATTTGCAACGGCATATGCCGTTCTTCGAAAGCATTCTGCATCATCGCAACATTGATGTTTCGAGCTTGTGGGAAAGTGCCAAGGAGCGTTATCAGTTCAAGAAGCCTAAGCCTACTGATAACCATCGTGCTGAGGATGGTGTTGGTAATGCTGTTCAGCTTTACAACTGGATCCATGACAAGTTTTGGGTCAATGATCCTGGGAACATTCCGACTGTCTAGAATCTACCGGTTTACTAAGAGGAGAACTTGTGCGTAAGAAGACTCTCAACCTGCTTCGCAGGTATTACTTCAGGTTCTACTATCGTGGTAGGCCGGAAGCCTTTTGGCAGAACTGGCGCCGCATCAAGAAGGCTTATCAGGAACTGAGTAGGCCTGATCGACATACCACGAATAAGAAGATGCGGAAAATGCTGAAGAAGCTAGACAAGATGGAAGCACAAGCTGTGAATGCTGCGCCGGCAGTGTCTGCTCTTCAGCGGGCTGCCAGTAGCCCTGTGAGTTTTGAGCAGCTGGCCTACGTCGCTGCCAATCAGGTTGTGGAAGATGGCAATGCTGAAGAAGCCCACGAACAACCCGAATCCTGAGCCGGGTCAGAAGTGCCTTAGGCTCATGACAAGGCGACCCATCGGTACTGTCATTGAGTATGAGAATGGCCAAGTCCTTGTGGACTTTGGCCATTTCAAACAGTCATTTGACCCCCAGTTCTTGAACTGGGATGTCCCCGATTTTGGGGAGCCGGAGAAGAACAGTGAGTAAGCAGAATTCAGAGCAACAGATTCCGCAGACCTATTTCGACTTGTTCTGGGAGAACATGAAACCGGGTCTCCAGGAACGCTTGCAGAAGAGCGGTGTAACCGAGGATCGAGCCCTTACTTTCCTGATGGAGCTGTGCGAGAGCACTGCCAGGATGTCATGGGTGAACTGTCTCGAGACCCACACGGGTGTCCTCGACACTATAGCCAAGGCAGAGCGCAAGAAGGCGGAGATGGTTGCTGAAGAAGCGCGTACCGAGAAGGCTGAGTAGCAGAAGACGAACGATGGCGAGTCGTAAAGACGGAGATATCGGTGAGTTTGTATACGTTCTCTCGGGCATCTGCTTCGAGTACAACGATCAATACAATTACGATATCGACGAAGCTGGCCATGTGCAGCAAGTCTTTAGCGATCGTACAGAAGCTTTCCGAACCTGGGTACGTTCTGAAGCGCTAGCATGGAGTAATGAGAAAGTTTCTTCTCTCTACTGCTGGTGTGCTAATGCACAAGGGGTATCTTTTAGCGAGATAGTTCGTGAAGCTTTGCGCAGAGAGTTTACGCCGGCTGATTTTGCGAAATGGGCCTTGAAGAATCTTGGTGCGAAAAAGATGAATAAGGAGGAGCAGGATCTGTTTGTGTCCGGCGATCTCCGTGTCTTTAATAAGGTTCTGGAGGATATGGCCGACATTTGGCCGCCAATGAAGTGTAGAAGTATCAAGTCGTACACTGAGCTAATCAAGTTCTTCGCACACTCTACGTTCTACGATATGCGGCAAGTAAAACTCGATGGAGAATTCAAGGAAGGAGCATATCTCTACTTTGAAGATGCTGTCAGAGAGTTGGAGAAACTCGATGAGTAAACCGTGGGTTTATGCTGAAAACAGTGCTCGGAAGTACGGTGGTTCTCCTGAGGATTACTTCAAGATTCATCAGTGGTTTGATGAAACGAAGAGTGCCTGTTCAGATATCCGTCATCGGATTATTCTGCACAATTCGTGGGGTCCGCATCTGGCTGAGCAGGTCTTTGGACCTGCTATCCAGATCATGATCGAGATGGATGCTGGTCCTAGCGTGAAGTGGGTACCGGTGCGTCAAATCGCTGAGGATCACATCATCGAGAATCTCGGTTTCATCCCGACAATTAGCGAGTGGTTGAACGAGATGCCGTTGCTACGGTGGATGACCGGGTCACGCCACAATAAGAAGTTTTCCGAAGAACAGCACCACATGATAGTGAAATGATTTCACACAAGTTGAAGAGACTCGTCCTCGATTGTCAGAACTACGAGGACAATCCGAAGGACTTCCATCCGGAGCCCAATGTCATGAGCCATCTCTATCAGACATGGCTCCTGGCAGCTCTGAGACGTACCAATGACTGGGGGTTTCAGATGGCCGCCCTTCTGCATGATGTCGGAAAGAATACTACCGACGGTCAGAAGTGGCGTGAGCACGCTTATCGTGGCGCCAAGATGATCTGCAGTGACGTGACTTGCAAGGTTCACTGGTTGGTCGCGAATCATATGCGCTACTTCTTCTATGAGAATAGCCAGATGAAGAAGCAGAAGCGCAAGGAGCTTGAGGAGCACCCGTGGTTCAAGGACCTGCAGGATCTGAATAAGTGTGATCGTGGTGGCAGAGCAGAGATGGAAGTGTCTGAGGATATGATCCATAAGGCCTTTAGTCTTATGAGCTCTTGTGACCCTCGTCCTGGCAGAATCTGCATGACACTTGGTCCTCCGGGCGTTGGTAAGACGACCTGGGCCAAGGAGATTGCTGAGAGTAATGATAATGGCGATAGCCATGTCTATACTCGTATCTGCAGGGACGAGGTTCGTTGGCAGCTCGGTTCGTACCTGGAGCATCAGGAGGAGGTTGTAACGCAGATCGTTCGCAAGCTGGCGCTTGCGACGATCGGTCGTGGAGACATCCCTATCCTTGACCAGACGAATTGTGTGGCACATCATCGCAAGTCCACTATGGACTGGTACAACAGCCAGATCGAAGGTCTGAAGTTCACGGCTGTTGTATTTGCCCATCCGGTTGAGGTGGCGCTCGACCAGAATGAGCTGCGCGAGCGCAAGGTCCCGGAGCGTGTCATCAAGCAGATGCACGGTAACCTGTGCACCAGTCTGGGTGGCCAGATGGCCAGGATCACTGACGAGCAGATCAGAGAGAAGCTCGTTAAGGAGGGCTTCGATACTGTGGAGGTCAGACGGTGATTGAGTTTGAGACAGATCGTGCACCGCTTAGGATTGAGCTCGACGAATATATCGAGCGCGGTCTTATTAGCAAGCAGTCGCACCCGATTTTTCCTCTCACGCTTTACAACTACACCAACGAGTGCGCGTTTCAACGTGCATGGGATGATGTCACTACTCAATCCCGTGGTCTGATCCTCCACTCTCATGGGGACAAGCTGATTGCTCGTCCCTTCCGTAAGTTCTTTAATCTTGGCGAGATGCCCGTCTCTTCACCAGAGAACTTTCCTGACCCGTGGCTCATCGGCTATCAAGCCGAGGAGAAGATAGACGGTAGCTTGGGGATCTGGTGGAACTGGGAGGGAGACTGGTACTGTAGCACCCGTGGCAGCTTCACTAGTGAACAGGCGGAGTGGGCACAGGACTTCGGCCGGCGCCGTTACAACTTCGACGAAATTCCCAAGAATGTGACCATACTGACCGAGATCATTTACCCTGAGAACCGTATTGTGGTGGATTACAAGGACCGCAAGGAGCTGGTGCTCCTTGGGGTCATCCATACCCGTAGTGGACTCGAGGTCTCTCAGAGCGTCTTGAAGCGGTATGCACGCAGACTGGGCATGCGACTTCCAGAGCTGTACGACATCCACGACCTGACCAATCCCACCTTCCGAGAGAACCATGAGGGCTATGTCGTGCGCTGGGACAATGGTCTCCGCGTAAAGATTAAGAGCCCCGACTATGTGGAAATGCATAGGCTGGTCGACGAGGTGACCTTCAAGAGGCTCCTGGGGGCCCTCAGGACGCGTCATCTGGACGAGGGTATCTCACCGGCCGGCGACCTGCAAACACTCGTCCAGGAGCTCAGAGAGGGCCTTCCTGACCACAGGGTGGATGAGTTCGACGATTTAATCGGCCAGTTGAACCTGGCATTCTGGGAAATCCGGGAACTGGTGGACTCTTTGTGGCGCGACCTACTCCACCTAAAGGGTAACAGGAAGGCGTTTGCTCTTGCTGTACAGGATAGAGCACCCGCGGAGGTCCGCGGCATGCTCTTCTCAATGTTCGATCAGAAAGACACCACCGAACAGATCTACAAGGCCATCGCCAATAGGCTTAAAGAAAGAGGAAAACCGTGCAGAGAAGCAAGCAGGTAATTAAGGAAGTGAAAGCTGCGCTGAAGAAAGCCGACTACTTTGACATACACTGGGGTCGGGGCAACAAGGAAGGTGAGATCACTCGATTGTGACCCGCTGCAAAACTCGCAATCGCCCGGGGGGCGAAATTCAAGGATACATTGTATGAAGATCACTACATTGCTGCACCAAAGCATCTAGCCGATCGTAAGATTGCAACGAAAACTCTGAACGATCTTGCAGCATGCTGTGGCTTTCAAGATGACCAGGAGTATGTAGTCTACCTAGACAGTTCTAGGGGTAGACCTAAGGTCATGTACCGGCGGCTACTTCATCGTTTGAAGAAGAACAAATCATGCTCAAGCTGATAAAGAATGCAGATCTGAAAGAGTGTATTTGTGACACTCTCTTGATCTTCAACATTAACGACTTCCCTTCTGAGGTACAGGGTGTCATTCCTGCTATCGTTTGGGAACGACTCAAGAAGCTTGAGGAGAACCCTCGGTGGGAGCCAGGCATGATGGCTCTTCTAAAGGATGACAAGAAGAAGGCTATGCATGTGGCGCTCCCAGCGAACATGCAGGTTATCTTCGCCAACATCTCTGATGAACAGGGCATCAAGTACAAGTACATCGATGAGGTGTTGGGCAAACTCAAGGAGAAGGCGGAGACATTGGAGGCGAAGTCGGTCGCCTGTTTCCTGCCGGGGGCAGGACAGGACGACATCCTACCTACAGTCGTCTATGGCTTCTTCAAGAAGCACTTTGCAGAGCCTAACCCCGGTAAGGGAACCTACGTTGAAGTACATCAACGCATCGCTTCCGCAGATGTTGGAAGCGCGTCCTAGTAAGCAGTATTACTCAATCTGGACCGATGGCAGTGGCCACCATCGTGGCCACGCTACTGGTTGTGGAATTGTTGCCCTGTGGCAGCCTGATCTACGTACCCATGAAGGTACATGGGGTGTGAAGATCAGTTTTGCACCGGGTCAGTTGATGGCCCCTGATGGGCCCACCAACAATACCGCAGAGCTGATGGCGATTAGAGTCGGTCTGGCACTATTCAAGGCTACAAGTCCTTTGGTTCGTGCCAGCAAGAAAATGATTCATCCCTTTGATCAGTTTGATAAAGAGGAGGAACGAACCGACACAGCCATCTTGCACACAGACTCCGAGTGGTGCATTAATAGCATCCTCGGTAAGTACAAGAACAAGAAGAACGTCGAACTGATCAAGAGTTGTCGAAGAGCTAAGCAGCGCTGGAGATCTGTAAGACTCAAGCATGTGAAGGGACACGACGGCAATCATAACAATGAGATCTGTGATGAGCTTGCCCATGAGGCAAGAGCTGCAGCAGGTAAGCGGAAAACCTATATGGGTTTCCTCAGGTTCGACGTCCACACCATTCATGAAGGAGAGGAAAAGGTTGCCTCTCTTAGCGAACGTAAGCTATGGCTCAACAAGACGTACTTCAGAATCCTCGCCCCGAATCTTGGCCCGAGGAAATCATTCTTCCAGTCTTTGGCACGGATTACCAGGAAGACCGGGGACTTCTCCGCTTGCTCCTCCCGAAGCAAGCGGTGAACCTTCTACCAGAACCTAGCAATCCCAAAGACAAGAACGCGGTGAGTGTCTGGGTACCACCTAGAGGCAAGCCGAGGGATGTACCCGATACTGCTTCGCAGCGTATCGGGTACATCCCAAAGAACTATGCCCCTATCATTGCCCGGCTTCTCAAGGAGAATAGGATTCTGAATTGCGCCATTAGCCGTATTGGAACAAATGACCGCGGCGTATGGCGTACGAGCATTGTGATCGTCTACGAAGCCCAGCAGGACGAGGTGCAAAAGATCCGAGAGGTAATGGAGATGATGGCTGTGCCCGATATCAAGGTCGCAGGCGCAATCGCAAACGCCGCGGATAGCGATGAAGAGATTAGCATGTTCATCGCTCAGCACGAAGAAGGAGTGTTCGAATAGTGAAATTTGATAAGGTTGCGGAGTTCGCACACAAAGCTCTGCATAGTGAATCCGACCACTTTGAAACATCGAAAAATCGCTGGGAGATCCATGTGCTATCTAGCACTGGACAGAGACATGTCACGCTACATAATGACATGGCTAAGATCAGTGTGATTCAACAGAATGCTTGGCAATCGGATGATCCGTGGGCCATGCTCGTTAGAGCTGGGCATGAGATCAGCTGGGCAGAGCTAGAAGTTCCTAGCCAAGCAGATCCTACGCAATTCACGATCGTAATGCGAAAGATCGTGATTGATGGGACTGTGTTTCAGACTTTGGAAGAGGCGGCACAAACACTCTTCGAAGAACAGACCGCCGTCGCTTAGTGCAACGTCGGTTGGGTGTCACCACACTTAATCGTGTTCCAAATTTCAACCAGGAGGTAGAAGCAATGGGCAAGCAAAGACAAGCCGCCACGGGACGCGTATTCCATGGCGGCTCCGATTTTGTCGCCGAAATCGGAGGCGGACAAGTCGACGATATACATGTGAAGCGCGTCCTCGAAGAGGGATTTCAGTTTCTCCTCTCCGATGACGACGAGCGCATCATCTCCGGATACCGCATCAAGAAGCGGTACACAGATCGTGGTCAGCCGATTGTGAGCCTGAATATGGGCGGTACGGTGTATCGGATGACCCAGTCGTCACGCGGGCCGGGAGCAGCGCAGCTGCTCGTCATCATCCCGTTCCTCGTCGGCACCATCGAGAATTACGACGAGCCGATCGAGGAAGTGGACGAGGATGTCGAAGAGTTCGCTGCCTCCGAAACCTCCTAGCGATGGCACGTGGTTGGCCGAGGGCCAAACCACGCAGTTCACTCGCGATACACCTGCCAGTCTCCTCACGATGCTTGATGAGATTGGTGACACCCAACTTCAGGTCCGCATTATGTCGGACCAAGCCTTAGGTGGAGTAATGATCACCGGTGACACGGTGTTTTCATCCCACGCAGATTTGATAGTATTCCTCAAATCCGTTTGTCAGCGGTATTGGGAATCGAAGGGAAGCTATGACCAACAGGAGTAAGAAGTCCATGAACGCATGTCTGGATGTCGTCCTTGCACTCATTGAAGGTTTGGAAAAGCTGCTCTTCCGTGGCGCCTACACCTTGTTCTACCTGGTGTGGAATGTCCTCGGATTCAAGTGGATCTTCCGAGCCTTCGTGGCCGTGATCGAGCAGTCCGATGCCAAGGACCAGCACAAGCTGCTTTTGTTGCAGCGTAGCAAGGTCCTGCAGTCCGTCGGAGGTGCGGCGTGATTCATCCGGTAATCATCGCCGAAACCAATGTGGACGGTAGGCCCGTCCTCACCGATGACCTACCTCCGATCATTGATCCGGAGAAGGTGCAGAACATCGATGGTACCGTTCTGGATCCGAAGATCCGTAAGAACGGTGCGTGGATCCAGCTGCCAGTGGCAGTAGCGGATTACGCAGGCCGGCAGATCAACCGGGTTCGTGTGCCGCCCATCGAGGTCCAGAATAACCAGGGCCTGTGGACAGTGCACCCGCTGATGTTCACTGCCAATCAGTTGGCGCGGGTACTCCTTCAGTATGAGGAAGGGGAGGCGCCGGAGAAGGCCATTCAGGCGATGGTGTCAGCTTATCAGAAGCGAGCCATCAGCCATCTGGCCTCGAAGAATGGCCTGATTCGTAACGTGATTGTCGGTGCACGTGTGAAGCGATCTGGACGAGCTGTGCTCGTCCCGAACGCTAACCATGATCCGGAGTACGTTGCGCTGCCGGGCAAGTTCTTCGACCATGCAGAACTGCAGCATGGTGATTTCATCATGATCGGCCGCGATCCCACTATCTGGGACGGGTCACTGGAGATCGTCAGAGCTATGAAGAGCCCTGACGACGTCATCGAGATGCATCCGCTGCTCTTTGAGCAGCTTGGTGCAGACTGCGATGGTGATTGTCTCTATTGGTTCCCGATTCCAGATACGCCGGAGTGCCAGCAGGAGGCAAAGGACCATTTGATGGAATTTTGCCTCGTGCATGGCGGCTGGTCCAAGCAGGCTCTGTACGAAAATCCCAGCCAAGTGGTTGACTGGGAGCGTGCCAAGGAGGATGGTAAGGAGCGGTTTGTCACAACTGGTTTCTCGATCTCACCTGAGCAGGTTCTGGATGCATGTCCCGATGGCTGGAAGACTATCGATCGCACAAGCGGCAAGGAAGGCCTCCATGAGGCGTGCGATGAGATGGCATCGGCTCTGGAAGTCGATGAGTGGTGGGAGAGGACGCTCGATAAGAATCATGACATGCTGAAGATGAAGACCCTTTTGGGTCCCATCGGAGCAGCCTCCAATCGCCTGAAGGTGCTGGCTGGTTGGAATCGTACGTGGCTCCGTTCAGCAAACTATCTTTCGGAGCGACTGCAGCAAATCCTGCTGGATTCCAAGCACGAAGCAGGATATGACCCCTTCCATGTCCTGAAGATCCTCAATCAGACCGGTGCATGGGCACAAGCATCTGTAGAGGAAGCACTTGCCGAGCTGCAGAAACTGGACATTGAGCCGCGGGAAGCAAAGACGATGATTGAGGTCATCTATCTCGTGTATCCCGCACGAATAGTCCTGGATGAGATCTTGCCGGCAGGCAAGGAGAAGAAGTCCTACATGCGTCTCCTTCGACAAGTTGGTAGTATGACCGCCGATACCATCTTCGATATGCTGCGCAAGAAGTTGCGCAAGCAGTTCGGCATCAACATGATGGAGCGGTTCAACAACATGTTGCCGGAGCGATTCGTGGGACTTACGCAGATTTCCCTGCGGTACTGCCCCATCCACGAAATGATTTCGGGAGATCGCTACAGCCAGGGTCTGGCTGTGCGACTCCTCAGACATGGCGACACTGACAAGTTTGGTGTCTGTAACAAGGCATGGACGCTTCACACTGAGCGTCTCAAGAAGGTGCTCAGTGAGCAGCAAACAGGATAGACACTTCGACAAGGAAAGGGAGCACGAGATCTTGAACGAAGAGAACAAGGAGATACACAAAGATCTCCTTGACTACATTGAGTACGATGAGGTCCACGAGAATAGTCGCTATATCGGCATGGTCAAGCTCACCTGTCAGGTGTATGACAACGAAGGCCGGGAGCTGACCGATAGGGAAGTCACTATCGAAGTCGCTGGTGGGCCCTCAGTCGATATGGAGACCATTGACATTGTGTGCAAGGCTCTTGGCTGGAAAGCTACGGAGGAAGCTTACGCCAAGCTCAACAAATACAACAAGAGCAACGGAGGTTAGGGAAGCATGGACACTAAAGTCCTCGAACACTACTTGAATCCACACGGAATGCAGTGTGCGATCCAGTCCGTTAAGGCACCGGCCATTAAGGATGTGGATTGCCCTGCAGAGTATGTGCGTCCGGAGGAGAACTGGTATCAGGTCCAGTTCTATGGCTGGTTGTGTGGTGGCACGCAGTATAAGAGCTGCAAGCTGCTCATCGCTTTGCCGAAGTTCAACCCCGACGGGAGCTTTATGCTTCGTGACGGTGAGCGCGTTGTGGTACATCGGTGTTATCCCGATATGCAAGCGCCCCCGGGACAGCGACGCTGGATCTTTCGCACGCCGGCTCAGGTGGTCATTGACCAACTGCAGAAGGCCATGAGCGATGTCCTGCGGGATTTCTACTTCACCGGTACCCCTCCGCACAATGAAACTGCGCGTCACAAGATCCGGAAGATCTTCGCAGATAGCGTATATTTCCCGATCTTGCCTCAGAACAAGATGGCACGTCAGTCGCTTCATGAGCTGGTATACCTTGATGTCCCGAGTAGCCTCGATCTGGAAGACCTTCGTTTCCCGGAGGAACTGCTCGGCATCCTGGATCCCACCAGTACTTCTCAGGGCTCCAAGATCAATCGCGCCTATCGCATGTGCGAGGGCGTGAAGATCGACAAGCTTACTGGACAAGCCATCCCTAGCAACAAGCCCTTGTGTGGCACAAACATGGCCAATGCCCTGGCGGTGGATATGAATCTGCGCACACATCTCCTGAGAACCTCTTTCGAAGGTTCTCTGGAGATGGAGAACCCGGATGAGCCGTGGGTCTCAGGTGAGCTACACAATCTGGATGGCCAGCATTGGAATGTCGCCCTGATGAATTTCAGGAGCTATACGTGGGAGGATTGCATTGTCGTCAGTGAATCCTGCGCCAAGCAATCTGCGGCCATTCGTTATCACACGGAGACCATTGAAACATATGGCAAGCTCGAACTGAAGGTCAAGCAGGGTAACGAGGTGGAACGAGGCGCCCTGTTGGCTATCGGCACTGATGTCGATGGCCAGCGCGTGGAGTTCTACTCCAAGCGTCTGCTTACCGAGGGTTGGGTCGACCGTATCACGGTGACTAGCTCTATGAAGCAGGACAAGCCTGTTCTCAGGTGGCGCTTCTGGTTGGCTCGCCGTGCCCCCCTGCAGACTGGGGACAAGGTGACTACTCGATTCGGAACCAAGGGAGTGGTGCGAGTGGTTCCGGATCATCAGATGCCGCACACTGTGCAGGGCAAGACCGTGGATGCCTGCATTAGCCCGGAGTCCATCATCGCCCGGAAGGCGATGGGACTTCTGTGGGAGATGATGGCAAACAAGAAGTGCTCCATGTTGGGCAGGCGTTTTATTATGCCTCATGGTCAACAGCTCTTCTTGAAGTACAACCATGATGCGCCGTCTTTCGAGACTTTGGTGCAAGAGGGTTATGGCGCCAAGGAGCAGCTCTTCTTGAAGAAGATGCCGCTGCCCGAATGCACCTTTGTCGCTCCTGTGTACATGATTCGGCTGGATAAGCTGGCTCAAGAGCAGGCAACTGTCCAGACTGGCGCTCAGGCAACCAACCACCACGGCGTACCGATCAATAGCGGGCGTCTGGGTGGGCAGAAGCGCGACCTAGCAAAGCTGATCGCCATGGAATCTCATGGGCTCGTCGATATTGTCGATGCGTCCCTGCGAGAGAACATGGCTGGTGTGAAGTACTTCAGCAGTGTCGCTAGCGTGCTGGAACCGGAGAAATTTGCTCATGAGTAGCACCTCCGATCCCACCGCAAAGTCAGATCACATCATTCGAGCTATTCGTGATCACTATTACATGAAAGAGTACCAGCAATTCAAAGACTGGACCTTTCTGGATGGTGACATTTACATCTGTCCAGAGGATTCCAATTATCGGATCCATTGGGACGACCTGCAAAATCGGCTAGTGACTATGAGTCACGGCCGCATGTGTGCAGAGGCAACCACCTTCACCTGTATTTTTGCAGGTGAAGCAGTGATGTGGATTCACATCGAGGGAATCCACATTAGTAGGCAGATGTACAACAAGCTCATGGACACGAATCCTGGCGGACTGGTTGCGTCACGTGATCAGTTCTATCAAGTCAATAGAGCAAACCCAATGATCTTCAATGACAGATGGGAGCCGCTCACATACCCGACTTGGAAATTCTTTTGGGGGAAGTTTGTTTCCCTCAATTGGTCCAATTCACAACCACATTCAAATGACAACCCCTAAAGGGGTTAGCTAAAGCTTCCCCGTCGTTGTCTATCAACGACGACATCCAAAGCCCGCAGGTTTAACGACCTGCGGGCTATTTTTTTGAAGGTCATCAAGACCATGAACCAGACGCAGAAGAATTACGCTTGTAAGCGCATTAGGGATATTGCATTTGACAAGCGCGCTAAGATCGAATCAGAAAAGTATCAAGAGATAGAGAAGATCAGCGCTGAGCATAGGGCAAATGCTCCCAGTCTCTGGAGAGATCTGACCAATGAAGAGCGTGTAAAGCTGTTCAAGAGGGCAATTCAGTCAAGGGCAATTCGGATTCGATTCGAGACGGAGATCGAGAAGCGTATCTACAAAAACATCGGCCATAATGGGCAGCCCCAGCTACAGCTCAACGATGTTTTTGATGGCTTCGATGCCTTGCTTGGAGAGCTGATAAAGCGTCATGATGAATACCAAGAGAAAGGCAGGAAGGTCGAGAGAGAGATCGTAAGTCGCTTCAGAAAGCGTCTGGCCAATCTAGAAATTCGTTGTCAGGCCACCCAGGATGAGATCATGTTGGGTGATGCCGATAAGGCGATGAAGGCGATTTCCGAATTCGGTCTCGAAGAGTTCTAGTAGAATGATGCTGTGGGCAAGTACATCAGCTACTACTGCAGTACCGGTTACGGAGATCGCAAGGTCGAATGTAGACGTACGACGCCCCACATCATCGTTCTACTGGATGGTCACCGCTACTATTACTGCATTCGCTGCGGTAAGAGACTAGAACACAATGACCAGGTATTACGAGAGCAACCGCGAATACAAGGGTGAGATACGTGCCCCTGTCATTGATCACTTCAAGAAAGAGATAGACGGATTTCCCGCCCATCTCTTAGTGCTTCCTGGGATTGGTTGGATGTGGGAGAAGGGTCTGAAGGAGCAAGACCAAGATATTGTTTGTATCCATGGCTGGGAGAAGTCTCATGATATCTTCCATGCGGTACGTGTTACTGCACCGAAAAATGTAGGCGCTTGCACCATTCGTGGAGACATTGTTGAGTTCCTTCGAATGGATCATCCCACCAAAGACGAGAACCTGTACCGTAAGAAGTACAATGGCATCTACCTCGATTTTTGTGGAGAGATTGTCCCTAGTATGGTGGAAGGTTTGGGCCGTTTGCATCATAAGCTAACTGCTGATGATGAACGAGTACCTTTCGCAATCACCTTCCAGATGTGGAATCGTTTTCCAGAGATGAACAAGCGGTTCAGTAAAAACAGGCTCATCAAGCAAGGCCCGGAGGGCAAGCCGGCGAGCGATGCAGCTCGCCGTCAGATGTGGGAGGTGCGCAAGGCACTCCACAGTCGTGCCAACCGAACGGCAGGATGGAAGTACAAGCACGTAGGCCAGTTCACATATAGTCAGCCAGCGCCTGCCATGTGCACCATGTGGGGAACTCTCGTCCATGGATAATCTACAGCTTTCCCTGAATCTGATCCAGCAAATGGGTCGTGAACGAGCCAAATGGTCCGAGGAACAATGCCAGATCCCGTGGACGATTCCCGATCTGGACGAGCTGAGTGGCGGAATCTACTCTGGGGGCATCACAATGCTCTATGGAGATTCCGCTACTGGGAAAACGCAGCTCGCCCTGATTGCGGCTTCCTCGGCTATCAGTCTTGACTATAGCGTCGCGTGGATAGACCTGGACAATGCTTTCCATGCTCAAATGGCTGCCCATCGGGATGTGGAGCTTGATAAGGTCCTCTTAGCACGGCCCTCAGGGCCCCAGGAGGGCCTTGAGCTGATTTTGGCTCTGGTGGGTGCCTCAGCCGTCAATCTCGTCGTGGTGGACTCCCTGGGCGGCCTGACGGCCGATATGGACATTGACGACTACAACGCCTTTGTGAAAGACGCTTATCAGCAGATTGCTGCTGCAGCGTCCTCTGCAAAAGACACCGCAGTACTGATCTGCAATCAGGTACGTCAGAACATTCAACCAATGCGTTTGCGGCCCTATGGTGGGCCCACGACAATCATGTATTCCGATCAAGTCTTCTATCTTCGTCGCTTGAAGACGATCTACAAAGAGGGAATTCCGATCGGAATAAAGACAGGGGTGCGCACCATGAAAATGCGACACCATAGCTCATCTGAGTTCGAAATTGAAATCGTCCTATGAAACACTCCATGCTTTCTCTGTTGGTCGCGCTAGCGACTATCGGGTGTCATCGCGGGTCAGATAACGACTCTCTTGAGGCGTATAACTGTACCCTGTTTAACACGCCGGCCATTCCGGCGGCTGAGGACTTCCCGATGTACATCTTCTGTGTCAGTGAACGCGGAAATACCATCGCGTTCTTCTGGCACGAGGTTCACGACAAGATCAATGTGATCCCGTATGACGAGCTGCAGGACTACGCCCTGCCGCTCGAGTGGTTTAAGGAGGATGGCACGTTCATCCCGAGCGCCTTTTGGGCTCCTACCCTAGGCATCCTGCACCCGATCAACGGAATTCACGATCCGTGTGAGATTCCTCAGTTGGTCGAATACTTCGACCTTCCTTGTTCGGAGGATGAGCCACCCTCGGCGCCACAGCCTCCGAGTGACGGCGAAGATGATGATGAAGATCCGGATACGGATGACATCACTGAGAAGGAAGCGTGGGACATCATCAAGAAGTATCTGCACGGCAATCGGTCGTGGAGGCGTCACTTTAAGTTGATCTGCAAGGCACTGAAGGCCTTGGATCGGCAGCACGATATCCCGATGCTGCGATTCGCATTGTGTGGGATTTGTCGATGAGTAAGCAGAGAAAACCAGCGCAAACTGCTTTATGGATCTAACTGGTCAGGACGTCATCTTTGTTCGATATGGCGAGATAGACGTAGACAAGGTTTACACTGTCATTGCGAAACATAGAGTAGAAACCCTATAGGGCTTAATTTTTCGAAAAACAACGAGAGCCGGATTTTCGAATTTCGGAAACCGAAACGAAAATCAGGTATCGGAATGTGATTCGATTATGAAGAGGGCCTCCTGATATCTTATCAAGAGGTCCTCAAACACTCCGGTAGTTGGCTCAAGCTACTTGATCTTGAGCCTGAAGCGTTTGTCGATGCGATGGATCTGGGTAATGTAGCCCAGACCGTTGTTCAGTGCACCAGGAGCTCTGAAGGGACCTGGCGCCGGCCTCGAGGGTAACATCTGCATGATGCCGATGACTTTCATCGTCCTTCGGTCCAAGATGGCTCCACCGCTCATTCCCGGCCATGCCATTCCCTGAATAGCCATGCACCCCGATGCAGACGAGGTCAGTGATGCGACAGTTCCATAGTAGATGGCAGGTCGCTCGGTGGGCAGGACACCAGTGATAAGGACAGGATCGCCGATCTGCATAGACCGGCTTTCCTCGTCCGTAGCATAGGGGATGATTGCATGTTCCTTTTCGGACACAAAGCTAAGCACTGAGTAGTCAGTCACACCTCGATGAGACTGTGCTTGTTTGAAGTTGGTCTCAGTTCTAAGCTCGAATTCTCCAGTGGGCATCAAGCGGCCAACATCATCGAAGACAGTGACCTTAAGCACGGGGTTATGCTTAGACGTCTCACGGGTATTGATATGGGTTTCAATAACGTGATAGCAGGTGTGTACGTAATAGCGCCACTTCTTGTCCTCATGGACTCGGTGGAAGATGATACCGCTACCGAATCTCCACAACCTGCGATTATCACGAACGTTGATACCGACAGTAGCCCTAGCCGCATGACGAAGCTTTTCAGGGCTTACGAGTTTCATGGTATCAACCTCAGCAGCGAGCGCTTTAGCTTTGGACTCAAGAACGCTGACGCGCTCCTTCACATGAAGTTTTACCTCATCCACCTTGTTAGTTGAGGAGGTAATACGCTGAGCAATCTGCTTTTTCGCAGCTTGAAAATCGAGCTTGACCTTTTCCAGCTCTACCTTCAATCTGCGATGCTCTGCAAGACGTATGTCCATCTGACTCTGCAGATCACCAAGGGCCTGAATGGTAGCTTTGATGGTCAGGGTCAGACGACCGTCTAGAAAGCGAAGACCGTCGTGAACATATTGCTTCACGACATTGTCTCGCTTCACAGACCCTTGGTGCACAGCTTTAGCAGCAGTGAGAGTACCAATGAACATGAGCACAACCCAGAAACGCCAGAAACGTGTAAGACGATCGGCACATCGGCCACACTTCGTCTTGCCCTTTCTTTGGCGTCGGTCCATTCCCATAGGAATGGACTCATCGCAGTGATCACAGAATTTGATGCTGTCGTGCATACTCTGTCCTTTCCTGTAAGAGCTACGACACTGCGTGTGTTGTTAATAGGAGTCTACTTCATCATGGCTGAACGCATTGACTCGCCAATCGACGAAATGCGCTGCCCCAAATGCGGATGTAGTGTGGCTTTCCGCCCTACTGATGTCATTGGCCCGTGCCATCCGCATTTGCTGTATTGTGCAGCCAGATGCGGATGGTACCTAGAATACACATCGGCACGTAATGGTGACACGTGGACTGCACCACGTTTTTCGGGAGGATCTGATCTGTAATGAAGTTCGATAGAAATAACCCGAAGATTGGGGACATTGTCTATAAGATCTACCGTGCAAATACGTTCGGCAAGATCATTAGCATCGTAGAGAAAAGAACCTTGGCTCACCTGACCAAAGTCGAGGTACGCTGGTGCCGTAAGAAGAAGCCTCAGACTGAGATTGTGACGACGTGGGATCTTATGGGACTTGAAGATCTCATTGATGACCACAAGAAAAAGCTGCACAATCTACAGAAACGTGCAGAGCGTGCTAGAAATCTGCCTGATGAGGTTTGTCCGTAGACATCAAGATGAATACGTCGAAACAGTATCCTGAGACTACCATTAACAAGACCAGTGCAATCATCTGCTGTTTGTCCACGAGTGGATATGCCAACGTTGGGCGTGAGAAGATCATGAAGAATCTTGGCCAGATTAGACACTATGTACAGTGGGAGAAGATCGTTGCCGAGATGCTGGGTGTGGAAGAATAGTTACATATGGGACTAACTCCTGCTGATTTTGTCAGCCTGCACAATCACACGACATATTCGTTGTTGGATGGGCTGAACCACATCAAAGACCTGGTCGCTCGTGCCAAAGAGCTGGGTATGCCTGCTCTTGGTATCACAGACCATGGCATGATGTGTGGTGTGCTCGAGTTTGCTCGAGAGTGCAAGAAGCAGGAGATCAAACCCATCATCGGTGTCGAGGCCTATATGGCCCACGACACCGTACAGGAGAAGATCACACCAGAGAATCCCACAGATCATCTTGTTCTCCTGGCCATGAATCAGCGTGGCTACGAGAACATCTCTCGCATGCTATCCATTGCGCAGACGCCGCCGTACTTTTATCGGAAGCCTCGTCTGGACTTGGATCTCCTCGCTCAGTATAGCGAGGGTGTAATCTGTAGCTCCGCCTGCATTAATGGACCACTTGCCCGCCATATTTGTGCCCCAGAGTTTAAGAGACGAGTGGGGCGTAACTACGAGCAGGTCAAGTGGGATGTCGATGTCCAGAAAGCCATCGAGATTGGTGGCAAACTAGCAGAGATCTTTCCGGACCGTTTCTTCGTAGAGGTCATGGATCATACCATGGAGGACACGTCACACATGTCCCCTGAGTGTGTGCACCACGGCGAAGAAGCAGTCCTAATGGAGCGGGCGTTCATTGATAATGCGACCACCATCGCTAAGGCGATTGGGGTCCCCATGATTGCTACGAACGACGCCCACTTCTTGGACGCCAGTCAGCATGCCGCCCACGATGTGCTCTTGCAAATCAACTCTTTTCGTGATGTAAAATCCGGCAAGGCACAAGGCGGCATGCGGTCTGGTCTTTCTTCCTTGTACCTTAAGGGGTTCGAGGAGATGCAGCAGCTCTGGACACCAAATGGTGAGCGAGATGACCTGCTGACGAACACGAAGTACATCGCAGACATGTGTGACTTCGAGTTCGAAACTGGTGTGTTCCGCTTTCCAGAGATCGATCTGAAACAGTATGCAGACCACGATGCTCTGCTTCGCAGGCTCGTGGCTGAGGGTTTCAAGACTAGGTACCCCGAAGCTACTGAGGAGCACAAGTCTCGAGTGCGCTATGAGTTGGAGATCATTAAGAAGATTGGGGTAGCGCAGTACTTCTTGGTTGTCGCTGACTTTTGCAGCTGGGCTCGCCAACGTGGCATTCTGGTAGGACCTGGTCGTGGTTCCGGCGGTGGATCCATTGTGGTCTACTGCCTTGGTATCACAGATCTTTGTCCCATCAGACATAACCTGCTCTTTGAGAGGTTTATGAACCCGGAGCGAGTATCGATGCCTGACTTGGACATCGACTTTGAACCTAGTCGCCGGCACGAAGTCATCGACTACGTACGCCAGAAGTATGGTCGTGACAATGTGGCGGCGATTGCTACATTCCAGAGCATTAAGACCAGGTCAGCTATCAAGAAGGCTGGTGAGGTCTTTGGCATCGAGTCTGGTGAGCTGAATGAGCTCACCAAGAAGCTCCCGCAAGATCAGGGAGACTTTCGAGTCGACCTGACTGAGTTGCGGGAGGAAAACGAAGACCTCAAGGCGTTCGTCTCGGTGAACCCGGACGAACGCAATGCACTCCTTGATATTTGTGAGGCGATTGACAAGACCAAAAGTGCTATCTCTGGTCACGCTGCTGGCATTGTGATTGCCGACAAGAACATCCAGGATTATGTGCCAACGATGGTCGGTAGTCGTGAACGCAAGGCTCAGGACTGGGATGCACCGCGATTCACGCAAGTTTCAATGGATGACCTGGAAGACATAGGACTGTTGAAGTATGACTTCCTGGTCATCGATTATCTGGATGTCATCAGACTATGTACTGAGTACATCGCGCTCAACCAGGGACATCATCATGAATTTCCCGCCGAGAAGGACGAGTCTTATGATGATCCGAAGATCTATGATCTGGTTTGTTCTGGAAGAACGCTAGGCGTCTTCCAGATCGAGTCTGATGGGATGCGCAGGATATGCCTACGACTAGCTCCTCGCAACTTCGAGGATCTCTATGCTATCCTTGCGCTCCATCGACCTGGTCCGATGGACTACGTCAGCCCAGAGACTGGGCTGACGATGGAGGCGGAGTATATCGAGCGTAAGTTTGGACGTGTTCCGATCACTTACCCGCACGAAAGCTTCGAACCCATTCTCAATTGGACCTATGGAATCATGGTGTATCAGGAGCAGCTCACATCAGTTGCTCAGACCTTCTGTGGTTACACCTATGGACAGGCTGATAAGATTCGCAAGGCTACAGCCAAGAAGAAGCCGGAGCTTGTAGCAGAGGAGAAGGAGAAGTTCATCCCCGCTGCTCTAGAACAAGGACATCCGGAAGACCTAGCCCATGCGGTGTGGAATCAGATCGAAACCTTTGGTCGCTATGGATTCAACAAGTCACATAGTGCAGGCTATGGCAAGCTGACATACCAGACTGCTTATCTGAAGGCTTACTACCCGGTGGAGTACATGGCTGCTCTACTCACGGTAGATGGCGAGGATTCCAAGCAAGTCAAGAAGTATGTACGTGACTGCATGACGCAGAGCATCCTCGTACTAGCTCCGGATATCAATAAGAGTGGTGCCGGCGCACTTCCTGAGGGTGAGAATGTACGCTTTGGCCTGCGCTCTATTGCAGGCCTTAAGTCAGCTACAGATAAGCTTGTTGAGATCCGCAATGCAGGCGGACCCTTCAAGGATCTGCCTGACCTAGTCAAGCGTGTCCACTCCACCCTACGTCAAGTAGATGTGGAGAAGCTCATCCAGTCTGGGTGTTGTGATGACTGGGGTTCTCGTCTTGGCCTACTTACTGCTCTCAAGGACCTGTACAAGGCGCATAAGCAGCAAGCAAAGAAGCAGGTGAAGACGGTACCTTTGTTCGATGTTAGTGATACTGTAGACGTTACCGATGCTGGAGAGATGCGAGCGGCAGATCGTGAGGCAATGGAGATCGAGCTTCTGGCTGGGTGTTATCGCGAAGATGTTGAACCCGGGCAGAATGTAGAGACACATCGCATACGTGTGATCGCTTGGGATTGGGACATGGCACGCCAAGTGACTGACCTATCCAAGCGATACCCTGGCCGGGTACCGCTCTTCGTAACTTTGCCCAGCAAGAATAGACACTACATCACCATGCGTATTGGCATGGTGCAGAACACCAAGAGGATACGCAACGAGCTTACCAAGATCGGATGCGAGGTAAGAGAATGACGATTAAGCTACGCCCCTATCAGACAAAGGCTATACAAGCTGTAGTGCATGGCTTCTACAAGCAGGGCCTGTCTAAGGGCGTCGTCGTTCTCCCTACTGGTGGAGGTAAGACCTTCACAGCTAGCTTCTTGTGCTCTGGAATCCAGAAGAAGATGAACGTTGGTATCCTCTGGATTGCACATCGTGAGGAGCTAATCAAGCAAGCCGCAGAAGCATTCCGCACTGTGGCTCCTGGCAAACGACTCACCACGTGGTGCGCCGACAAGATTCGTTTGGCGGATAAGTCGGAGGCTATTAGTGAAGCCAAGGATGCCACGGGCGATGTTGTGCTGGGCATGATCATGTCCTGCAAGAAACTGCCAACTCAGCTCAAGGCACTGCATAAGGCAACAGGCAGAACGTGGCTTGTAGTCATCGATGAATGCCATCATTTTGCTATGCCTCATCAGGATGAGGCCAAGTATACGAACGAATACATTCGTACGGTTGGCAAGATTGAGAAGATGGGATTGATCCATCGCAACCTTGGCCTGACAGCAACGCCAGAGCGTCTTGATGAGAGGCCTCTAGCATATGATGGCAACATCCTCTATCAGATTGGCTTCATCGATCTTGTTCGGCAGGGATATCTCGCTCGTCCCATCTACTATGAGATGAGGACGAGCGAGAACATCGGCAAGCTTGATGTTCGTGGTGGCGACTACACTGCCAAGGCACTGACTAGGTTGAATACACCGCGACGCAACCTAGCGATTGCAGACGAGTATCTCAGCAAGAAGGACCAGTATGGTAAAGCACTGGTCTTCGCCTGTGATGTGCAACACGCTCGCGACCTGGTCCAGGCATTCAAGAAGCGGGACCCTAACCTGGATGTTCGTATGATCTCCGGGTCTTCTGATAAAGCAGAGCGCAAACGCATCATCAAATGGCTGGATAGTGGTCCTCACACAGAGTCCAAGGTGTTGATCAATTGCATGATCTATACCGAAGGCTTCGACTGTAAGAGTCTGAACACTATCATGTTGGCCCGTCCCACTATCTCTCGCAGCCTGTGGATGCAGATGGTAGGACGTGGCGCTCGTGTGCTCTCGAAATTCAAGCCTGTCCCTAAGGACCTGATCAGCTCCGCTCCCGCCGTTGGCGAACGCGGAGCTCTTGTCCTCAAGGATGGTCGAGAAACCACACTACGAGTCGTCCGTGAAGAGGAAGACTCTCTCGTAGTCCAGAAGGAGATTAAAGGATCCTTCCACCTCGTCAACATTACTGACAATGTGACGAATTATGCCACGTTGGCTCATGAATGGGCTATGGACATTCGTACTGACGAGGAAGCGGAGGACTATAAGTCCGAGAAGAAAGAGAAGAAGAAACGTAAGAAACGTCGCCGCAGAGCACAGGAAACGCTGGATCAACTGGCTGAGATTCAGGCAGGAGGACTGCACGAAGCTAAGCTGGTGGATGTACAGGGTGTACTCATCTTCTCTACGCTCTGGCAGGGGAATATTGGCGTCCCCTTGGATCAGGATAGGCTTGACTGCATTCGCCGGCTGAATGAGTACTGTGCGAGTTGCTGGATAAAGCAGAATGATCCCTTCACTGGCGAGGAGGAGACACGGTTCGACCAGCACACCTTCTCCCAGAGCTACAGCTTCTGTGTGCCTGCCAATGAGTTCCCGCTTGTTCTATGGAACAAGCTGGCTTGGGCCTTCTATTGGCACAAGATCGCTGGCAAGAGAGAGCTGAGACTCAAGAAGAAAAACCCGAACAACCCCCATGAGAGAGTAAAGACAGCTCGTACCTGGCGATGGATTCCCTTTATGGATCTGCGTGATCCTCAGATCATTCAGGAAGCACGGGAACGTATCGCCAAGGACATGGAGGTTGCTCGGGCTATCAATGCTGAGTTCAACACTCGGTATGCCAACAAGCAGATGGTACACAAGCTCTTTACTGATTGCTACAACAGAGCGATCACGAACAAGAACATCAGGCCGGCTACCAAAGCAGCAATGCAGAAGATGCTGAAGCGTGTGACTGTGATCGCAGCACGTGATCGCAGACTGACAATTCAGACTGACATTAACCTGAGTGGTCAGGACGACCCGAGGATGGGTCAGATGTATAAGTTCCGCGTTGCTCTTAGTGAGGCCATGCAGGCTGAGCTGAATGACTCAGCCTGCTCTGCTATCTGTCTCACTGAGCAATCCTCCTTGAAGCCTAAGGATGGACATGACTTTGCCCTGCATGGTATCAGGGACAAGTTCCATGGCGATTCCAAGGTAGGGAGACAGCATCGGGCTACGTATAAGCGTAAATCTCATAGGACGAAACGCTAATAGGCCTAAAATTCCTGAAAAAAATAGGCAGTCGATTTTTGGTTTTGGAGAATAGCAAACCCTCAATGTACATCCGAGTGTATCGAGATCCGGTGATCCGTTTCCCGCTACCGCAGACCTTTCTACAGGATGCGGAGAACATTGGTGCTCACTATGCTGCGAAAACCAAGAAGCCTGAGCTGGTAAAGTGGTTTCAAACCTGGTACTTGTGTGCACGTGCTTTCACCTACTACTATCATGCGACAGACCTGGCAGGATACGAAGCATGGTGCCCGATTGAACAGAAGGCTCGGGCTAGTGGGTGGCCTGATTACGAGCTTATGAAGATCAATGACAACGTGTTCCACGTTGTCACGTGTGCAGCTCGAGAAGATTACTCCTATGGTCACACGCTTAGCGGTAGAGTTTCCTCTGGCATCTTCAATCGTAGCAAGGGAAAGATCTTTGTGCTTGCAGCCCTTGATATCCCCGATGTGGACATCGTGGGCTGGTGCACTCGTGAAGAGATTGTGAAGACACTACAGCGCGGTGCATTCTACTTGAAGGAAGTGAACTGTAAACCCATGAGCGAGTGCCCTGGACTAGCTCGTCGAGACAATAAGAACTGGTATATGTGATGAGTAACTACGCCGAGATTAGATGCGGTAATGGAGAAATTTTCCGCGTCGAGCGTTGGGTCTATGAGATGTGGGTAGCAGGTACTCTGAAGGATCCTTTTCTTCTAGTACATATGAACCGAGCTGTTTCCATCACCATTTTGTGGTAACTACATGGCGGAATACAAACTAGACATTCTCGTCCTTGATGATGATCATCGTCGTCTCTCTATGTTTAGAGAGTGGTGTGCAGGTCATCGTGGGGTATTTGTGGAGACTGCTCAGCAAGCTATTGCTGAGCTGCAGGAGAAAAAATTCAACGTTGTTTTCCTGGACCACGATCTAGGTGGCGAGGTTTATGTAACGTCGAAACGCGAAGACTGTGGGATGGAGGTAGTGCGACAGATAGTCGATGGCCACACTAAAGTGAGTGAGCATACTTTTGTGATAGTTCATACACTTAACCACGTAGCCGGCCAAGAGATGGTCGACAAGCTCAAAGACAAGGGCATAGGACGCCCCATGAAGATTAGTTACCTGGAAATCCTGTGTGCAGGAGGACCTACTTTCGAATTTGGTTACGGAACGCAATGAGTCAAAAGCACGTCAATCTTTTCGGTCCGGTCAATAGCACTGGCTATGGTACCCACTTCTTCCATTGGGCTCGTGCCCTTGTCCCGCAGCTTGTGCAGCGGGGCGTCGAAAGTGTAGTTGTCCCTCGGGGCGGCTCTATTTCACGGGAGGAGTTCGCGCAGAACTATCAGCCCACTGGAGCAGACAACCTGTTTGGTCAGGCTTGTGAAGCTCAGGCTACCATGCGTCATGATGCTGATGTCAGCATCATGCTTTGGCATCCTCATCAGCTTGCTGAATTTGCTGGCAAGTTTCGCATTGGTTACACCACGTGGGAGGGTACCGAGCTTCGTACTGAGGAGCTGAACCAGCTCATGCAGCTTGATGCTGTGGCTGTTGTCTCCATGTGGCACAAGGCAGCACTGGAACGCATGTTTGATGCCTATGAGGGTCCTTTCAAAGACCTGAATCGTCCGCCCATTCTGCTTTGGCCTGAGGGAGTGGACGCTAGTGTTTACTCTCCGATCCCGATGGAGTCACGACTGGATGCTACGGCCTTCGGTCCGCTGAAGGACAGCAGTTTTGACTTCACGTGGGTGAATGTTGGCAAGTACGAGAAGCGTAAGGGTACCGACCTGCTTCTGTCTGCTTTCAGCGAGCTGGCGCAGAAGAACAAGGACAACACGAATCGTGTTCGTCTCCTGCTCTCCTGTTACAACCCGTTTATCGATCGTCCCCAGGGTAACTGGCAGAAGGCTATCTCGATGGCCCTGCAGAACGCTGGCTTCGATACGAAGAGTGCAACGGTCGACAAGGAAAAGGGCATGGTGCGTTTCTCGCACGGTGCCAACGACAATTATGTTGTCGATCTGATTGCAACCTGGTTGCAGTCCAAGCGTGACATCGCCTGCGTCTATCGCGCCGGCGATGCTGCTTGTTTCCCGTTCTATGCCGAGGGTTGGGGTCTGCCCACCATCGAGGCCATGGCGAGTGGTCTGCCGACCATCGCCACGTTCTACTCTGGAGCCACGGAGTTCCTTTGTAAGCGTGGTCCCAATGGAGAGCTGCCGCTTGAGGAAGGGACCTCCAATCCCATCATCGAGCCGAACGAGGAAATCTTTGTGCCCCTGACCGAAGGCGTGGATCAGATTGCGCATGATCGCATCTTCTTCCACGGTGACCAGGGTAACTGGTTCCAGCCTTCGGTGTCTCACCTGATCGATAAGATGGAGACGCTTCAGGACATGGCACCTGGTGAGTTCCGTAGTATCGGTGAGCGTGGCGCATCGTGGGTGCGCAGTAAGTACAGCTGGGAAGCTAGCGCACGTGTTGCTCTAGGTTCCCTGAAGGAGTTGGAACTGATCGACTGATGGCTCTACGTTGTAGCGAACATCCTCAGGTTCTCTGTTACGAGATGGGTATGCGTTTACCTAATTGGACTCCCAATAAGGGTGTGCGTATAGTCATACGACAATTTGGTGTTCTGTTTTTGAGTACAAACAGCATGGCATTTCGTCAGATTAGAATCTACGGATCGTACCCTCCTTGTAGCCTCCCAACAACGCATAAGTCTGGAAATTTTGTTCATCGTAAGGACATTAGGAAACCTGATTGGGACAACTATATGCCTTACTTGTACAAAGATCTATCCCTCCTTGAATCATGAGCAACAATAAGTACGAGCGTATCCTGGAAGACCAATCTGCTCGCTATCTTCGAGATGGTGCGGCGGATGAGTCTATTCAAAAGGAAACTGGAGAGGTGCGCAGAGAGATGATTCCTCTGAATGAAGTTGAAATCTCGCCCGAGCCGACTGATGTGCTTCATCCTTATCAGGGCACTGAGATGCTTGGGCCTGATGACATTCGAGTTCCCGGTACTTTTGTGACGAGTTCTTTTGAAGTCACTAGTGTGCCTTCAGATAGTAATGAATCCGGTCCTGGTACTGATATGAATGCTGGTCCTTCTGAAGAGAGCATTTATGGTGCAGCACAAACTGGCATCATTGGACCTATGGCTGACCTTTGGGAAAGGTATCGTGGATGCCAACTGTGTCCACTCTCCCAGAATAGAACCCAGGTCGTTCTTGGATCGGGTAATCCCATTGATCCAACGTATGTCTTCGTAGGACAAGCTCCTGCTTTTCATGAGGACCAGAATGGCAGGCCCTTTGTAGGCCCTGCTGGTGAGGAGCTGACCAAGATCTTGAATGAGGTTGGGATCAATAGAGTGACAGATAGCTACTTGATGAACGCTGTCTGTTGTCGTCCTATAGATCCCATGACTGGCCGTGTGTGCCCGCCGCAGCTCTCGGAGCTGGCGGCGTGTCGTGATAGGTTTGGTGAGCAGCTCAAGATCCTCGTAGGCCAGAAGACACTCAAGGTGATTGTTCTTCTGGGCAAGGAGGCGTGGGTACAGTTCTTTGAGAAGAGCGCCATCGAGGATGGCACCCTGGATCTTGATCGTGTTCGAGTAGGTGCAAAGCTTGGTTGGCAGGACATGAGCCGGCGTCGAGTACCCAAGGGATTCCCGAAGGTGTACTTCACCTATCACCCGAGTTACATTCTGCGTCGTGGCGGCCAAAGCTGCTCAGAATATACGGCGTGGGAGAGTGACTTCGAGGCAATTGTTAGGTACGCGGAGGATGGTCTCTTTACCACTCCCCGTGGTACACCCAATTTGGTGTAAGTTTTCTGCACATGTGTGCATTTCCCATACATAGAGGATCATGAGTAACAAGAGTTCTAAGCCCTTTCACGTGCTGTATGGCGCGACGCCTGCCGAGGGCCAGGCGCGCACCTTTGAGATTGCTTCGAAGAATGAAGAAGCCTGTGGCACCACCCAGGAAGCCGAGCGTCTGATGCGTAAGCTGATCGCCGATAAGCGCATTCAGCCTGCCGAGGGAGACATTCTCGCTGTCGTTCAGATCACACGCGTCAAGCGTCTGAAGGTCGTCGAGAAGATGAAGCCAGTCGACGAGGATCCCAACGACATCTTCGCTGCCTCTCCGCCAGCTAACCCGGCTGCGGCTACGTCCAATATCGAACTGGACGACGAAGATCCGCAGGAGACTGCCGAAGACGAGGAGTCCCCGGAAGAGGACACTGAGGAGACTCCCGAGAAGGCCTCTGAGAGCCCTCAGGAGGAGACTTTGGACGAGACGTCCGAAGATGCCTCCGAAGACAACGAGGGCGAAGAGGGGGGCAGTGACGAGCTCGAGGATGCCTTCGGGGATGTTCCCGAGCCGGAGGACGACATTGTGGAGTCCACCGGGGGGTCCGGCAAGGAAGAGCCGAAGGCTCAGCCGGCCGAGAAACCCCCCTTCAACGAGGAGTCGGAGACCACCGAGGAGACCAAGTCTGAGGACGAGGGATCTGGTGGTGGCGACGATCTCGACGAACTCTTCTAAGCCATGGGACTGGACTTCGATGCCATCCGGCGCCGCAAGAGAGGTCAGCCTACCGGCAAAGAGGTCTTCGATCGAGAGTTGGTAGTTTGCCCCTCATGGAGCGAGGTAGAGAAGCTTGAAAGCAATACCATTCTGCCTGTCCATGTAGACGAGGCACAGATGATGGCCGAGACTCCTCTTCTGGTTGAGGAGGACAAGAAATTCATTCTTGAGCTAAAGACGCTTGCCCAAGGCGTGCGTCTCATCAAGATTCAAGAGAACAAACGAGGAAACAATGAGTGAAGAGGATGTGCAGGTCACCAAGACCAAGGATGCGGCGAAGACCCCTCAGGGAGAGACTGAGGAGGCGCTTACCCTTTTGAATGGTGAAGCGGTAACTCCCAGTCAGATCGCCACCCGGATCAATGATGGCATTAAGCTGACGCAGTTTACTGTTAGTCGATCCGAGAAGAAGAAGGGGAAGGCTCAGTATGAGATGTTCGACTACTTCATCTCGTACACCTACGATGTGCGTGCGCTGCAGGATTTGATCTGCAACATGCCCGAGGATGAGCGTACCAATGCCCGTCGCAATGTTGCTAATGCGATCGTGAAGAAGATCGCTAGCACTGAAGCCTATCAGGCTGCGCTGCTGCACTCGATGCAGCATCGCGACAACCCCAACAGTGTCTTTTGGCGCGAGGGGGAGAAGAGATTGTTCGAGTAATGGCTGATGTCAACAGTGCTTATCTAGCAACTCAGGTTGAGCAATACAAGTACAACCCGCCCGGCAATGGGCGACAGTACCCCCAGTTCTGGGTACGCACCAAGCTCCCCGGGTTCAATGTGCAATGGGATGATCAGCAAGTAGCTGTTCCTGCTACTACTCTCTTCTGCAACATTCGTGTGTCACAGAAGCAGATGGAGAACCAGAAAATCTTGAACGCGGTTCTCAATGGACTAGGACACCAGAACGGAGCCTACTTCATTGCGACCGACGGTACGCTGAAGAGTTACTTCAGCAAGAAGCACCAGACAGAGGTCTGGAGCCTTGAGTTCTCGATCTCTAACTTCCGTGTGCGCAACACACCTCTGCACCCTGAGAATCTGGTGATTCTTTGTGGTAAGGTTCTCTCCGCACAAGGAGGGTGGCTTCTCGTTGAGGAGTCGTATCGTAATCCGTTCAAGAACGAGTGGAATACCCGGAAAATCTGGGTGTATACCGGTCAAGAGCTTGGATTGCAGGAGCGTCAGCCTGTCTACGTGCGTGGCCGTCTAGCCTCGAAGAGGCCGGACGGCGTAGAAATGCTCTACGTTGTTGCCGACTTTGTCACCTAGCTCTTGAAGGAGAGAACTTTGCGCCGCATTCAGAAGCGGGATGGAAACCTACAGGAATTCCAGCCCCGCAAGATCGCCCGTGCCATGCTCATGGCATTTCAGGAGGTTGGTCCAGAGAAACTCCCGGACATTCGCCCGCTGCTTGACGAGGTCGTTCAGGAATTGCCTGAAGACCTCATTCCCATTGAGGATATTCAGGACCAAATTGAAGAGGTCCTGATGAAGAACTACCCGGAGGTTGCTAGAGCCTTTGTAATCTACCGAGAGAAGAGAGCAGAAGCTCGTGCCGCAAGACAGCGACCTAAGCCTGAGTGGATTGCTGACTACATTCACGCTGGCAAGTACGCCAAGTACCGAGAAGATCTTGGCCGGCGTGAGGTGTATGAAGAAACCGTAGAGCGTGATCGTCAGATGCATCTGACGAAATACAAGGACTGCGGTGAGGACCTGATCAAGGAGATCAACTGGGCTTTCGATCTCGTTGCCCAGAAGAAGGTGTTCCCCTCGATGCGTTCAATGCAGTTCGGGGGACCTGCTATCCTTAAGAAGAACGCACGGATCTACAACTGTTCTTTCACGTTGGTTGATCGGATCCGTGTATTCCAGGAGATCTTTTGGTTGCTGCTCTGTGGTTGTGGCGTTGGATATTCAGTGCAGCTTGCTCATGTTGATAAGCTGCCCCGTCTGAATCGTGTGAACGAAGAAGATGTGCGTCACTTTGTCATCCCCGATACAATCGAGGGATGGGCTGACTCTCTTGGTGAGCTATTTAAGAGTTACATGGAGGGTTACTACGTAGAGTTTGCGTACCACGAGATTCGTTCAGAGGGTGAGGCACTACAAACCTCTGGTGGCAAGGCGCCGGGACATATCCCGCTGAAGCGTTGCCTAGAGCGGGTAAGAAAGATCCTGCGTACAGCTGAGGGTAGAAAGCTTCGCTCCATTGAATGTCACGACATCATTTGCCATGTGGCTGAGGCTGTCCTCGCCGGTGGTATCCGACGGTCCAGCCTCATCTGTTTGTTCTCCCCGGAGGACACGGAGATGTTGTATGCCAAGTCAGCGCCTGGTTTCAACCCGAAGCAGGGTGTGAACCTGCAGCGCATGATGGCCAACAACTCTGCCATCTTCTTGCGCGACAGGGTGACACGTGATGAGTTCAATCGTGTTCTGAGGATTGCTAATGAGGGATTCGGTGAACCCGGGTTCTTTTTCACCTGCAACCTCGACTTTGGTACCAACCCGTGTAGTGAGATCGGATTGAACCCAACCTATCTCACACTGAGCCCGAAGCATCACGCTCCTGTGAGGCTGACGGGCTTTGCGTTCTGTAACCTTACTGAGGTTGTTGCAGCTAACTGCAATACCAAGAAGGAATTCCTGGAGGCGTGTCGTGCGGCTTCCATTATTGGGACGCTGCAGGCAGGGTTTACGGACTTTGATTACCTTACCGATGTGACCAAGCTGATTGCAGAGCGTGAAGCTCTGATCGGTGTGGGTATTACAGGTATGGTTGATAAGCCTGACATTGCATTGGATCCGCAGACTCAGCGAGAGGGTGCACAGCTGGTAGTTAAGACCAACCAGCAGATTGCACGAGCTATTGGAATTTCTCCGGCAGCTCGTTGTACCACTATTAAGCCGAGTGGGACGTCGTCCCTCGAGGCTGGCTGCGTGGGTTCGGGTATTCACCCGCACCACGCTCGCCGATACTTCCGACGTATCACTGCTAACCCGCTTGAGGCGCCGGCACAGTTCTTTAGGGAACACAATCCGCATGCTGTCGAGTACAAGGAGAACGGGGATTGGTCTCTGATCTTCCCGGTTGAGGTACCGGACAATGCAATTACCGTTAAGGAGGAACCCGCGGAGGACTTCATGGAGCGTGTGTTCTCTACCTATGAGAACTGGGTCGTGCCGGGAACGGCTCGACCTGATAGCTCCGAGGGGCTCACACATAATGTGAGCTGTACGGTGACTGTACGTCCCGAGGAACAGAAGTACGTTGAGGATACGGTGTGGCAGAATCGTCATCGCATTGCTGCGATGTCATTCGCACCATACACCCTCGATACGATTTACCCCTATGCTCCGCGCGAGGAGATCACAGACGATGCTCGGTGGAATGAGCTGATTAAGCTCTGGAAGCCGATCGATTGGTCAGAATTCAAGGAAGAAAGCGACGAGACCGACCTAGCATTAGTACCTGCCTGTGAAGGCGATAAGTGTACGATCTAGGTGGTAGGGCGTAGTTGCTGTTGAGAGGCTCCCTTTGGGGAGCCTCTTGTTTTTTATCATGACACCTAGATGGTTCATCAAACTGGTATGGCTGGAAGATTTCCGGCTTGTGACGATGCGAGAGTGTCTACACGAAGTCAGTATCGACCAGGTATTCCAGCACATCGACAAGATCTACTACGACAAGCTGCAGACTGTGATCTTCCCCCTATTTGGGGACAACACAGCGCCGCAAGTTAAGTACATCATCGAACGCTTTATTAAGCGTTGCTTCAAGCTGAAGCCTGAAGATGATCTCTTGGTATTGTGGTCTCGTAACCCAGGTTTCTGGGACGATACATGCCAGTTGACTACGCTGGATCCAAAGGAGGAGCATGAACTCCTCCGCCAATGGTCTCACTTTGTTAACAAGAACCGCTCTCGACTACGTACACGAGCAGATGTCGAACGTATTTACCCAGAGTGGTACAACTCACAGGAGAGATGGTCAGAACTGCCTGACCCTGCAGGACTAGCATGATTGCCACATCCCTCGACCTTAGCACTGTTACGATGGTGCTTCAACGTCGCTTCGGTATGAATGCCTTCATCTCCACTGGATTTATCCAGAGGGTGGAGGAAGCACCGCAGAAGAGCCAGATTCAAACGCTGGCGGTTGATGGTAATGGCACCTTGTGGTGGAACCGAGAGTTCTTCGTCAAGAATGTGAATACCGAGAACAAGCTTGAGGAGGTTCTGTTTCATGAGCTGCTTCATCACGTTTTTGGTGACTTCACCAGGTCACTAGATGCACTGAACAATATAGCTGCTGACATGGTCATCAATGCTACGATTGGACGTACGTTGGGACATTGTGACCTGATGAAGTCCTTTTACCCAGATGCATTGCCCGACAAGGAGGGTGGCATCTCTGGGCTTTTGCGCCCCGAGACAAAGGTGAAAGCACAGATGCAGAAGCTGCGTCCCTGTTATCAACAGATATGGGGCTTCTGGAACCGTACTGCAGGTCACATCGGACATGTGGGACAGAATACCGAGATGCAGGAGGGTCAGTTCAGCTCTATTGCTGAACTGATTGAGATTCTTCGATTGTTCCTGCCCCAGTCAGGATTTGCTACGGTAAAGCTCATTGGTAGCCACGGTTCTGGTAATGGTAGCTGTACATGCCAGAAGCCTGGTGATAAGGAAGATGGTGAGGGCGAAGGGCAGGATGAACAGGACAAACAGGATCAAGGTCGTGATCCTAATTGTCCTGTCCATGGAGATGGTTGCGAAGAAATCTCAGCCGAAGTGAAATCTCGCATCGGTAAGGAGATTGCTGATCATCTTGAGGACGCGTGCAAGCAAGGAGGTTATTCGGATAGGCTCACCGAGATGGTGATTAAAACCATCCGTTGTAATAGCACTCTGGTATCCAAGCTGCTTGAAGAGTTCTCCGAAGATACAGAACTCGCTAAGATTAAGACGTACTACAACGTCCGTAAACCTAAGCGTTCGGTCGTGCCTCGTGGAGGCATCGGTCGGCGGGATGCCACACTACTTGGTGCTGGGTTTATCCCTGTTTTCTGGAGAATGGACCGCATCATCCAGGGCATTAAGCATCGTGGTCTTGCCATGTACATTGATGTGTCAGGGTCTGTGTGTAGTGAACTGCCTCGTATCTGTGGCTTGTGCCATGCTATGCGTAGGGAGATTGAGGATATCTACCAGTTCTCGAACAAGGTCGTCAAGACTTCCATACACGACATGGCGATGGGTAAGTTGAATACCACGGGTGGTACAGATTACAACTGTATCATTGATCATGCTGTGCAAAACCAGCATCGTAGGGTTCTTATCATCACAGACGGATACGCCGGCTGTGATGATAAGAGGAAGGCCATGGCTCTCGCTAACATTGAAAAGGCTATGGTGATTCAGACCAAGGGTGGTACAACTGAGGAGTTTTGGAATCAGCACTATAAGAGGTCGGTAGCACTGGACGATCTATTCAAATGAGCATTCCCACAACTAGACACTGGGTCGTCGTACGTTTCGACAACCCAAAGATCCCTGCATTGATGTTCGGTCCCTTCGAAAATCATGAGAAGGCAAAGAAGTGGGGTAACAAGAACATCAAGAGTGGGGATGCCATTCCCCAGAAGTTCAAGGGCAAGCTCTATGAGTGGGGTCCCGCTAGCATAGGCTTGATTCGGGTGGATAAGTGATCCGTAGGATTCTGATTTTCCTGATCAGGTGGACAAAGGAACGCAGAGAGAAGACCGTACGTGATGGAGTCTTCTGTGCTCAGGGCAGTGTAGTATACTGCGCCAAATGCAAGGAGATCATTCGGTACATTCCGGTCATGCTCCCTATAGAGGTACCTGAAGCCAAGGATCAATTTGGTATCTCCTATGAGACTAAGTACCAGTACTTTCACAATACATGTGCGATGTTGGAGCTGAGTTATCGAGCTCCCTTCGAATGTGTTAATAGACAACAGCAACAGTAGGAACAATGAGTCTCATTTTTAACAAACTCGGTATCTATGGTTGGACACAGTCCAGCGAGAACAAGGTACTTGGATCGCTATTGACTGGCGATCCCATCTTGATGGTCCAGACCCTTGGCAGCGCGAAGAGCGCGCTGGCCAAGGCTATCGGTCGTGCCCTCGACGTGGAGGTAGGCGTCTATGATGCTGCCAAGTCCATGTTCGAAGACATCATCGGCTTCCCTAACCCAGAGCAGCTGAAGCATGGCAAGATCGAGTTCGTCAAGTCGAAGGTCACTTGTTGGAACAAGGAACTTGTGCTCATCGATGAGGTGAATCGTGCAGACCCGGAGATGCAGTCCAAGTGGTTGGAGTTCATCCGGGGCCGTACCATAATGGGCTATGAGACTGACTGCAAGTGGATCATTGGCGCTATGAACCCGGTGGACTATGAGGGCACGAATGTGATGGATCCTGCCTATATCGGCAGGTTCGCCATGTTCTTGTACCCTACGCATGTCTTGGATATGAGCGAGGCCGCTCGCGAAGCTGTCATCGCCAAGGTTTCCGAAGATGATGCGCCGGCTCTGTTGCACTGGACGGATGCGACATCCCTGCATAAGGGAAATGGATCCGTATGGGACACTACGAATTACGAGAATGTGGGTGAGGAGATTAAGCAGATCCTGATGGGTGCTGCTCCTCTGTATGTGCAGATGTGCCATGACATGGAGTACATTAGGCACTTCCTCTCTCGTTTCGCTGTGTCTCTACGAGAGATGACCTCCAAGGCAACGACCAAGGACGAGAAGAGTGAGCCGATCATCCTTGATGGTCGCCGGCTAGGTCTGATCTATCGTGCCATTCTATCTACCAGAGCGGTGGAGTTGGCAGTGGCAAATCTGCGTGGCGCCAAGATGCAGAAGCTTCAGGAGACTGCGCTGAGTGTCATCCTCTCGTCTATTCCGACGGGATTGAATGATACGGGGGCCAAGAACTCCGAGCAGGAGGCACAGATCGAGAAGGTATTCCGCAACCTCCAGCCATATCTGGAGGAGGAGCGTGATCCCTACAAGCTAGACATCCTGTTCGAGCTTCTTGCTACTCGGGACATCACCCGAAAGGTGGAGATCCTCCTGAACGAGGAGTGTCTCGGGACACAGAATAAGAACTCGGGCTGGACCCGAGTTCTTAATCAGGAGGGCTTGGATATCTCTGTGCTTGCTCTGGTTGCTCTGCAGATCGAAGCCCATAGGGAGGGCACTTTGCCCCCGAATGTGGTCGACCAGCTTACGAAGAAACTGGACGAAAGTCTGGTGACTCCGGAGATTCATCCGATCCAGGATAATCAGATGAAGTATGCCGACCGTCTTGCGGCACTGGTTGGTAAGTACTCCAAGAACAATGATGAGATGCCGCAGCGTTTGATGGCCATTGCTATTGTGAATGAGTGGCTTGAGAAGACCGCTGATGCTGGAATGAATGCTATCAATGAGTCTCAGGTGCAGGCCCTTGAAGAAGATGTGGCCATGAAATGCAACAGGCTGGGCCGAATGATTACCGAAACTGGGGAGGAAGATGATGCTGGCGCTGAGCATGCGCTTCAAGCCGCTAGCAATTAGCGAAGAAATTGGCACCATCGAGTGCCAGCTTGTTGACGTCTCCATGAAGGAGTCGGTGCTAAACGGTTACTATCTGCTAACTCCTGTGAATCAGTGTGTGAAGGAGTTCAGTGCAGAGTATCCCAATCGCGAGTTTGAGACTTTGACCCGTCAAGTATCAGAGACAACGCTGGCACAGGCTGCACGTGGTGAGAGTCTGAAGAATGTCTCTATTCTTATGGACTGGATGAGTGTCCGTGTGCAGGAGGCAGGTGTTACTGGTGAATATCTTCGCTATGCGAATGAGATTAGAACCTCACTGCAGAGGTACAACACGGTAAAGTTTAAGCAATCGCTTTCTTTGATGCCCAGCGAGTTTGTTCTCAAGATGCGTGACCCAAAGACGCTGGTAGTGAGGAAGGGTGCAAAGTATAAGCACATCCTGCAGCTAGCTGTAGAGCGCATGCAGAATCCTGATATCTGGACTGATGATTTTGTACGCAAACTCATCTACAGAATCGGTACTGGAGATGACTCCGATCAGATCATGCCTACGTTGCAGGAGATCAGAGCTGTCCTCAAGGAGCTGAATCCAGAAATCAAACTGGCTAGCTGGGATGTGTTTCGTGCCATGAAGCTGTCTAAGGTCTTTGCACCTGCAGACTTTGAGGACATGGAGGACATCCTCATCAGCATGATGATGAGTGATAGCTTGTACGATTGGGATGCCATTAGCAAAGTTGTGCTAACCCCGAATGGTTTTTTGCGCAACGACTATCAGAACCCGATTCAGGGAAAGACTATGCTGTCCGACTGGGTGGTGTATACCACAAAGGACAGCACAATTCCCTGGCAAGCTAACGTGTCTTCAGCCGGCGTGGAACTACAGCCTCAGGCTGGGCGTACCATGCCGGCTATTCGTAAACAGATGGATAGTGAGCACATTGATCAAGCTCATACCATCCCCATTAAGATGTCATGGGACGAGTTTGAGAAGCACGTTTTCTCAGCATACCCTGGCACAATCAGGACCGGTGTACAGATCCTGTCTAATGAAGATCTACCGAAGCTGATTAAGCACAGTGGGTGTGATTCCCTTAGTAAGATCACTCTTGATAGCATCAGAAACATCTGTTTCAATCATGGGATTGACCACAAGGGAACCAAAGAAGAGGTGTGGCCTCGCTTGGTACAGTGGATTGTTGATCAGTATCCTGAGTTTGACCGTCGTATGTGCGAGGCTCTCGAGGGTATCACGCTAATCAGAGTGCCTAAGCTGGAGCACAAGCACTTCCTCAATAATGAGGAGTCTGTGAAATGGGAAGAAGCCCGTGAGGTCTTCATGCCCCATAACACTGAGCCCATCTTGATGGACTTCATGTTCTCCATGTTCTTCCTCTACCACACGTATGCGGACTCGATTGTGCGTCCGAATTACGTGTCTAAGATGTTCACGCTGGAAGGGTTGGTGGAATCCATTCAGGAGAATGGTCATAAGACCACTTCACATGGTCCTTTCTATTACCTGACAAGCAATACGAAGCTGCCGGTGTCTCTTCCGAATGATACACTGGCCCCTCATGAATCGGTTAAGTTCGGCGGCAACGACGAGATCAATGTCGAAGGCGGCGATGATTTGATCGATGAACTTCTAGGGGACATGGTATGACGAAGGAAATCGAAGACACTTTGGCCGAAGCCGAGATCGCAGAGGATCTCGTCGTCGGCGAACCTGAGGACTGCGAGGATGAGATTCCGGGTCTGGATGAGGATGTCGCTACCAAGGATGCAGCTGGTAAAGCTGCTAAGCAGGTGCGACAAGCCAAGAAGAATATCCAGGACGTGCAGGACTATGTGCGTAAGAACTCGGATGACTTCACCGACCTAAGGATCCCGGAACCGTATCGAGAGATCCTCGTTCGCGATGAGTACTTTGAGGATCTCAATCGTTGCTTTGACATTATTAAGAAGTATGAGCAACAGGGATTCAGGGCCCACTTGGCCACCGTTAACGATGACTTGATCACTTTGCAGGGCGCCCTTGTGCGCCTGAGTATGATCGTTGGCTTCTTTAGCGGTGTCTCAGTACAGTCTGAGAATCAGGTCAAGATCTCACGTGCTGGCGCTTACATTGTGGCTAAGCGAGCACGAGATGCATTGAAAACAGTGGTGACAGATTCAGATGCAGATAACATCTCGAAGGCTGTGACCAAACAGATGGATGAAGACAGTCGCCAGACAGCGACTGTCGCGAGTGTCATTCGCAATGGGTACTTTGCAATCACCCGGTTTGCGGATCAGCTAGAAAAGATTGCACAACGTCAGCACAAGCAGGAGTATAGCAATGCCCGAACAGGTGGATAGCAAGAAGCTGGCCAAGCAGCTGCTTGCCAAGATTCCGGAAGGGGAACGACGCGAAGCCGCGGAGATCATGGCAGAGATGGAGCTGGTGAAGGGTACCAAGACTCTCGATGTGAACGAGGTCGAGCATGGTACCTTCAAGATCCCGCGTCTTGAGGCCCTCATGGCTTTCGGTATCGACCCGAAGTTTGTTCCCTACACTGCCTGGGTGCAGCCCGCCACTGGTGACCTTTATGTCACCTGTCGCCGTGACCCGCATGTCGAGGATCCGATGCCTATTCAGGTCGGTTCTGGTCGCATCGTGATCGCTGCCGATGTCCCTGAGGAGAATCTTCAGGAGCTGGCCGAGAACGTGGTGCAGCATCTGCACACTCGTGACGTTCAGGCTGTCATTGGTGTCTATGGTGAGGCCAACAAAGCGATGACTATTCTGAAGCCTCGTTAGTTATGGCGTCTACTGGCATCAAGATCTCTCTGGATACGGTCGAACTCAAACGCATTGTCGTCGAAATCGAGCGTCTTGCTCGTACTGAGAAAGACACTGCAACGGGTGGTATGGTCGCCGTCGTCTACAAGGACGGCAGACTCTTCTTCCGTAGCCAGTCTAATCTGGCTATCCTCCAGCTTTCAATGGAAGTGGAGAAGGGTCCGGAGGAGTCTATTCGAGTGGCAGTAGAGGGTCCTAAGTTGCTGGCTGCAACTAGACAACTGGCAAAGGCCAAGGGTGTCCAAGAAATCCGGTTTCTCAAGACCGGTATCAAGTTCGGCAAGATCAAGGTAGCTACCTTCGAACCTACCATGTTTGGTAGGTTCCCCGAGGGTGTTACCAAGGCAGAGAAGGTGCTTGACGGGATCTCTAATCCCATTCCGAACATCGAGCGTGCAGAGCATTGCTTTGCGTCCTCTTCTGCTGGACCTCTGACTGCGCGTTGTGTAACGGTTCTCCCCAGGCAGCTTTTGGCTGCCTGGGTAGACCAGATCATTATGGTCGACTGCGACCTCCTACCTCAGGACAAACGTGCATTCGTAGCCGGAAAGGAACTTGTACGATTGGGTACCCTCGGTGAATTCATCACCGTAAGGCTCTCCGACAAGTGGCTTGTCATGTCATCTCCGGGCAATACGCTTGCCCTGAAACAGCAGAAGGAACCTAAGTTCGTTTCTCAAGTGCTCGAGATGTTCCAGAATATCACCTTCGTAGATTCGGTGGAGCTGGACAAAAAGGAGCTACATAGCGAACTGAGTACTGCAGTACAGGTGCTAGGCAAGGAAGCCTTGATCACCTGTCGTCTTGAGGACGGCAAAGCCTATTGGTTTGGTGAAGAAGAGGGTAATGAGGTTGCGTTCGATCTGGAAGCAACTTCAACCCTCCAGAAGAACTATTCCTTTGGTGTTACTGGCAGTCGGCTTCTGAATGCTGTGAGCAATAGCTCATTCAAGAAGATCATTATCAAGATCCAGGAGAACCTGGGTATTGAGGGTTCGCCTATGCTACACTTGGTGGATCAGGAAAGTCACGAGGTCATTTCACTTGATCCCGTGAATGCACTGCGAGAGTTGGACTCATGAATTTTGAAGGCGCAAATCAGATCGCCACTCACTACTTCGATGAGAGCACAGATACTTTGTGGGATCTCTATCGAGGCAAGAAGACAGAGCTGATCATTGTCTCAGTAATCCCTGGTGGGGAAGGTGAGACACGACGTTGGCTTAGCAAAGAGATCTGTCTTGCGGTGAAGAGAATCATTGAGAAACGCAACGAGGATACTAGGCCTGACGAGGAAGAGGATGGTGAACCCGTTGTGACTGCGGAGGATGTAGATACTGCGCAGAAGAAGTACCCTGACATGGCTCTGACAAACTTCTATGCCTTCGTAGGCTTTGCCGACGGAGGCATTAGAGCAGCAATGGGTAATTTCCACTCCTACTTCACGCATGGTCTACTGGTAGGCCGGTTCTTGAAAAACAAGAAGTGCGAAGTACGCGTGGAAGTTAGAGATATCAATCAAGAAGAACGAGAACGCATCGAGGCTAAAATTCGTGAGCAAGGACAAGAACCCCATCCCGGACAAGACCCCTCGGCCAACGGCGCCTGATGACCGTGGCCTGATCAGCGAGAAGGTGATCAAGGAATTTTCCCAGATCGCCACTCACCTGGGTCGTTCCGAAGCATGGAAGAGTCGTTGCTACGACAAGGAACCGGCCTTGATGGACTATGCAGAGGAGGTTCACTACTCCACTGTCAATCAGTTGGGCCGTAGGCTACAAGGTCTATTCGCTCAGCACCCCTTCTTTGCGGTCTTGATTCACAAGCACCTCATGGAGGCGTTTCTCTTTGGCTTGTACATGGGAGAGCGACGCTCGCATCTGGATCCGCACAACATGGTTCCGGTGCTTGATTATCCGGAGCCTAAGTCGCCGGAAGATGATCTTCCCCCTGATGAGGATCCTAAGATCGATTCAGTTCCGGATGATATTGATCTAGAATCTGACTTCGAATGAGTTCCCCTCACTATCTGGTTAGACAGGTAGCAGGCCTCTTCGCCTACACGTTACTACGTTTGATCGTGCGTGATGTGTCATGGATGACGTGGAATGCGGCCAAGAAACGCATTACTCAACGTGCTGGCGCACGTAGAGCTGCGCTTGGTCTGGATCCCACTCAGCCTGCCGGTCTAGTACTTTCTGGTAGATCTGGCGACGATATTGTAGATGGAGGCGATGATGACGTCTTCTACGATGGGCCTGAAATGGGGTGGGCGCCAGACTATGGGTAGTTGTGGAGTACACAAAGACAGACTGAAACTATTGTTAAGGAATGGAACATGGCCGCGAGGATCGATTCTGGTCGTGCATTCTCTTCTCTTTGGAGCGATGAACTGCCGGAGAAGAACGGCTGGTATTGGTACTCCGAGTGTCGTAACGAGGGAGCCCAGGGTAAAGTCTGGCTTGCAAAGATCTATGCCTATCGCCAACGGCGTTGGGTGAGGTTCATGACTGGGCCGTATAGGGTGCGAGTGAATCGTGCAGGGAACAGCCTGATCTACAAGCGTACAAATCTAGGACGTTTTGCTAGATGCCATGGTAAGTTCAGGGGCTACTGGCATCCTGCTGTAGCGCCCCCGGCACCTCCTCACGACAAGACAGATCGTGATAGGGATAATGTAGCATTTACCCTTCCTTTGGTAATTTCTACCTAGATAGCATGACTAATCCCAACAAGACTCAGGGAGATGATCTGGAACTGTTCATTAAGAACAGTTGGCCCCTCCCTGATGACATCAGAGAAACCTTGAACTCAGGTGCTGTCTTTAGTGACGCGGACCTGCAGACCAAGGATTTTCAGATCGAGGCGAAGAACGGCTACGCTGAGGGCGTAGCCTTTCGTAGGGAATGGATCGAGAAAACCCTGAGAGTGTCCCTCCTCCACAGTAAAATGCCTCTCATGGTACATAGGACTAAGCGTGGTGATACCTTCGCTGTCCTGCGCTGGGATGATTTCATTGGACTGTATGAGGAACTGGATGACTATAGAAAAGAGGACCATGGCAGCTAAGAAGAAGGCCTCGAAGAAGAAGGCCACTAAAAAGGCGGCGGCACTAACTATTCAACCTGATCTAAAGAAAGAGCAGGCGAATAAGCAGCGTAAAGCGAAGCTTCTTATGAACAAGTTGCAGGAGCAATACCCGCGCGCACATGTGGGCTACGCGAACGATGAGTCAATGAAGCGTTTCGTGGAGTACGAGCGCGTTGGCACTCCGTTCCCGGAGCTTGATAGACTTAGCGGTGGCGGTTTGCCGAAGGGCAAGTTCACAACGGTGTTCGGTAACCCCGGCGCCGGCAAGACCACTTTGATCATGCAGATCATTGCTCACTGGATGCAGAACAACGAGATCGGTGACTGGATCTGGGTGGATACGGAGAACTCTTTCGACAAGTCGTATGCTGAGCATATTGGCATCGACTTGACTCGTCTGGTGCTTCTGCCTGGCACTGCCATCATGGAAGATCTTGTACAGATGCTGCTGGACCTTGGTGAGACTGGTGCATTTGTTGGCTACGTGGTCGACTCTCTTGGTGGCTTTGTCACCTCGCAGGAGATCCAGAGTAAGCCTGCCAAGATTGGCCAGGATGGCGTGGCGAAGACTGTACACGCTGATACGGTAGCCGCTTTGCCGAAGGTGCTCAGTAAGTTCCTGGGTATTGCTAACCTTAAGCTTGGTGGCCTCGAGAATCCGATGGTTCAGATTCTCATCGGCCATGTGTATCAGGACATTAATCCCACTGGACGTACGTCCTACCAGCAGAAGGGTGGCACTGCATTGAAGCACTTTGCCCACCTGAGACTATTTCTTCGACGACAATATGACAAGGATCGCAAGGGCGATATTGTCATGCCGGATGGGCAGAAGAAGAAGGTGATGCTTGGTTACAATGGCATCATCAAGATCGATAAGACCAAACAGTCTGCCACGGAAGGTCATGAGATTGCTCTGCCCTTCCAGTTTGGACTTGGCTTTGACACCGATGCTGCAGCTATTAACAGCGCTATGGCTCTTGGTGTAATCCTACAGGGTGGTGCCTACTACAAGTACAAGGGCTTCCCGGAGGATAGTAAGGGTCAGAATCGCATCAAAGGCAAAGACAATGCCAAGAAGTTCATCGTAGAGAACCCGGAGGTTCTCGAGATGATTCGCGATGACATTAGAAACCTCACTGAGTTCCAGGAAGTTGGTGGCGTACAGGATGGTTTTGATCCTGAGTCAGAGACTTCCGAGGAGACTACGCCCTTCTAATGGCTCAACGTGTTGGACTGGCAGGCCTTCCTGAGTATCTAGAGCATACTGGACTTGATGCAGACCAAGCGTGGCAACGAGCAATGCTGCTAGTTGAGTCTGCTCAGGATCATGAACGTGTTGCCAAAAAACTGCGAGCTTCGATAACGGGTTTGTTGAATAGATCTCGTGAGTTACAAGCTGCAGCAGAGAATGCAGTTTGCATTGCTTATGAAAATGCACGTGAACAAAATGATGATCCCAGAATAGTTGACGTAGTCCGTCTTCTCTGGGACATTTTTGAGTGTGACGTGAGGTACCTCATCGACCATGTCGATGAGGATGACTGTGAAGATGAAATGGTATACGCAGCAGTAGGAGCACAGGTAGGGCTGCGTGCCATAATCCACATCCTGTCGACTGCACAACCTACTGTTCTGAGTCTCCAGCGTTTCCTGAAATTCATTAGTAAGCTTGGGAAAGAACGAGAAACGATTGAAGAACGCATGTACCAGAGGATGGGCACTATTAGTAGTAGTGTCTACGCTCATGGAGATGCATTACCGGACGATTTGATAGATGAGCATGAAGAAGCTCAAGGAGAAACCGAAGTATGAGTACCCCTCCCCCTCCGCCGGCAGCACCGGCGGCCGCAGCCACTACTGGTGGCGATGTGAACCGTATGTGGCTGGTAAATAAAGTCCAGCTGGGTACGGCGGCTATGATCCAGAAGGGCATGTTTGCCCGGGTCACGGTCGATGTATACAACAAGAAACCGGAAGCTGGTGGACAGCGTTGGGTCTCGATCCAGGATCTGATCATCCGCTTCTCCCGGGACAAGAACAAGTGGTGGGTTGCCATGCCCAGCCGCAAGTACCAGAAGAATGGCAAGGATGAGTGGGCGAATGTCGTCTACTTCTTCCCGGAGGACAAGAACTTGTTCTTCAAGTTCACCGACAAGATCATCAAGGACTATGAGGCTGAGTGTGCTCGCCTTGGTCTCCCTGTCGGTTCTCCGGCGCCTGACAAGGGCAACAATGCCCCGGCTGCTGCTTCTGGAGGCCCCACGCCTCCGACCCAGCCGGCTCCGACCACTCCGGCTGCGCCGCCAGCTGCACCCGCAGCTCCCGCGGCACCGGCTGCACCTGCAGCGCCTGCCGCCCCTGCTGCTCCGGCTACTCCGCCGGTGGCTGGTGGTGACGATCTTCCCGACGAGGACATCCCTTTCTAGGGTTGAACTCTGTAGTACTAGCTAGAGGGAGAAGCGAGGATACTCCTCGCTTCGCCGTCTAGTGCTTAGGAGTAGTTCTTACATACAGAGAAAACTATGAGTGCACGCCACATCATTATCGAGGGCATTGACGGTACGGGTAAGGATACCCAGCTTCAAATGCTGCATACCAATGTGCAGACGTATGGGAAGGTGCCCTACTTTCTGCGCACGCCTACGGGTGGTAATGACCCGGGTCTTCCTCAGAATGAGCAGACGCAGTATGGCGAGATGCTCCGTAAGGCTTGGCAGGAAATCAGTGAGCATGGAATGGATCCCAGTGTGGCACATCTAATGACGTCTCCACTGTTCCTTACGGATATGATCTCCTTGGACCGTAAGGTCTGGGGCAGTAATTCGGAATCTCGTGGTGAGCTGACTCCTTATGATCTGGAGGAGCATGAGCATCATGCTGCTTGGCTACGTAAGGAGAATGAGGAAATCGATAGAACCTTCGTCATTCAGTCTCGTAGTTGGGCTAGCACTTATGCCTATCAGTTCAACAGCCCCGAGGTCCAGCAGCTGGCTCTCGTGGCTGCTGAGAAACTTAAGGCTCCTGATCTTTGGATCTGGCTGGACCAGCCTGTGGAGGTCACGATGAATCGTATCAAGCGTCGTGCTGAAGGGGCTGGTGCAGGTGGTAAAGTTCAGCAGAGTCTTTACGAGAAGGGCGATCGCCTCCTGAAAACTCAGGAGGCTTTTGAGAATCTCTTTGAGCATAACTGGAACGACGTCGAGTACGGTCCCGTGATGCGTGTCTGGGCAGATAGGCCGGCCGAAGAGATTCATAAGGAGATCATGGTGCATATCAGGGCCCATGGTATTCTGTAACAGCTATGGTAGATAAAGCTTGGAAAGTCCACGAACGATCTGTCGCTAAACTCTTCGGCACTGAGCGTCATAAACAGAGCCTGAAGAACGATCATCGTCGGACAGGCACATCGCCGTCCGACGTGGTGGTTGATGTTGACGAGTGGTATGAGCACATCGGTAAGAAGGATTGGCCTAAGCCGTTTGACTCGATTATTGTCGAGTGCAAACACACTGGAAATCTCAAGAGCGATGTAGCTACGTGGCCAAAGCGCTACAAGAAGGAACGAGAGAAGTTCCCGGCTAGCTTTCCGCTCGATAAGATGCGCATGATCCTTACCCTAAGAGGGGATTGGATGGTCATGTCATTGAATGATTTCCCTGCGTTCTACAGAGCTGTACTGTGTAGCGAACTACAGGGAATGGACTGGCTCCGCCAGCTTACTCGTCATTTCATGTTCATTCATACGAACCGGGAAGCTCCGAACTATTTTCAGGAATGGGAAGACCAGACTAGGGGATGGAAGCCGGAAGTTCTTGGGCGTGTTCTGCCCATCATTTGTCTTGCTAGCCCTATCCGCATGCAGGGACCTGGAGGTGGTAAGATCGTTGCTTTGCAGATCTCTCAGGAACTACAAGATCAGCTCGGAGGATAGTATGGCTATCCGTATTGTCGATAAAATGCCCGACGATCCGATTGATACTTATGCCAGGATCCTGATAGGAATATAGATTCCTGCGCGAATGATTAAGAATGAACCCTGGAAGGTTCCTTCTTATAAACGTCATCAGGCACTGCGTGTGTTTTTCTCTTTGTATGAGCGACGAGAGGCACCCAAGGGATATCGAACATTAAGGCAATGGTCAGAGAAAGTATTTGGTCTTGACTTGACGTTAGTGTTATTACTGGCTTCACATTGTACAAAGGAAAACAAATGCGCAATAGACCCTCTGAACCTTTGATCTACATTGCTGGTCCGCTCTCTGGTGAGCGGAATGTCGATGGTGGATTCGAAGAGGAAGTTCGTATGGACCATGTGCGTACCGCTATTGAGTGGGGCGATAAGGTCCGTGCAATGGGTGCTGCAGTTTTTGTCCCGCATCTGTCCCATCTGGGACAGATCCTGGACGAAGGCAAGTACTACCATACGTGGGAGTATTGGCTGGGCATGGATGAGCAGGTTATCCTGCGTTGTGACATGCTGGTCCGCATCCCTGGCCTTTCGGCCGGAGCGGACCGTGAGGTTACCTTTTGCCATAAGAACGATATCCCTGTAACAAACTCCTTGGAGGAGGCTGATACGTGGATTAAGAAGTGGCATGGAGATGTAGGTGGCCACCAGTGGAACTTCCAGGAGTGGCTGGATGAGCTAAACGAAGACGATAGGGATGTAGAGACATTCTGTCGTAGCTTTGCTGCCTTTGTCGATGCCTGCGGTAAGCAGTCAGAGAACAAGGGATTCTGGGAGTGCCATAAAAACATGGCACGTCAAGCTTTGCGGGAGGCTGGATTCCAGCAGCAGGATATTGAGACTGCAGTGGAAGCTTTGCATAGAGCTGATGTTGTTGGTGATCCTGCTATCATGCTGGCCCTCATGGCCGGTGAGGTCCATGAGGCCATTGAAGCTCTCCGCAAGAAGCCTGCAAACTGGAATGGCAAGGACGGTGTCTGGGAGGAGGTGAGCGATGTGTTCATTCGACTCTGCGACTTTGTGCGCCGCTATTGCGAGCGTCATGAGATGACTCCGTACCGTTTTGCTCAGGAGATTCATGCGAAATTCCAGGTGAACTCCAAGCGTCCAGCGACACACAACAAGAGATACTAGTGGCAGCTGCCGTATCTCCCAGGTTTGCGCCGTGGGTGTATAGTCCTATGCATGAGTGTCGCATGGGCTATATGCAGGGACGTCTATTTCGTAGACACATGCAGGCTACTCACGTATGGTTGTCGCGGATTTATCCGGTCACTAAACGTGACGGGACTATCATCAATCACGGAGCTTGGAGATACACAGAGCATGGCATTTCGTGTATGTGACACCGAATTGCAGCAAACGCAGGTTTGGGTCATTGAGTTGGAGGAGAATGAAGACTCGTATATGAACCAGCGGTACTGAGGATCAGGCGATCATGCAAGTCGCACCTATTTTCTTTGAATGGATCAAGGAGATCCATGATGACTGGATCCTCGACGTGTACATAGTAGATGATTGGGAAGATCTGCCCGACATCAAAAATGACCTTGAAGCATTCAAGCATTTTGTTGAACAGATGGGTTACACCCTCTATATTTGGACCCAGTTCATCCTTTAGGATAGACTGGGTCCCTGGTCTTTAACAACATGGGGGCGACCGGTATCGACTGGTCGTTACTGAAAAGAGACTGCATGTCGAGGTTCCAGGTGGCCTCGTAAAACCCTGGACAACGTAACCGCAAAGAACGGTTTCAAGCGCTCCAAGCGCACCCTCGGCAGCCTCGTGCCGGTGCTCGTTAAGAGCTCCGGTGGCGTCGCTCGCCTCGCGGCCTAAGGGCCGCAAGCCTTGCCTCCAGGTTCCAGGAGGATGACGGCAGGAAAGACTGCTGACTCAGCGAAAGCGCTGCCCTGGTAAGGGAAAGCTTTCTAGTAGGGACGCTTTGCTCATTGCGCTTGAATGCTTTAATCCACGAAGCAATGAGACACACATGTAGATGTCCTTGGAAGGACGATGCAGCACGTGGGTTCGATTCCCACCGCCTCCACCAAAAAGAGATGCACCTATAGCATAGGCACAACTCAAGCGCCCTTGTGCATTTAAGCTTGAGTCTTTACCCGGCGGGGTGGAGTAGTGGTAGTTTGTCAGCCTCATAAGCTGAAGGTCGTGGGTTCGAGTCCCACCCCGCCTCCATTCTCTCGGTGATCGACAGGATAGGACCCTGGCAGTTGACCATAGGTTGACGAGGGCACCGTTGAAGAGGTCACCGCGAGTTACAAGCAGTCAATGTTTAGGCCTTTGATGACTGCACAAAAAACACAAGGACCAAAATCGATGAGAGATCGATGACCCCTACCTGCCTGCGAATAAGTGTTCACGGGTAGTTGACTGGCTAGTCTATCCTAAAAGAGCTGTCGGCGTGGCCACATTGACTTCAGCTAAGGACAGAACCTGGACAGACCATATGGGTGGTGCCGGCCGCATACACTTCAGCTCTGGAACTCTGTCTTCGGAACAAAAAGACCAGGTAGGGAATTTCCACAACAACATGGGCTCGTAGCTCAGCTGGGAGAGCACCTGCTTTGCACGCAGGGGGTCGCAGGTTCAAATCCTGTCGGGTCCACCATTCCTCTTTAGATATGGCACTACACGTTAGTCCCGCGCGCCATTAGGGCACGCGGTACAAAGAAGAAGGTTGCTACGGTTTCATGGCTCCTTGCTATGAAATGAACCTTAGAAGAATACCTGAACACATTGATTTTGTTCCCATTGGCAGTGACGCTCACCTGGCACCTGTGTTGTATCTCACAGTACAGCAGATTGATATTCTGGTGTATAGAATGAATAGATTCCAAGAAACTAAGGACCCGGGAACGGTTGAATATCGAGGATGTTTCTTTGACAACGTCAGGATCTATACTGAAATGGATGTGTGGCCTTTTTCTGTAAGAGGCGTTGAAAGGTTTCTAAGGAAGTACCATGAATCTCGCTCCGGATGATGCATCGCATACATGCCCCCCTCTCTACCATAAGGGCAGAAAGGGCGAAATGAGAGTGTGGCAGGTGTGGGCTAAGGATCAGTTTGTCTACACTAGCTACGGTACTATCGACGGTAAGAAGCAGACGTCGAAGGTACGCGCTCAGCCGACAAATGTGGGCAAGAAGCATGAGACTACAGCAGAGCAGCAGGCTATTAATGAGGCTCTGTATAAGCACAAGCATAAGCTGGAGCGCAAATACTCGCTTACCGTGGAGGATGCTCAGGCACCCTTGTCCCAGCCGATGAAGGCTCAGCCCTTCTATCGGCAAGACAAGGAAGGCGAGTATCACCTCACCTCCAAAGCCAAGAAGTTCATGGAGGCCAATTCAAGTGGCTTTGATGTCCAGCCCAAGCTGGATGGGGTCCGTGCAACCGCACAATGGGAGGAGGGCAAGGTCACCTTGCGCTCTAACAGCGGCAAGCTCTTTCCTTTCCTGGAGCATGTCACGGACCCCATCCAGAACATCTTGCCTCGAGGATGTGTCTTCGATGGCGAGTTGTACATCCATGGGATGCTGCTAGAGGAGATCAATGCCTTGGTCCCTAAGCATAATTCCAAGAACCCGAAGGACGATCGTGTGAAGCTCGAGTATTGGATCTTCGACATGCCGGTTATTCCTGTGCATGGAGACGAAGCTCCTTGGTCAGAGCGCGCTGAGTATCTCTATCTCATATACGGCGAGAAGTTCCGCCGGCACGAGCCGTTGATACGTCTCGTACCTTCAAAGACAGTGAATGATCTGCAGGAGCTGAAAGCTGCGGAGACCAGAGTAGTTGCCAGGGGATATGAGGGCGCCATGGTACGCTCTCGTACTGGGTTCTATGAATGGGGTTATCGCTCTAACGAACTGCTGAAGTTGAAACAGTTCGAGGACGAGGAGTTCATGGTTATTGATGCTAAGCCTGGTAAGGGCAAGCATGAAAAGGCTGTGGTCTTTGTCTGCAAGAACGACGTCAATGACGAGGAGTTTGACGTCGTTCCGCGTGGTAATCAGCAGATCCGCGAAGGATATTTGTCCAACAAGGATGACTACATTGGTAGGAAGCTGACGGTGCGATTCCAGCAAAGGACCAAGGACCTAAAGCCTTTCCTACCTGTTGGCATCACTTTTCGAGAGGATGTATGAATGGAAATTGTGAATGCACCGCTTGTCTTCGCAGATGACCTTTTGCCTGGCATCAAGAGCGAAGACATTAGAGTAACGGTGAGAGCAGGTTTCCGTGATTACATTCCTGGTGAGTGTCGTGCTGTTTCTGAGGACAGAAGTTACTCGAAGCCTATCTTGATCTTTGGTGTTGAGAAAACAACCGCTCGGTTTGCTGATGCTTTTCTGTTGGGGTATGACAACTCTCAGCAGTTCTATGAGCATATGCGTAAGTATGGTGGTGCTTATGAGGACTTTGGTCCTGATACTGAGATCACCATGATTTGGTTTGAGAGCAGTGAGCGACTTCTACGAGAGCTGTGCCAGGATATGGATCGGCTCAAAGATCGGTAAAGTCCCATGATGGAAAATAACGATGTGTGCCACGAAGACGTGCAGCTTGTTTTTACTACGAAGTGGCAGCGTCACTTCATTGAGCAGGCACGTCTGAAAGCGTCTATGTCCAAGGATACGAGCACACAGTGTGGCTGTGTCTTGGTCGATCTTAACCGTAACGAGGTGGCCTTTGGTTACAACGGTATGGTTCGTGGCATGGATGATGCCGTAAGCTGGCGTCATCAGCGTCCGCAGAAGTATGCCTTCTTTGAACACTCGGAGCGCAATGCGCTTTATGGTGCTGCTCGACGTGGCGTTGCTACGGACGGCACCGTTGCCTTCGTCACCGGGCCGCCCTGTGTAGATTGCACTCGAGGCCTGATTCAGGCCGGCATTCGTGCCATCTTCATTCCGGAGTACCATAATTTTAGAGACCAGGAAGTCTCTGATAGGTGGAGGGAGTCCTGTAGATTCTCCGTGCAGCACATCAATGAATGTGGTGTCATGCTGCGTGTGGTAGAGAAGATCTAGTGAGTTTTCAGGACTGGTTGCTATGCATAACTGTTATTACTCTGCGAGTGGTCCAGTTGGCCTTCCTTTGTGTTGCTACTGCATACATTTTGAGAGCGTGTAGCTAATGTACTACCAGAATGAAACGATGCCTGTCTTCACCTATGAAGACATTGAGCAGTCTGATAGTGGTCTATGGTGCTTTGAGAGAAGCATGATAGGGACCTGCGCAGCTTATGGTCTCTTTGAGGACTGTGATGGTAATGGGGACGTGGAAGATAAGCTCATCGATACTAGTGTAATCGACGAACAGATGCACCCCGACTCAGAGTATTGTTCTCTGAATGTGTGGTTTACACGTCTCGAGGATGGGTGTCGATTCATTGATCGACTAAACAGGTTCATTAAGAACCGAGGTTTGTAATGCCCACCACTATACTGAAATGCATCATTCTTTGGCGTCGTACTGAAGATTTCCCTGAGGTATTTGAAGCATGGGATGTGTTCGATGCTGATGATGCAAATCCTCAGGGGTTTGATGACAAGATAGAGCAAGCCAAACAATAAGGTCATGTTCGCATCATCTATATCAAGGCGCCTATCGATCTGATGACATTGTTTGATGCTCTGTGCATAGAGGGATAGCAGGATGGCCAAGCCGTTGATCCACGCTGAGTCTTCGGTCAAGAAGTTCGGCGGTAAAGTAGAGGACTATCTGGATATTCATAACCTGATGGATTCTTCCAAGGCTACGGTAGCAAATAGTCGCCACCGTGCATTGACTCATACAAGCTGGTTTGTTGGCACCATTCTGGAGAAGATCTTTGGAGTGTATATTGTCAATTCAGATGGCAAGAAGGTGTCAGTACGTGACGTTGGTGAGCAGCATGTGCTTGAGGACTTTGGCGGTCGCTTTATCCCATCGGCTCAGGACTATCTGTCTAACATAGAAATGGAAGAGTGGATGCTGAAGGGCAAGGGGGCTCCTCCTGCTTCTTGTAGGAAGCTGGAGAAGCCCGCTGCTCCTGGCAAGCAACAGTCGTGGGACCAGTTTGTTTATCAACCTGGTATTTCAAGTAAGAAAGACAGCCACGGTGGTGGAATGTTTGTTGATTAGGAGTTTCAATGTCTACTTTCATGGAAAAGTATGCGGCAGCGCAGAAAGACGCTGATGCGGCTTTGGAAGCTGCTCTGACAGCAGCTCGTCTCGCCTTCCAGGAAGGCGTTGACGAGGTCTTTGCTAAGTTCCCGAAGCTAGTCAGCTTCAGCTGGCATCAGTACACCCCCCATTTCAATGATGGAGATGCTTGTATCTTCTCAGTATATACTGACTATGGTGAGATGGAATGGAATGATGGTGAAGAGATCGTACAGTTTGAGCGTCCTGGTTTATACTGTGATTCTTCGAATTACACAGAAGATCAACTAGCAGTTAGCGACGCTGTTCACCGGTTCCTGGAGTTGTTTAGTACTGATGCTTACGAGGACATGTTTGGTGATCACGTTGCCGTCACAGTAAAGCGTGACGGTATTGAGATTTCTGAGTACGATCACGACTAAGTCATGCTGAAAACATACGGAATTGATCTCCGCGTCACTCTCGAGGGTCATGTGGAAATCATTGCTGAGTCTGAGGAAGAAGCTATTGCCGAGGCCAAGAAGCAGGCGCGAGAATTCGGACACTGGGGTGTCTTTATGACGTGCACTGATATGGAAGGCGAAGTGGTGTAGTCAATGTTGGTAGTAAATCTCTTTGGTGGTCCTAGCACTGGTAAAAGCACTACGGCTGCCAGTGTCTTCAGCAAACTGAAGAAGCTTTATGTCAATGCTGAGTACGCCACTGAATACGCCAAGGGCCTGGTCTAGCAAAGCTGCGATCTTTATCCGGGTATACAGCCCCACATTTCGATAATTTGAACTTCTGGAGATTCAAGAAATACCTTTTGAGACGGTAAGCAGTTGTCAGCTTGATCCTGGAGACTGGATCACTGAAGTAGTCTTGGAGAAGCTAGCCTAGCCTAGTTAGTCTGGGAGTGGTACACTGAGCAACCCGTTTGTGGGGTAGCTCAGTTGGTAGAGCGGCGCACTGTTAATGCGTTGGTCGCAGGTTCAATTCCTGCCCCCACAGCCAGGCTTCGGCCAGTTTGCGACTCCTGTTGTTGTGTGAATCGGGGGCCTTCGGGCCCCCACCTTTTTTGTAGAGGAAACATGGATCTCATTCAAGAAGCCCCTAAGAATCAAGAGCCCCTTACTAAGGAGGAGATGAAGCTCCTTCTGGAGAAGGCACAGAACCTTCAGGTTCATGGCTCTCGCATCCTCGTTGTGGAGTTCCCCAAGGAGGAGAAGATCGGCCGAATCTATATGCCCCAGAATGCCCAGGATATTCACCAGGCAGCTGCTAAGAAGGGCATGGTGATTCGGCCCAGCAAGGACATTGCTGTGATCATCCAGAACAATCATCTGAAAGCAGGCGTGCTGCAGGCCGCCGGCTTCCAGATGACGGATGAGTCACTGAGCTTTGACATCATCAAGAGCAATCTCGAACTGGAGGTGGACTACCTCCCGGTTTCTGAGGTGCATACGGGTGATCTCATCTACTATCCGCCCATTGGGCAGAAGAAGATTGGTCTCACCGTTGGCGCCAAGGCTCTGTCCATCGACGTGATCGATTGGTCAGATGTTCTTGCGATCGAGCCCAAGTCCGACTAGAATAAAACCTTCGTCATGGAGGATGCTTCTTGCAATGGGGAACCCGGGGGTTCACCCTGGGCTCCTTTATTCATGCACATCAATGAGATCCTGACCTATGGATACTGTTCATTGAAATGGCGGTATCAGTACCAGTGGAGCTTGCCCCATGCGGAGCGGGATCTTGAGCAGGTGTACTACGAATCTGTACGCGAAGCGATTAGTCACTATGCGTACAAGATGACTGAGGTGGGAGCAAATTCGAAGCGATCGCCAGCCTCTCAGGCTGTCGAGATCTTCAAGAAGGTGCTCTCTAAGGGCTTCAGTGCAGCTGGTGGGATGCTAGACCAGGCTGCCAAGTACTCCCTGTACCTCCAGGAGGGCTCTCTGGCCCTCCAGGAGTTCGCTAGGTGGACTAGCTACCGAGGAGACTTCGAGATCTCTGCAGGCCGTCTGCCGGCCGCTGTGGAGCTCTGGGGGCACGTCATTGAGGGTGAGCTGGATGGAATCATGATGGCTCGAGACAGAACGTACTGTCATGGGCCAATCGTCCTCCATATCACCAATGAGAAGAGTTCCTTGTCCTCTCCACGGTTCTACCCTATCAAGGGGGCCTGGACTCAGGCGGTATTGCGGGACGCGGAGCCCAAGGCTCAGATTCATCACGTCTCCTTCAGTCCCTGGCATAGATCCCAGTCTCCAGAGATAAAGACCATCAGGGTGCGAAATCGTGGCTTCTCTGCTACACTGAAAAATCTGGTGCGGGGTATGCAGGAGAATGTGGTATTTCAGACCCCGCATATGAGCAGGTGTAGAACCTGTCCATTCCAGAAAATCTGCAACGAGGCCCACACAGGGCGCGTGCATAAGCACGATATTGAAGTTCTGAAGAACCGAATGAAATGACCAAGATCCTGTTGTCCACTTACAGTGCTGCAACGCACACGTCTTTTGGTCGCATTACTCGCGACCTCTGGACTGCACTTTTGCAGACAGGTCAGTATCGTATTGCTCAGCATGCGTGGTTCCATCAGAAGACGATCGAAGGACTAGAGGTTCCTTTTGAGATTTACCCCACCAATGCAGGTTTCGATCCTGAGGGTCGACCGATGCTACAGGAGGGGGATCGATATGGAGCACAGTCCTTTGGTCGTCTGGTGCATCAGATGAGACCAGACATTGTCTGGTCTTTGGCTGATGCATACATGATTGAACACCTTGCAGAGTGGCGTCGCACTATGGGTTTCAAGCTTGCACTGTGGATTCCCATAGATGGAGAGCCGATCCCCTCGGTGTACAAGGACACCCTGCAGCAGTGTGATCTGCTGGTGGGTGTCACCAAGTGGGGTTCTAAGGCCATGCAGAGTTTGACTGGTGGTTCTGCGGAGACTGTTTATCATGGTGTAGATCCTGAGGTGTTTAAGCCTCTATCCGATGATCAGCGAGAGAACTTGCGTAAGCATGCGCTGGGCTCACGGTACTCCAAGGATGCCATCGTGATGGGCTTCGTTGGTAAGAATCAGTTTCGTAAGATGCCCTGGATCATATACCCGATTCAGTATTATCTGCGTTCAGGAAATTGGATGTACAAGGCAGATGGTGGCGTGGAACTTGGACATTACGATCGCAATGCACGTAAGGGATATGCACCTCAAGGAAATACGAGTGGTGACTGGATTCATCCCAAGGCTATGCCGAACATGCGTTTCTGGGTGCACAGTTTTGCTCAGGAGGGAGGTATCAACTTCCCCTACCAGGAGGAACTGTGGGGCCAGAAGGGCGAAGTGATCTACACGCAAGGCCTGGGTCACACCAAGGGCTTTGATGATGGGGCCATGAACGACGTCTACAACCTGTTCGACATGTATGTGTCGATGTCTGGTGGTGAGGGCTTCGGCATGCCTCTGATTGAGGCTGCCGCAGCCGGCGTGCCTGTGATTTACTCAGACTACTCTGGACAAGGAGAGGTTGGGAAACAGATTGGTGGCATTGCTGTGCCGGAGGCTGCTCGTATTACGGAGCACGGCTCAGGTATCGAGCGGGTGATTCCTGATATTGCACAGTGTGTCTTGCACTGTTACCTGCTTGCGCAGAACAAGGAGATGCGTAAGTCTATGGGACGTGCAGGACGACGTTCAGTGGTAGAGAATTTTGACTACACCATCATTGCTGCTCAGTGGAAGAAACTGCTTGATGATTTAGCTGCCCAGGAGGGGCGTTCTGCTTTCGGAGTTCGACTGTGATTAAGGTTCTATTTGTTACCGACATCGATAGCCCTTCTGGCTATTCGACTCACGCCCGTAATCTTCTCAAGTCTATGGAGCTTGTTGAAGATCTTGATATCAAGCTACAGCCGAACAAGCATGATTCTGCTACTATTCGCATGGATTCTGCGCAGCGTCAGCACTACAAGGATCTTGCCTCAAAATCGTGGGATGATCCTGATGTGGCTATCCACTTCGAGACTCCAGAGTTCTACAATCCCCAGCCGGATCGGTATAACATTGGATTCACGCAGTGGGAGACTACTCGCATCCCAGATACGGACATGCATGGACAGCCCAGGTTGAACTGGGTCACACAGATGAATCGTATGGACGAGATCTGGACTTCTAGTACAGATGCGAAGAAGGCATTTTCACGTAGTGGAGTCACAGTTCCTGTAACTGTGATGCCTGGTCCCGTAGATACTTCTCTACATCGATCTGGTTTGGAAGAGTTGCCTATCACTGGTCTGACTGTGGACGCTATGGGAAATGAGATTCCCCGAGAGGAGCGTCCGTTTGTCATCGGATTTATGGGCCAGTGGACCAAGCGTAAGAACATTGAGGAGTGGCTTATCTGGTTGATGACTCAGTTCAGCGGCAAGAAGGTCGCTGGTCTGATCAAAACCTATGGAAGTCACATTGAAGGTAGCCAGCAGCAACAGGTCTTCGATCGTGTGCAAGCATGTCGTAGCCTAGTGCAGTTTGGTCCTGAGGAGGTGAAAGGCGCCGACATCTTTATGCTCACTGAGCATCTCTCTGATGATGAGATTGCTCAGTGGTTCCAGACTGTGGATATGTACGTTTCGTTTAGCCGTGGTGAAGGCTTTGCCTTCCCCGTCGTACAGGCTATGGCCTCGGGTTGCATTGCTGCCCATACAGGCTGGGGAGGTCCCACGGACTATATCCAGGATGGTGAGTCTGGCATCCTCTTGCCTTTTACCATGGAGCCGGTTTACGGGATGAGTTATAACCCGTGGTATCGAGCTGATCAATGGTGGGCTCGTATTGATATGTACGGAGCTACTGCAAGGATCATTGAAGCCATGCAGTGGGATCGTGACAAGGTGGATGCCATGCGTCAGGCTGGACAAGAAGCTGTTGAAGAGACCTGTAGCATCCCTGCCATCGCAAAGCTTGTTGCCGAGCGGATGGCTGAGCTGTACAATGCCGGAACCCTCAGCCCGAAGTCTGCGTAAGCTGCTCTTCGCTGAGGACACCACAGGAGAGCACTACCTGCGGTATCTGCTAGAACGTCTAGGTTCCCGTAGAAAGGTTGCCACCTTTCTCCGGGTGGGGCGGAATAGACTACCGAGGTGGTTACAGAAAGCCAAAATAGAGGATGAGCCGTAGAGACGATCCCGCATTTGAGGCCTTGCTAAAGAAGGTTCGGGCATACTTGCCCGATTATCTCCAGGAACATGGAGTAACCTTTACGCAGGCCGGCAAGACGTGCTGCATTCATCCGCAGCATAATGACAAGACCCCTTCAATGGGGTACTTGAAGCGCAACGATACTGAGCCTGAAACCTTCTTGAAGTGTTTCGGGTGTGGTCGTGTGCTTGATATCTTCCATGCGGCTAATATCTTCGATGGCAAACCGTTGGATGGGAAGGGATTCCTGTTCGATAACGTGTACTTCCTGGCAGAGAAGTATCGTATTCCTCATGAAAAGCTGGAGCTTTCTGAGCAAGAGTTGCAAGAGCTTAAACAGGAACGTCTCTATACTGCTGCAGCAGAGATTATTGTGGACCTCATCGAGAAGTACCCTGAGAACCAGGAGTACGTGAGAAATAGAGGGATTCCACATGGCTTCCAGCTTGAACATGGGATCGGTGTGGTGAACTGGGAGCAGTTCATCACTGAGATCCAGAACCGCGGGTTTTCCCGTGAGTACGTGAAGTCTTCAGGCATTAACCAGGACAAAATTGGCCTGGATCGCATGACGATTACACTTCGCGACTTCAAGGGAAAGATCGTGGGCTTTGACCGCCGCTATACTCTGTTCGACAAGGAAGAGTACAAGAGTTATATGGCGGCTGGTCAGTACTATCCTCCGAAGTATCAGATTACTTCGCAGGAGAAGTGCATGATTCTACGCAAGGAGACCTTGCTGTATGGCATTCATGTTGCCAAGCAGCATCCCATGAAGCGTCTCGATGTTTTCGAGAGCTACATGGACTGGGCTACTGCAGTCCTAGCAGGTCATCCGTGCTGTGCCGCTCTTTGCGGCACTGCACTGACTGACTTGCAAGTAGAGGTAATTCGAGAATGTGGTTTCCGACATGTGAACCTCGTCCTTAACGGAGATGAGGTTGGTCGGACCAACATGATCAAGTACCTCGAGAAGTTCAGGAACCAGAAGGGCCTACGGGTCACGGCTATGTTCCTGACCTTCAATGAGGCAACACCTCCTAGTGATAGGGATGTTGACTTCTATATTCGTGCATGGCCTAACCTTGTAGAGGGCCTGTCGAATTTCTTTGCCCACCAGCCTACTTCAGCTTTTGACTATCAGCTTGGTGTGTATCAGAAGGAGCCTGATATGGGCTCTCTGGATATCGTCAAGGAGATGGTTGGCTTCATCCTCAATGAGGAGAGTCCTATTGAACGTGGGTTGCTCTGCCGTAAGTTGGCAGATGTCACTGGCGTTCCTGAACAGGACATCAGGTCTGAGATCGATACGATTGAAGACAAGGAGGTCGAGACAGCAATTGAGCGTCTCATGTGGGACCTGCGTCGTGCTAGGGACTCCAGGAGCAAAAAGAACCTGCTCTACCATGCCGTTGATACTATTGAGACCATGGGAGAGAAGGATGAGGTGGCTCGCCCCGACGAGACTGTGTCGTTTGCTCGTGGAGCCTTTGAGAAGTTCGCCAATACCCAGGAAGGTGAACTTGGCTGGCTTACTGGCATGTCTAATTGGGACCATCACCTTAAGGGGTTGAAGAAATCCAAGGAGGTTTACTGCTTTCTTGGGGGACCTAACGTTGGTAAGTCAGCATCGCTAGGGAATTTGTGCACTGGTATCATTCAGCACAACGCAGAACCTGCGTGCATTTACTTGTCCCTGGATGATCCGCGGGAGACTACTCTCGCTAAGCTTATGGCTATTGCCTCTGGCTTTAACATTCAGGACGTGATCTTCCCTAACGAGAGAGTGTGGAAGGACGAGGACCAGAAGCGCATCTGGGTTCAGTGGCGCGACAAGATCCTCGAGTGGGTCGACTCTGGCCGGCTGGTGATCCAGGGTACGAACCTGGGCAACAGTACCAAGGTCTTTGAGCGACTCATTAAAACGGTGCAGGATCAGACCGGACGTCCGGTGATTCTCTTCGGTGACTCCTTCCACAATATCGGTGGTGAGGGTGAAGATAGAGCTAGGTTCAAGGCTGCCTTCCAGTGGGCGCAGGATAGCTCTGATCATCTTGACTACACCTCGCTTTGGTCTCTTGAGATGACCAAGGCTGGGTTTGAGGGGAAGGGCCGTTTCTGGCATGCTGCCGAAACGGCTAAGATCGCCTATGGTGCTAAGCTTGTTGGTGTGTTGTACAACGAGCTACATGACCGTAGAGAGAAGGCAGAGCATTACTGGTTGGATCAGGCTGACAATCCGCAGCTGGAGCTTCGTAAACGCCCTGTCGTCCAGATGGAGATTGAGAAGAATAAGGTAAACAGCTTCAAGGGCACCCTGTGGTTTAAGTTTCATGAAGAGAGTGCTCGTCTCATACCTACCTCGCGAGAGGAAGTTGAGGATGAGATCAAGAAGATGACATCTGTAGACAGTGGTGCCCTTGTGGATAACATCATTGGGGTTGCCGATCACCAAGAAGAAGCCCCAGAATTCTGATATGAAAGTGAAGATTACCCAGGGCTACGACGTCCATTTGATTCCTGAGAATAGTCGTGAGGAACGACAACTCGAACGCATCTATGACAAGCATGCCGGCAAAGGTGTTACTACAGACCTGATCGGTGTGCCGGGACGCATTGATGAAATCATTTTGCGTCCTGCTGATGCCCCTAGCCAAGAAGACATCTGATGATTTTCAAGAAACATCTCACCCAAGCAATCGTAGACCCGCCGGTCTCCAGCCAGCGCAAGTCGACTAGTCTGTATGCCTCTGAGTCTTCCATTGCTTACACAGATGAGAATACAGGGCTTCGGGAGGTGGCTGGCGGTTGTCTGCGTAAGCAGTACTATCGATTGACCGGCGCCGTACCTACCAACACTGAGCGTGATGGACCTGGCATGTTGAAGATGGAGGCTGGTAACTATCTCCAGGACATGATTGAGGAGAAGTTCAAGCTGACAGGGCTTTGGCGTGGTTCAGAAACCAGCTTCAAGAACCCTCGTTTCAATATCTCAGGCCGGATCGACTTCTGGCTTGCGGATCCGACGGTTAACACCGAGAACGGTGAGGTTCTGGTCCCTACCGAAATGAAGACTACTGGTCTCTGGGGTACCAGGGGCTGTATGCAGCCGGTGGATAACAAGATGACTCCGAAGGAGGATCATCTGTTGCAGATGATCCCCTACTTAGACTACTATAGTCAGTTCATTCCCAACATCAAGGGTACTCTGCTTTATCTGTGCCGTGACTCCATGGACTATGTTGAGCACACTGTGTACTTTGGTGGCCAGGGTGCATATGGCATAAAGGTGGAGGATGATCAGCGTTTCATTCGTGTGGAGAATGAGACTGGCTTGTGGAACCTCAAGCACCTAACGGTTCGTGGGGTGTACAAGCGAGTCCAGCAACTGGTCAAGCATATTCGTGCTAAGGAGGTTCCTGAGGGGGACTATGTGGACCAGTGGAGCAACGCTCGTATCCACACGTATGCCAAGCACGGTAGGTGGGACAAGCTGAACAAGACTCAGACTAAGGCTGTGCTAAATGCAGTGAAGAAGGATCCTGAGCGATTGAAGGATGATAGTAATCCGCTCGTTCAGAAGGGGGACTGGCAGTGTAGGTACTGCGAGTTCTATACCTTGTGCAAGCATGGCATCAAACACATGGCTGGCGGTCCTATCCGTCAGGAGAATCCCACCAGCTTGGCTCCTGCTGAGCCTAAGCCGGTGGAGGATACCGAAGGGAGTCCCATTTAATGACCGAACTCAGAGTGAAATGCATTGCACTAGGCATTGAGCAAGTGCTACAGATGAATGATACAGATCCGGATGTATTGGCATGGATTTCTGACTACACACGTGGCAAGGAGGTTTACCTCTCGCCTGAGGCCCTGGATAAGGGGTATGCGTTGTGGTCTAATCTGGTTGCCGCTGAACGGAACGAGTATCGGTTCATCAAGCAGCTAGGACATGATGTCCTTTGCCGTCATGCACGCTGGTTTGAGAATCCTGCTGACGAGAACGATAATAGGATGATCGATGATCCGAATGGGTCTCAGATCATTATCCCTTCGTCGTCCAAGGATGCTATTCTCTCCCAGGAGAATGCTAGCCGGCCTGATCTGCCCAGGAAATAGTTATGGCGTTGATGGTCCATGCAGTAGCTGGAGAGCGTCCTCTGCCCTATGCTGATGTGATCAGATCCGATTATCGACCTAATAGTAGGTATTTTAATCGTTCTGGTAAAAAGCAGGGTGCAAAGATTGCTGTGACGCATGAGTTTATGCGCAATCTACGTGTCCATCTGAAGTACCTGACTTGTCAATCTGGCATCTGGATTATTGGTGGAGAACAGCCGCCTATAGCTACTCATGTGGATGACGTTGTGTACATTTTGTCAGGTCCTAAGTGTCCTATAGTAGATGGGGGCTGTATGTATAACTTCATGCGGTTCGATCAGGTTTTTCGAGTTCATGCGGGATAGAATGACTCAAGAGAATGTCCGATCTGCGAACGATTACTATCACAGGCTGGAAGAGGCCTCACTATCTCAGAAAATCCCTGGAAACCCTGGCGCAGAATGATCTGAAATCGCCGGACTCCAGGAAGCTTAAGGACTGGAAGCTCTATTGCTTTCTGGAACCGGGATGTGCTGAGACTGTGAAGGTGTGTGAAGAGTTCGATTGGCCCCACAAAGAGATCATCGTTAACCGTAAACGGATGGGTGTACGAGAGAATCCTTTTGCTGCCCTTTGTCGTGTGTTTAACGACGACTCAAAGATGAACATCTACCTGGAGGAGGATGTAGTCCTCTCGAAAGATGCAATACGCATGGCGAACTGGTATTGGGATATTACGCGTGCTGATCAGGAACGATGGCTTAGTCTGAACTACTTCCATAATGGGAGTAACCCAGCAGACCCTGTTGGTCTGCTGGAGTCTAAGGCGTTCAATGCTCTGGGCGTGGTAATGACTAGACCCAGTTGGGAGAGATGGTTCAAGCCTAGTTGGCATGATGACTCCAAGTCTAAACAGGCATGGGGTAAACACTATATAGGCTGGGACTGGGCAATTACATCAATGATGGCTATAGAGAAGCCGTTGATGACCCTAACGCCTGCATTCTCTCGTAGTAATCATATCGGTCGTGAAGGTGGTGTACATGCGACACCTAAGTTTCATGACCAGCATTTCAATAACCTGCCCATTAATCAAGACCCTAACCCTGGAAAGTACGTGATCCGCAATGCGGGTAACGTTGCAAGCTACCCCTAATGATTCTTCAAGACACCGACCGGATCTTCCAGCTTCATGATCCTGCGCATCGAGCGTGGAATCTACTGATCCCTATGCAGACTCTTGTTGAGGAGCATGGTGGGATTCAAATCCTTGAGATCGGATCCATGCGGGTCAACACCGAGGAATATGCCAAGGGCGATGGTCATAGTACCTTGCACTTTGCTCAGTTTGCGCAGGATACTGAATCCATTTTCACTAGTGTTGACCTAGACATCAGTTGTGCCGATGCTGCTTTGGAAGAGGCAGGGTTGCGCTATGATGTAAACCTGGTTCAGCATGATGGTCTGCAGTTCATGCAGAATACCTGGAATTTCTTCGATTTCATCTACTTGGATGGACCAGATGATGCTGAGTACACGCTCAAATTGTTTGAGCAGGCTGAGAGACTCTGTAAGTCGGGTGGCATCATTGCTCTTGATGACTGTGAGGATTATGAAGAGGTCGAGCACAAGCAAGATGCTGAGAAGGGTCGTCTGCTGATTCCGGAGTTGCGTAAGAGGAACATTCCCGTGCTCCGCACTGGTAAGAAGGTAGTAGTGGTAAGCGAGCATAGCCTGAGGGTGAAACACTAATGAAGATCTCAGTCGTCCTTACAGTCTGTAATGACAATGCTCGACTGCTCCAAACTTTGCGTGGCTTTAGCCAGCAGGTTGATGCTCCTCTCTGGGAACTGATCGTTGTAAACGACGGTGGCTATGGTGATACGCGAGATGCGGTCCACTACGCCAACAACTGGATGCAGGATGCAGCAGGCTTTGCCGGTCTGCAGTATCACTACCTGCATCCTCGAAGTTCAGACTTCCGCTTAGCCCAGGCCCGAAATATGGGCCTGAGCCATGCTGAAGGAGACCGGGTAATCATCTGCGACTGTGATACTGTCCCGGAGACCAGGTTTGTCCACAAACATGGACAGGAAGGCCGGCCCAAAGACGTTTTTGTGGGCCTTCGTTCTAGGGTGCCTCAGAGCCTCGTAGAGGGGTCTTTGGATATCAGGGTCCATGATAGCTTCTGGGCTGAGAATGCCACTGTGAAGGACATCAGGCTCGACGAGAGCACCGTCTTTGGCCGTACCTATGCCCAGCTGCCCGATGTGCCCAATCCTTGGGTGGTCTGCTGGGGGTGTAATTTCTCTGCATCGGCAGATGCGATGCGAAGAATGGGTGGTTTCGATGAGTCCTTCATAGGCTGGGGTGGTGAGGATGAAGATATGGCCGAGCGGTTGCACCGCTCTGGCCTGGCCTTCCACAGAACTGATGCTCTTGTGTATCATCTGGATCATGACTTGCGGACCCCACAGACGGCGTCTCATCACTTCAAACCTGGTCAACGTACAGTGGTAAGGAATGGTGGACCTATCCCTCGCAGGAGTCCTGATTACCTATGAGTGCTCATTGCTGCATTCTCAGCTACAAGATGGCTGAGCTAACCGATCGCACAGTTGACAATCTTCTCAACTGTGGATGGGAAATAGGCAGGAATCTCTTTGTTTACGAGAATGGTAGCGAAGACGAGAGTCATAGTGATGTGTCACAGTATGTCACACATTTCACTGGTGGCAACTTGCGTATGACTGGTGGTTGGAACTACATTGTAAAAAAGCACAGGAGTGAGTCTATTGACTGGCTCTGGTTGTGTACCAACGACTTCGAGATCACCGGCGGAGTTCCATCGCCGGACTTCTTCCATCATCGTTTGAAGAATGATGTTGGGTGGTGGCACCCCGCGGTTGAACGAATCCAGGGGTATGCGTACCCCTGGATGTTCTATCAAGGCATTGGGCTTAGAGATGTTCGGATGACAGATTCCATCTGTCCTGCTTTGAACATCAACTTGATCTGGCAAATGATCGGTCCCCAGGCTAATGTGCCTGTCTTTGACCCTGAATTGTATAGGGGTTGGGGTATCGATTATGACACCTGCTACCAAGCCCGTCGGAGAGGCTATCGAGTGGTCATTGATGACAACATCACTGTCAAACATGAAGCCTCCAAGACATATAGCAGCGGTGTGGCGCCAGAGAGTGTGGAGGAGTTCTACAAGAGCGCCTACAGTGAGATGAATAAGCGTCTCACGGAGAAGTACGGGGCTAATTGGCATAAGAGGATCATGGAATGAACGTAGCAGCACTGGTACTCAATCGCAATATGCGTGAGATGACCGAAAGTCTGATCGACAGTATCCGTCAGACCACGCATGATGTTGAAGTAACGATCTTCAACATCGATGCCGATTCGGATGCTGACGAGGTGACTAGGAATGCTGACCACAACCTGATGTTGCGTGAGAACAATCGTTGGGCCTGGTCTTTCCATGAGGCTATTAAGTCAATCTGGTTCAATGGGGAGTACAATTTTGACCATTACTGGTGTCTCTGTAATGATGCTCAGATTGTGGACGATGGAACGCTAGATAGGCTTGTCGCCGACATGCCGCCGGCGACTGCGCAGATTCATCCGTACCAGAAGAGCCATCCTGCAACTAGTGCGCAGGGGAAAAGGGGATCTGGTGTACGGAATACCTCTTTTGTCGAGTTTGTTTGTCCTTTGCTGAGTGGCTCCTTTGTTCGTAGCTGCTTTGAAGAGTTCAAGATGCCCGGCATTAGCAAGGACTTCATGTATGGTTGGGGCGTGGATTACGAGATGGCCTACCTGGGCCATCGGTTGGGATTCAAGTCGTACATCCATCAGGATGTAGGTATTTTGCACCAACCAGGTACCACGCATATCAACCACGAAAAAGCCAAGGTCGAGCCGAACGAAGAAATGCGTAAGAAAGCTCGCAATAACATGCTTTATGAGTTGGAGCGTCGTTACGGCATACACTGGGGTGAGGTGTTTGCCGAGGGCGCACGGGAAGCTGGCGTAGACCCGAAGGATTTCCTTGAGTGGTCCAGCTATGACCGTATGCTTTCTGTTTCAGGAGCACGTGCATGACCAACCAGTACCTTAAGGGTGCTCGACAGCGGTGGCTTGGTGGAGAAGAAGAACTCAAGCATCGTGTTGGCTACAACCAGTTCGATAAAGCCAGCGTTGACTGGTATCGTGAGCAGATCTTCGATCATATGCTAGATGGTGGACTGGATGCTGTGGGTAGCTGTCCTGCTGAGACCATCCTGGACTATGGTTGCGGTGTTGGTCGTCTTCTGCTGCCCCTTTCTGCACAACTTGGTGGTATTTGGTACGGGGTTGATATTTCCCCAGATATGATTCAGGTTGTTTCCGACAAGATTGGGGATGGAGATGCTGATAACGTAGCAGGAGTAGCCACCGCTGACGGCGATGGTATTCCTGAGGGATTTGTGGAACCCCACAGTGTGGACCATATCTACTCGGTGATCACCTTCCAGCACATCGCCGATCATTCTGTGGTTCGGAGCATTTTGGCTTCGTGGAGACGGTGTTTGGTGCAGGGTGGCTGGTTTACCTTGCAGGTGAAGAAGTATCGAGATGGTCTACGGCCGTGGGACTATGTCCCGCCGGCCAGTGGGGAGCCAGATTCCACTGGGTACGATGAGCTTCCTGAACACCTCCAAGCCGAGGAGGGATGCGCCTACACACATGAGGAAATTGTCCGGGTATGTGAGGAGGCGGGCCTTCATGCGCTAAACACCTGGGAGACGGAACCGATTGATGATCATGGTGAGTGGTTGTGGGTTAGTGGGTTTAGACAGAGATGAGCACCCAGTACTCCTACAACGTTTTCTCTAGTGATGAGCATCAGCTAGCAATTGCCTGGAAGCAGAGGGCTGGTTGCACCACAATCAAGAGGTGGTGGGCTAACCTTATTGGCTTGTCTGGAGCTAATGAAATGGGCATTGGCGAGCTGCATAATTGCATGGGATATGCCGAGAATTCTGAGTGGTGGTGTCCTATCCATCGATTGGATTACAAGAAGGACTTTTATGTGTTCACCAGGCATCCTTGGGATCGTCTGGTCAGTGCATTTTTGAACAAGTTCATTCAGCAAGATCTGCTCTACATTGACCGTAATTGTGTGTACCAGGAAGACTTTAAGAACTGGTGTTTCCTCGACTTCGTACGGGCCGTCTGTAGATACGACCCGTACGCGCTCGATGCACACTACCAACCTCAGGTTCTTGGTTGGGATTTGAATACCAGAACCTCTGGGGATACAGTGATCATCCCGCTAGAGGATCCGTTGGCAGTGAGGGATTTTGCTCGCTACTACGGCACTCCCTGGCCAAAGGTCGAAAATGCCATGGCCTATTTTGGTGTAAATGAGTCTCAGTTGTGGGACTATACGGTCGAACATCTACAGCAACGGTGTAAGCATAAGAATGGGAAGGTTCCCTTCCCTAGTTATTTCTACCATCCTGATGCTTATCGGTTGCTGTCTTTGTCATTTCATAAGGACTTCCGTCAGCTAGGATACTAATGCTACCTACAGTCAGCATCGTCATTCCGATATGGAATAGAGAACATACTTTGGACCAGTGCATCAAGAGTCTGGTTGACCAAGACTATGATGGGTCTATTGATGTGTTGCTGGTAGACGATCAGTCTGTTGATGGAACTGCAGCTCTTGCTCACAGGTGGGCTGAGCTTGCTAGAATGCATCCCAGAGAACGGACTGTGCGACTCCAGTTTGGACCTGGTCGGTCCAACTGGAGGCCTGGTGCAATCCACCGTCCGTTCTTTGAGCATGCGCTTACCAGCAAGGCAGACTATGTGGCTTATCAGTTTTCTGATGACTACAGTAGTCGGTCTCGCATCTCTATGCAGATTGAGGGAATGCAGAAGTGGCAGCGCGATTGGTCATTCTGTGGCAGGACGATCTTTGTGAATGCCGGTGGCCAGGAGAATCGCAGGGTGTTGCACGATTTTGATCGTGCGACTAAGATGGTGCCTGCGACTGGACCTACGTTGCCCGTCTACAGCTTCCTAGTGAAGCGTGAACCGTTTGTGAGTTCTGGGGCATGTGACTATCCCATGCATGCTGGTGCATGTGCGGAAGCATGGATCATTGCTCATTGCGGAATCATGGGTGATCCTTATGTGGTGCCCTGTAGTTTCTTCTTCCGAGAGCATAATGAGGCTCTGGGACACGGGCAAGGCCCGCAGTCCCAGACCTACAAAGATGCTGTAGCTCATACTGGATTCCTGGAGCAGGATCATTGGCTACTTTGGCGCCATATTGAGCATGTGTACAATGAAAGAGTGGGCGAAGCCCGCAAGGAGAGGTAAGTGTTCAATCTTGTCATTCCCGTGGCCGGTCAAGGCAGTCGGTTTATGGAAGCCGGGTATGATGCCAGCATTCCCAAGCCTCTGATCGTTGTCGAGAACGGTGTTACTGGTGATTCCAAGACGCTATTGCAGTGGTCGCTGGACGGTCTTCCGATGGAGCTTGTGAAGAACTGTATCTTGGTTACGAATCGTGAGAATGACCAGCAGATTCGCAGAGCAGTACATCAGATGCGTGATCAGTATCCGCGGACGGAGTTTCAGGCGGTTATTGATCCGGATCCTCGTGGCCAAGCTAGTAGTGCCCGTGTGGGGATTGCTGAAGCGATTTCCATCGACAAGAAAAGCCCTCTCATGATTGCCAACTGTGATCAATGGGTGAAACCTTTGGGTAATAGAGGTTGGGCTAAGCTGTATCAGGTTCTAGCGGGAGATGTGGATTTCATGGTTCCCACGTTCTCAGCAGACGAGAGTAAGTGGAGTTTTGCATGTGTTGAGGACAAAACAAAGTACATTGCTGCCTGTGTGGAGAAGCCGGTTGTGAAGCCGGCGTGTTCCGAGGCGATTGTTGGTATCTTTGTGTATGCTTCAACCTCGATGGCTGATAAAGCCATTGAGGAAATGATGCGTGTGGGTGATATGGTGAATGGGGAGTTTTACATTGCCCCTTCTTTGAACTATTTGATTCGCAAGAAGTTCATTGGCCAAACTCTGTCGTGTGTAATGCGAGGCATTGGCACGCCGGAGGATGTGGAGAAGTTCTCAAGCTGCGATATTAGTGTATATCCTAAGCAAAGTGCTACGCCCTTTGGTATGAAGGATACAGGCTAGGGTAAGTAGCATGAAGATCCGGGCTGTCGTATTCGATTTGGATGGCGTCCTGTTCGATGCATGTGACCTGCACTACCAGGCCTTGAATAAGGCTCTGGAAAGAGCAGGACATGACCCTATTAGTCGTGGAGACCATAAGGGTAAGTTTGATGGACTGCCGACCAATGTGAAGATGAAGATGCTTGGTATCGAGGGAAAAGAGGCAACGCGCATCTGGCAGCTTAAGCAGGACTGTACTTCAGAAATGCTTGCTGAGGTTGTGCGAATTGATACCGGCACGGTGGCCCTATTGCAGGGCCTCCGTGACCGTGGGTACAAACTGGGCTGTGCCTCCAATTCCATTCGTCAGTCTGTTGATCTGATGGTCACTGGTGTTGGTGCTATGCCATTCATGGAATTCACTCTTTCTAATGAGGATGTCGATAACCCAAAGCCCCATCCGGACATTTACCTCGAGGCCTGCCGTAGGTTGGAGCTTGAGCCGGCTGAGGTTCTAGTAGTTGAAGACAACATCAATGGTCAGAGAGCCTGCCTAGAGGCAGGCTGTCGTCTCTGTGCTGTGAAGAATCCGGAAGAGGTAACAATTGAGCGAATCCTCGGCGCAATCCGAGACCACGAAGCTGTTCGCGACTTCGTGCCTACACCTGGTAGGCACAATCAGCGAGACTGAGGAGCGGTTCCATGAGGAACTGCGTGATATTCCCATCGGGTCTCGTATCGTCCTACTGGGCGATATCATCGACCCTGTACAGGACTGGGAGAAAGCAGACCGCAGACTCAGTAATGCCCTTAGTGCATACGAAGTCACGTTCGTGCCTGGGAACAATGACTGGTGGCAAAGCTGGATGAAGAAGTCTCTTCTCAGTGAGAAGCACTACTATCAGCAGAAGCCGATACCAGACGTTGCTCTTCTGGAGGGTGGTAATTATGGCTCACTTCCCTGGTCTCACCACCATGACACTTTGACTCGTGAGCAAGAGGGCCAGCATGCTCAGCTTATGGCCATCACTGCTGGTGATGCCCACATTCTCATGTCCCATTTCCCGTTTTTCTCTAATCAGGTAGCCAAGGAAATCTGGAAAGACTCTCTGGATATGACTAAGATTGAGCACCTGGTGTTTGGACACCTGCACCAGGAATACTTCTCGTCTCTACCGCGTACCTTCATGGGTCGTACGGTACAACTAGTGAGTGATCATGATGTCCAAGTCCTCCACGAAATCCACCCAGTCTCCTAGAGTAGAGTCGAGAGAGGACGGAGCTGGTCTACTCATTGAGCCCCGGCTTAGTCCCGAGGAGCGCAAAGAGCTGGAGAGGTCTCCGCTTATGAATTACCACGTGTACATGGACCATCGTCAGCATGGTGACTCCCATAAGTTGTCCATCGTCATAGCTTTGAACGAGTGGCGCCTGATGGAGTCTGGGATGACTTGGTCTCAGTACAGACGAATGAATGAATTCGCCAATGCCTAAGTATCGACCTTGCTGCAAGTGTTTTCTCCCGATCAGGTCCAATGATGTGCCTGCTAAGGGGTGCTTTCACTGTGATAGCCCGCCGACTGTTGGGCCGGGTCATGAGCTTGATGATCGTCAGATTGATCAGATTTGTCAGCTCATTGATTCTCCGACACGCAGGCGCTATTGGCTCCTGCGTGATACGGATGAGAGTCACAACATGGCTATCATGATCGTGGAACGCAATGGGCCGGCGGGCAAGGTTCCTGGCTCCCAGACCCCTTGCCCGAAGAGGAAAGCGTGATGGACAGACTACACAAAGACGTAGAAGAGTTCGAGGGAGAGAATGCCTGTCGTGAGTTTGGCGCCAGTCATCAAGCTAACCCTGGTTCCCTGATGTCTGATGCCAAAATCGATATGGCCTATCAGCTTGGGTATGACGGGGTGTGGACAGATGTCCCGCCTGGACTTCGTGTGAAGGCCATGCAGGCCTTTGAAGCTGGTCGAGAGCATGAGAAGCGTTGCCAGTAGCGCCTATACGGAGTAAGCATGAGCGAGCGACATTTGGCCACACGCTACTGGTATAGGATTTCACACGATTATCAAATCGTAGAGTACCGAGCTACTTTCTATGAGACTTGTGTGAAATGGGTGGATCATCCGTGGGGCCAGTTCGATTCTGGTTCTCCCGGTGCAGATTTTGAAAATCACTGGGCGGTTGAGCAGCGCTATGGGCCTGACAAAGAGTTTTCTCCCCTAGGTCGTAGTGCCGATGGCTGGGACAGCCTGGAGGGCGATGACAGCTTTGAGACTCGTGAGGAGGCTGAAGCTGAGGCTCTCGAGCGTGTCAAAAACAAGATTGTGTATCTCGAGGAAAGTGCTCAACAGCTTCGCAAGAGATTCAATCTGACCGTCGGGGATCCCTGTGATGGATTTGCTTCCTGAGCTTCTGGGCATTCTAGGTACTGGTCTGCTTCTCTATGGGTATACCCGGCTTGGAAACAGGTGTATCACGGGCTGGGTATTCCAAGGCGTCGGCGATCTCCTATGGATCGCCGCCGGCATCTTGATGGCATCTCCGGCCGTGTGGTTCTCTCAGATCCTCTTCACATTGGTACATCTACGAGGATGGCTGAGATGGCATGCTACATAGCGGAGCGTTGCAGTAACCTATTGGCATGGTTCGATATGACCTAGTGCTAGTAGGAGTGGGTGCAGGAGGTGCAATCAGACTGCACGTTCCCAGTATGCCCTCTGTAATGTGTATAGCCACAATCCGCTCGTTAGTCTGAGTGCTAGTACTAGAGAACGAGGGGTTTAGCGGCTGTATGCCCTTGGAGGCCGGTGATCCAAACGGCACTAGGTGTCTCCAATCCACCTGCGTTCCGAGATGAGAATCCCGGGAGTGTTTAGAGGGTTGCGTTGCTGTGTGATTCGCACACTATCCTGATCATAGAGCTCAAAGCGCGCCACTACAGTGTTTGTACCTCGTTGATATCGCAGCTCCTGCCATCCGTTGGGATCCGAGGCCACATCAATGAATCCGGTGCCTATGACACCGTCCCTGATCTCCTCGAGCATCACCGGGTTCATCTGTATCAGGTCCTGTGCGACGCCGTGGGCAGGAGCTGTATACTCCGCCACCAACATTTTTGTTGGATCTGTGGTTAGATTGGTGATTGCTGAGAAGTTCAGCAATCGTCTGTAGTACCCGTTTCCATGATCTTCCATGGCGGCATACTGGGTACCCCAGCCACTTGTCTTGAACGTCATATCATCCCAGTCCAGGTACAAGTCGTCGGTATCGCTTTCCCTAATGCCTACCGTCGGCGTAGCTCCGGCTACGCCTCCTTCACCTAGGGTTTCAATGAGCAGGGATAGGTGAAATGTCGTGCTGGTTTTGAATGCGTGGAGTACGCTCATGAGATCATCGTCCATATGCGGCGCTGGCGATAGGTCACTACCAATTCAGCAGAGTTCAATGTTGGGTGGTTGAATGATGCGATCCGTCTGTTCAAATTATTCGTGTTGGTTGGTATCCACGATACAACGATGGGTCCCCCATCGTTGTATGTGGGTCTACTAACCGCGTGTTGAACCAATGCAGTTAGGTCAGGGCTTTGGTAGGTATTGCCAGCCGTGAATGGGGGCGTATCCCAGGGCACTGTTGGGGTAAGGCCTTCTACAGATTGCACCTGGTAGACATCAGCTGCACCAGGGAAGTTCTGGAAGTCAAAGTCCACGCCGGTGCCATAGTGTCGGCCACCACCCGCTCCAAAGAATGCTCGTTGCTGGTGCCAGTTAATGAAGTTCGTTCCGTCCACGTTGTAGGGTAGCGTAGACCGAAGGATCAAGAACACATCAGTGTTCGCCGGCAACGAGATCTGGTTGGCCCCAGAGAAGTTGAAGGTCACAAGGCCTGGCGTCAGGGGAATACTGGAAGCTGTGATGGTGTTGGAGCTTGCCAGGATAGACCCTGGGACCGTGAGTCCATTTACAGTCGTCACAGCAGCAATCTGCACCTGCATGTTGCCTGCCGGAGCTCCAACTCTGTTGAGCTGGAGCTGAGCAGATCCAAGGACACCCGGAGAGGCTCCAAGCGTGATACGCTGAGCCATTTGGTCGTTCATGACACCACCGGCAGAGTTGTTCTGCCAGCGAATGGCCCAGGCGCCATTCGTAGCGATAGATGGCAGAGTGTCAGTGATAATAGAGGATGGGCTGTTACGCAGAATGACCTTAAACCTTCCCCATAGCATTGCTCTCCAGGCGGGACCAAAGGTGTTATCGAGCAACGCCTCTGATCTATGGCCAGACATGTCTGAGATAGTAAAGCGAGATGCTTTGGTGCCGACACCACTAGTGAATGCGGCATCCATGTCGATGAGAGCAGATTCTATCTGAGCACCTCGAGGAATGCCGTGCCCTGTGAACTTCCAGAATATGGTCGATTGCAGGCCAATGAAGAAGTTGCCCATGATCAGACTGGGGTCTTGGTAGGGCGTGATGTTGGGACTTTGAAATGCATGAGCCCATGTGTCAGCCTCTGCACGGGCAATGATCCCATTAGTGAGTATCGTAGCCATGGTTATTGGCCTACGATAGTAACGCTGAAGGATTCGGGAAGGTCAACACCAGTGGTGGCGTTAATGATCTCAAGCCAGACCCACGATCCCGCTGGGATCGTGTCGTTGTCTAGCAGAGAGATACTCTGGCCCTGCTGGCTCGTGATAATGCTTCCGCCTGTAACCACTTCTATGCCGGCAGCATTTCTGTCTGATGCAAAGCGTAGGGTAAAGGTGACGGACGGGGTAATGCCGTCGCGCACAACTGCGCGCAATTCATCTATCACGAGTTCTTCCGGCAAGTAGACTTCGCCTACAGCATCATCATTGGTGACAGGATGTTCCAGGAAGAACGTGATGCCTCGTACGACACTGAGTCTCAGTGTGGGTAGAGAGGTAATTTTTGCCATTAGGAACTCACCTTAGCCTTCTCATGTGAGCAGCTAACGGTACTCTGATGGAACCGTTGCAGATCAATGAAGCTGGATCTGGGTTACCACAGGTATATACGTAGAGATTTCTATGTAGTACGATCTGTTCCTCGTCCTCTGGACCCATAATGCGGTAAAATGCCGCACATCTCCATTGTAGCCTTTCCATGGGCACCTCACACTCTATTTCGGCTCCGCATCTCAGATAAGACACAGAAATGGCGTAAACCATTGTCGTGTAACCACTTATCTTTTTTCACCCCCTCTGATGGTACACTAGATCCGAGGAGGATCCAATGGCGCGACTAGCACCCGATTACATCGACAACTATTTCTCCTATGGCCTGAATTTTCGGGACAGGAGGCTGTTTTTGTGGGGCGATGTCGACGAGGACAGCATCAGCCAGTTCGTCATGGGTCTTGAGATCCTGAAGTCTCATGGAAATGACCCTATCGACGTGGTTTTGAGCTCCTGTGGGGGTGACCAGTACGAGATGTGGGCTGCATATGATGCTATCCGCAGCTCCCACCAGCACACGATCCGTGTCACTGCCATTGGCAAGATCATGAGCGCTGCGCCGCTCGTCCTTGCGGCCGGCGACGAGCGCTTCTGCTATCCCCACACCCAGTTCATGTTCCACGAAGAGAGCTATGGACTGGAGGAGCGGCACAATAACGCCAAGGTCACCATGGAGCACTACGAGAAGATGGAGAAGCTCTATGCCAAGGCTATGGCTGAGCGGACGAACAAGAACTACCTGTGGTGGTTCGGCCAGGCCAATCGCCGCGGCAAGGGACTGGACACCTACGCCCTGGCTGAAGAGGTGCTAGAATGGGGCCTAGTGGATGGCATCATCCTCCCTGGTGGAAAGATTAAGCGCTATGGATAGACAACGCCAGTTCCTCTGGGCCCTGGTAGAGGGCACGATCTTGCTGATCGTTGCCCTCTGGATGTCTGGGGGCTATAAGCCGAGCGTTACTGCCTGGTGCTTCATCATGATCTGGTTGCCCTACATCTTGGGCAGGGTGGTACAACAGGTGATGATATCTATTGCGGTGACGAAGGCAAGGGAGGCCCGAGCAGAAGATTATCACCGATCCCGGGCCATTCATACTATCAACAATCAAAGCACTCGCCATCCCAATGGGGATGGCGAGTCGCCTGACTCTTCCTCATGATTCATGATTCCAAAACCTTCCAAGAGACCATTAAAGCGGGTTCTCCTAATGCCAATGTCGAGGCACTCAACACCTTCATCCATGCTCTGGGTCAGTATCTCAATGAGTACTTCCAAGCAGAGCAGGGGGATATCAGAGTGGAGCCAGTCGATGGAGGAGTGCGCGGTCGCATCAAGATTGAAGGAGAGTACAAGGGCTCCTTCGTCTTCATGCTAAAGAAGGATAGCTAACATAGCGGCCGGCTTATGAAAGGAGAGGGTGCCTTTCCTTTACTAACATGCCTGCAGGCACAATATGTTAGGGATCAGTTCGGTACTACCAGACCCTCTAGAAGGCTTTGTGAGAGCATTTCACCCGAACAGGTACCACGAGGGGGTAAAGGCCGACAAAGCGAGCCTAGGCCGTCTCCTCGTCGTCGTATGAAGGCAGCTCACCGAAGAACCGGGCGAGGTCGTCCATCAGGGTGTCCCTGAGGCCTCTCAGGATCGTCTTAGACCCGTGATAGCTGAAGTCACCCTCGTAGTCCTCACCATTGTTGTGCTCGTACGTGATGAGGATCAGGCCGTCACAGCGCTTCTTCAGAGCCTTGATGAGCTCCCTGGTAGAGACCAGGCCCCAGTCAATCTCATCTGAAGCCGGCGGGAGCCTAAGGCTCGAGTGCCGTGATTCGTGCGTCTGCGGACTCGAGTCTCTTTTCGAGTCGGTCAACTGCTTTTTCGAGCTCTCGTCGCTTTTCACGAATGTCCTCCAGTGTGCGGCGCTTGCGCCGCAGTACATCGCGGAGGTCCTGCTGTTGCAGGTAGGTCCCCCACGTCTTACGTGCGGTGGTTTGGATAGCACGGATTGCTGCAGCACTCATTATGCTTCCAGTGCAGCCAGGCGATCCTCGTGGTCATTCTGGCGCTCGAGTGCGGCATTGAGCCGCACACGTAGCGCGTCCAGCTTGGCGGCCTCCGTGGCGATCTCTGTGGACACGTTGCTGATCTGGGTCGTAGCAGCTGCAGTCTTCATCATGCTAGCTACGATAGTCTCGAGCTGCTGGTGACGTGCGAGCAGGTCGGCAGCTTCATCGTCGGGGATTAGGGGCATATTACTCCTCCACCACCGACGTCTCGAGACCGAAGCCTCGGAGGTACGGCGGAGTGTTGACCTCGAACGGGGAGCTGACCCCACCGCTCGACTGCACCCAGTTCAGGGTGCTGAGTACATAGAGAACACCAGAGGTGCCGCCCAGTGCCAGGCCCTGGGACAGGGTCTGGGGCAGGGCGTCTGAGTCGGAATCCCATACCACGTTGGTGAATGCTTCGTCAGTAGCAATCTGGAAGTGCAGATGCCGGCTACCATCGTCTTCGAGAGTGAAGAAGGGATCCGTGCGGAAGTTGTGCAGAGTGGCAAATCGGTAGCCAGAGGGAGCGTCGACGCGCGTGACCACAGAGTGATTGTCCGTGAGCTCACCAGCGGCCTCATAGGTCTTGTCCCAGTCAGCAAGGAAGAGACCGATCTCTTCGGCGCCAATGTAGAAGACCTTCTTACCGTTCTCTTCCACCCAGTTGCGCTGGCGCAGCCAGATACGGATCTGCTGCACCTGCGCTGCAGGGAAGAACCATCTACGGGCCCACGTACTCTCCACTGAAGAGAAGCTGGAAACCTGTGTGAATGAGTCCGAGAGGTCCGGGGCGGTGAACAGACCAAGGATGTCGATGCAGCCCACCGGATGCGGGTTGATGGTCAGGACGTTGGACTCCGGGTTCTGGCTCGGGGGCACACGAACGGTGATCTGAGTCTCCACTGAGTCCACGTCGGAGTCGAGATCGAACTCGATCCGACGGACCCACCGGTCAAGGTTAGTGCCATTGAAGGCGTATGACGGGGTGCCCTCGTCCAACCGCGTCTGCTGGCTGGTGTATTCCCGATCAACTACACCATCGCCATCCTGTTTATCGAACGAGCCAGTCACATCGATCGACAAGTCATCATCGGGGATGATTCGACCCGTGCGAGGGCTGGTGCTGTAGAACTTGGACTGGATAGCGTTCAGGGGCACCGTAGCCTCCCCGAACAAACCGTCCACCATTGCTCGCCGGCTCAAAGGGGTGCCGGAGAGGAAGCTGATGGGGCCAGTGTCACGGAAGGTGTGCCAGTTGGTGATACGAACACCATTTTCGGAACGCACCTGTCGCTGGTACTTGAGCTCCTCCATGAGGTCACTCACTTGCTTGGCGAGGAACTTCACGTCACGGTGTGCCGCGGCGTCCTGTGCGGACACGCGGCTCACCAGAGCATTGTGGAGAGCGCCAAGACCAATTAGGTCATTGCCTGCCTGCTCTGCCAGGCCATCAAGAACCTTGGAATGGATCGTTCCCTGGTAGGGGAAACGAGCCCGCTCAATGGAGGGCGTAAAGAACAGCTCGATATCGCTCGGATTGCTCATTGGGACTCCAGTCTACCCGATCCTTAGGGCGTACTGACGAAGCTTCGGGGTTAGCCCGTTGTCCGCACTGGATCGACGGGAGAGAAGGGCTCGGAACATGATATTTTGCGTAGTCTCTGCGTTGGTGATCCGGTATCTGTATTCCAGATCGAACTCTTCATCGAAAGTACCTGCAGCATAGGTTTCAGTAGAAGGAGAGTAGCGGAGACCATAGAGAAACAAGTCGCTGGTTGCACCAGGTTCGAAATTGACCACCACAGAGCCATCATTGTCGATGGCAAAAGCTGTGTGGTCCTGAGGGAGCACTGCAGTACGCAGGAACTCGATGGTGACCTGACGCATCGGCTGTCTTTCAGCAGTAAGCCGGCTGAAGTATCTGCCACCAGCCAAGAACACGGGGTTATTGTCCGTGTCGAAGAGAGCAGTGATCTTGCGGATCGCGGCATCAGAGAACGAGTCGGGATCCTTGGACTTGACGATGACCTGGTGCCACCCATTGGGCAACTCGGGGCTCTCTGTGAGCTCCGAGATGTCCTGGGTTTCCCCACCAGTTAGAATGGTCACACGCTCACCGGCCTCGGTGTCGAGGCTGAGCGAGCTGAATTCAAACTGTACAGGAGTAGAGCTCTCTACATACACCCAGGCCGAGAAAGTGTCTAGGACCTTCGGAGTCTCGATGTACTTGAAGTCTACATAGGCAGCAATCTGGGCATCCGCGTCTGCACCAGCACCCTGGATATCACCTTGGGGGACACGAGTGATCTTGCCGTTGATGAGATCAATAGCGTAGTCGGGGCCTTCGTTGTACTGCTTGCCAGAGTCGGGGCCATACTTTTCAGTCACCTTAATGGTGCTCTTCACGATTTCATTGGCGCCCGTCGGAACAAAGCGGTACTGGACCTCGAAGCGCTCATCGTCCTCAGCCTCCAAGTTCACCTTAAGAATCACGTTGTTCTGGTAAACCGCCTCGACTAGCGAGGTGATGTCGGGGTCAATGGTGTATGACACCTTGACCGTAGCACCGGAGCTAATGGTGGTTCCAGATGCACGCTTGATCTGGATTGCACCATTCGCATCTTCTTGGAAGACATAGTCAACACCCTCTGTGTACGTGACAGTACTTGCATCATTCGTAACCACTGGTGCGGAGGCACCAGTGCGAATGATCTTGGGATGAGCCAGGCTCTGCAGGGCAAGACCAGTCAGAGTAATCTCCTCATTGGAGATAGACATGGTCTGACGGAATCGCTTTACAGAGTAGACCGCATAGTTCGGAGTCTGATCCGTATTCACGTCGACGTTGTCACCAGGGATGAGATCCATCAGAGCAGCGTTGTAGTCTACAACCTGGTCGATCTCAAGCCAGCTCACAGCTTCATCGTTGTAGTCCTTCGCGGAGATTGAGGCGACTTCCTTGACTACCGCATAGATGTTCTGCGTGTTTCCGTCATTAAATGAGATGTAGGCATCGTTCACGGATCGAAGAATGCGATCCCGTCGGGTATTACGCACCCATGCATTCCTGCCACGCAGGAGCTTGGCAGATCCAAAGATGATGTCCTCAGTCAGAAGACTGTCGGGCTCCAGCCTATAGAAACTAGCACTCTTACGGGTGCTATGTACCTGTGCGCTATCGGCTCTGATGAGCCGACGCACAGTATTAGCCTGGGCAAACTCGATAACCAAAGGATGTTCTGCAACACCACGATTCTGTGGAGAGATAGGACGCCAGTCATCCAGGCGATCGCCATCAGCGTTCGCCCTGGCTACAAAGTAGTCGATCTGGCATCCAGCAGGGATATCTTCCTCAGCCACCAGAGACACCTTGGAGATGGGTCCAGACATGTTCTGCGGCCTGTCGGCTACAGACACTAGCTCAGCTTGTGTAGCACGCCCCATTGTGTAGAAGCCAATATGCTGGAAGCCAAACGAGTACCGATAGTTTCCATCCTCTAGCTGCTCGTCAGGTGTATCCAGTGTACACTTGAATCGGACCAAGCGAACCCGGGTGCTCGGGACGTCGAGGTTTCTCACACGATCAGTACGCTTCAGAACCATAGCCTCCCCGAGACTGAGGAAGTTGACGCCATCAGTACTGGTCAAAACCTGTACCTTCATTGGCCGGGTCAGATGCGGAGCGAGCTTTACCCGCGTAATCGACACCTGCTGAGTCTTGATCCCGGAAATGGGAACAGTGAACTCTATAGTCACCGGCACAGGCCGGTCCACCACCACGTCTTGACGCCAGACATTCACGAGGTCCTGGAACGCGTTACCAAACGGTGCATCCGCTCCCGCCTTGTTATTGAGCACCCGGACTCCCTCGGTCACCGACGGGGTCACACCCCAGGTAGCCTTGGAGAACAGATGGGTCATCTCCAGTTTCCTAGCAGACTGCAATCCAGCAGGCAGTAGAGCCACCTGCTCATCTAGATCGATGCAGTCCTTTGTAGTCAGATCCAGGTTAAGCTTGCTGAGATCTGCGAAGTTGTCGAACAATCCAAAGAACCGATCGTCAGCATTCTTCGTGACAAACAGCAAGTTGTCCAGTGAGCCGAGCAGCTTTTCTAGCTGCCGGCTCTGGGATCTATAGGACGCCATCTGGAAATTGTGACGTGCCAGGATCTCATTACCCAGCGCTAGGGTTTCCTCGAAGAAGAGGGACAGGTCGAATTCGAGCTCCGTGAGGGTCTTATTGAACCCCTCCACGTCCCATTGGCGCCGGCGAGCCTGCGGACGCACCCTCATAAGGGGCATACCAGGCCCGTCAGGGCGTTCTGTCAGCTTGGAGACTCCCGCAGCCAGCTCACGGAGAGAGGGCATACGGCCGGCCTGGAGTGCCTCCAGGACGCCATCAGCCGTCAGAGTGTCGAACTGCCGCTTCGCGATTCCCATGCTGTAATTCTACGCCTCACGGTGAGTGGATCGAGGACGTCCACGCCAAGTAGGATCGTAGGTCTCCTCGTCGGTATCCAGATCGTTGATCATTCTTGCCCCCAGATCCTGGAAGCTGGCGATGATATGGCCTAGGGCCATGCCCATATTGTCGAGCCCATTCCGCTCAAGTAGGGCGTAAGCGAGTATGTTGTGCCTAGCAAAGTCCAACGTGGCCTTTTCGAGAGTGTTCACCATGGCATCAAGATGCTCGTCAGAAATGAGAGCAAGCATGGCCTCGAACTCTTCACGAGCTTTGTCGGCTAGCTTGATGCGATCTTCGTTGGGCTCAGGGTTGAATTCAGTTTCTTCGTTCATCTCTTCTCCAGCGCTGACAGGCACCCCGGGGACCACCCCCGGGGGCCTGCAGCTGGGGGTAGATGGCGTGATACCCTCCGTAGAGGGCATCAGTTTACCTACTCCACCCACACGCGGTTAAAGCACGTGGGGCCATGATCCTTGGCCACGAGGAACAGACCCTGTTGGGGCGGCTCGTAGCGTGCCTTGATAGACAGGGCGTACGGGTTGTATCCAACGACACTGCCATTGATCATTGCGTCCGGCGTGAACTGTAGCTGGTGGTAATGCCCCAGCACATCATAGTCTGCAGGACGCGGGTTGTTCTTGTTCCACTGCTGGATCGACTTGTTCAGGGGAATGGTGAGACCACCAACTCCACCGTAGTAGCGCACGTTATCTCCGTGGTGGAACCGGACACGAGTGTCCATGATGTCCTCGGTGATGAAGTAGCCATCCGTCAGGAGGAAGCGGAAGCGCTTGTCTCCCTCGAAGTACTTCGCGACCTGTCGGTACATGAACCACTCGTAGTTGTTCTTCGCAGCCGTAGAGACGCGGCGCTTGGTCGTAGTACGACCATGGTTGCCGAAACAGCAGGGAACCACGATTTCCTTGAACTTGCCGTGATCAGCAAGGAAGGACAGTCCATCGATCAAATGGTTCTGTGCCAGCTCGAGAGCCTCGAGCGGGTGCAGCCAGTTACTCTCCACCAGCTCATCATGAATGAAGCCGGTGATAAGGTCTCCGATGACAGCGCAAACCATGGTGTCGATCTTGGAGATACTACGCTCCTTATCAACACAGCGGAGAGCGCTCTCCCACATCTTGGTGAGACGCTTTCCGGCGATCTCAGGAGTGTACTCGTTCATGCCGCTGATCGTAGAGGGATCAACCTGCTCTTCGATGTGCCAGTCGCTAGTCACGAAGACTGCGACTGCCTCATCCACACCTGCGCCATGACGCGACTTAATGCCGGTCTTCACCCGCTGGGGCTTAGGCAGCATAGACATCACATCCATCTGCTCCTGCATTTCCCGGAACTGGTCCACCAGATCACGGTTGTGCTTCGAGAGCTTCTTGTTTTTCTGCTCGAGGGTGCGCATCTGGATGTCAGTCTGCACCCTCTCCTTGGGAGAGGGTTCCGGAATCTCGTTCTTGTCCCGGAACTGGAGAAGAGCCAACTTCTCCTCATCTCCCGAAGTGCAGAGGAAGCTACGCTTCATCTCCTCCGGGAATTTCTTTGCGAGTGCCTTACGCGTACGCTTGTCCATATCTACCCCTTAGATGCCGGCATCACTAAGGCCACCTCTCGGCAGCATCAACAGTCGATACCCCTTTAGTACCGGGCTGAAGCGATCCCCGTCCGGCAACGTGGGATCATTAAAGAAGACAGCCCGGAACCTGGCTTCGTACACAGGCCGCTCCGTCTTCATTGCGGTGACGGCATCACCTTGCGGACCACCGTCATCAAGATTGAGAGTAAGGGTCCGCGGGACGATATTGCCGGCGTCGTTGAAGAGCGTCGGATGATCCAGCGGATTCATCCTGATCCAGTCCTGTCCGTTATCAATGGATACGTAGTACTCGATCCACCTACGGTTGTTCGGCAGGACACTGGGGATGAACTCATCCACCCTGAGCTCTATCTTAAGGAGCTCCCTGGGTGAACGGAAAGGCAGAGAGACGAGTTCTGAGCTCGGCTCGAAGCGGTACGAGAAGGCACCGATGTCACGAATGCCGATGGAGTACCGAATGCGATCGTAGAAGGTCTCCTGCCATGTACGAGAGATGATCCATCCTGAATCATCTACGGAAACGGAGGAGGAAGATGCGCCTTTGGCGCCAATGCCCAGGAACCCGGAACGCCCACCCTTAGTGCGGTTGGCGCTTAGCGAGAAACCCTGCGTCTCACCAGCAAGCTCTCCAGCGTTGACCTGGTCGGAGACCAGCTGCAACGTCTGGAGATACGAGAACCGGACTTCTCGAGTGAGGGACTGGAAGTAGGTCTTAGTCCCCATCTCTCACCTGCCAGCCTTCAATATGAATATCGGCAAGCAGACGAGTGATGGTGTCCGGATCATGGTGCAGTTGAATGACGGGGCCATCGCTTACATACGCGATCTCGTATGTATCGAGGGTCTCAGTCACGCGCAGGAAATTGGTCCCGCGGGCTGCGAAGGTGATCTTCTTGATTGCCATCTACGTCTACCTTGGATCCTATCCTAACCCGGAGTCAGAAAGGATCTCAACATTTCTACCCAGAATTACTTACTCACGGTCTTCGTCAACTGTCGACGAAGCTGAACAATCACGCGCTGGTACGGGTTAGGGACTGGCGTTCTCTGCCGGATCTTGAACTTGATCAGTCGCACGGTACGTACCGGGAAGCTCCAGAAACCCTGGCCCCTGTAGGCATATCGGTTGGGAGACAGGACCACCTTGGCCTCTTCCGGGGACAGCTCTTCATTGGCCTCATCGGTTAGGGTGTTCTCGAACTGGTTGGTCGCGAACCCCTCGATCAGCTCAAAGGCCGAGCTCTCATCGGGAGAAGTGGAGATTTCGAAGACTTCCAGCCATGCAGTCTCGTCGAAGTTGTATGGATTCAGCGTCAGGAAGTTCAGTGGCTGAGGAGACGGCAGTCTGAGCTGGATCTCGATCTCAAGATCGAATCTATCGATCTCTGCGGAAGCTGCCTTAGCCCTCAGTGTGTCGGGAGTGGCAGGATCATCCAGGGGTTCCGGCTCCCGAAGGACATTCGAGGAGCTAGGCTGTGCCGAGTTAGGCAGAAGGGCGTCTATAGCGCCCTTGGCATACTCCTGAATGAAGTATCGGTCATCCGGGTTGCCGTTGGTGCCTTCGATGGGATTGCCGCGTGCAAGCCGGCTGAGCTCCTCAGCACGCTGCACCACTTCACACTCCCAGAAGGTATCGGGGTTGCCGTCCAGCATCTTACGACGCTGTTCGGCTTTCTCTTCCTGAGTGGCCCCACGATCAATGACCAGGATGTCTTCGGGCTTATAGGGCAGGCCGTCTCTGTTAACGTCTTCGTTGAGACGTCGCAGATCCCCTACCTGATCGAAGAAACCACCTTGCTCGAGGTCCAGGACACGAATACCACCGTCACCCTGACGAGCTACGCCGGGCTTCGCTTTCTCCTCGAGGTGGAACTGACCACCTTCAGGGCGAGCCTTGCCAAGGAAGTCGAAGAAGTTCCCCTCATAGAAACGGTTGGTGTTGTCGGGAGTAGGCCCTGTGGTGATGTTCTGATTCAGCGGCTTGACCTGCACCTGGACATTATCCGGGTTGATCAGATTGAGCGCTTCTGCTCTGGCTAGCGTCACTGCACCCTGACCAGTAATAACCTGTGCCTGAGGGTTCTGGAGGGCGAAGTTCACATCCACCAGTGACAGATCATTGAAGTCGTCGCCGGCTACAATCAGCTGCTCGTTCAACTGTCCACTCTTGAGCCTGACATCAATGACCTTGGAAGCCGCAACGGAGACTCGCTCGCGCAGGTCATTAACCAGCACAGATCCCATATTGCTGGCGGCAACAGCCATCTCGTTCAGGGCCTCGAGCTCCTGGAAGCCAGCAGTGATATCGTTCTCGATCATGTCCATGAGCTCGTTCCACTCACGGACAGAGGGAAGTGCTGTCTTACTGAGCAGGACTCTATCAAGATCGATGTTAGTGGTCCCACCAGACTGAAAGAACTGCTTGAACAGTTCAGCCATCTTCTGCCTGAGGGTAGAAAGGTCGGCGCTCTCCGTGAGGCTCTCACGGAGGCGCTGCATGAACATACCTAGACGTGCGTTAGCCAGGCGGGACTGGTTGGGATTGCGGAGCTTGAACATCTACTTCTTCTTGGGCTTCTTGCCGGTCTTTAGTGACTGACCACTTCTGTCCTGCGCGATACGGGCAGCCTTTTCACGAGACATACCCTCTTCGCGCAGAGCACGGTAGATCTTGTCGACCTTGCTGCCCTTGGGCATTAGTAGCCCTTCTTCTTGCCCTTCTTGGAGGGCTTTTTCTTGGGTCGGTCCTTCTTCTTGGCCATATTAACCACCCTTCGGTTCGGGGGCACCAGGAGCCCGACTGGGGCCACCGGGCCATTCTTTTCTGTCCTGCTTGCCCTCGCGATACTCCTTCTGAGCTTCGCGGACGATTTTCGTCTTGTCGCGATTGTCTCGCGCGGGCATTTTCTGACGTCTTTTCGGTTCGGGCATTGGATCTCCTTACAGGCTTGTAGTCTTTAGCTTGAGCTTGTAGTCCACCAGCTTAGGGGTAACCTCCGTGAGCACGGGGATGTTGCTACGGAGGACCGCTTTCAACTGCAGGTACTGAGCTCTCCAGCTGTAGAATACCTCGATCTTAGCACCCTGAATAGGCGTATTGAAGTACAAACGCCTACCAGCGTGGATGAATTGGAACCTTCTACCACTCTCCTGGATAGGGGTAAATGCCTGATGTTCCAGGGTTAGATAGTTGGTCAGATTGAAGGCCTTCTGGTCGTTGACGAATACCTGGACCGGCTCATAGATGTTGGAGTTGAGGCCATAAAGGACTCCATCAATCTCCACACCCTCGCCGGCTGCGTAACCGATACCGGTTCCGCTGCCGACGTAATTCTTTTCCAGCGTGATCTGCACAGCAGAGTCAATTGACGCAATCTTGTAGACCACGCTATCACCCTTCGCCCTGAAGACGTTGATCTTGTCGGCGTCGAGTTGGGTGAAGTCAGTCCCCGTACCAATCACAATCGGGGACCCATCAGTGAGTTCGACGGTGGATCCGTCGGCCGAGGTGATATCTGTCTGGCTCGGGGAGAAGCGCCAGCGTGCGTCGTTCTCGTCGTCCTGGAGCCACTGGGACGAATTGAGGATCTCACGCTCGATATACGGATAGGCACTTAGCAAGATGCTGGAATTCCTATCCGTTTCGCTGAACTCGTCAGCATCAGAGAGCGGGGTGGATACCACATTGGCATCTAGATCCAGCTTCGTCGACCCAATGGTCGCCGGATAGGTGATGGTGTATACCGCATTGGGGTCGTAAGCACCGGGCACCACCACCAACTTAGCGCGGCCATTCTTCGTAGAGTCCACCGTTAGTGTGTACTCGGAGAACAAGAGGCGCACACCATTGCGCCTCACCACTGCACCAAGGCTATCCACAGGGAAGCGGGTCCATCCGGTTCTGGTGCGACGATCAACGAAGATGTACTCATCCTGCACCGTCCTGTTGGCTACGTTAGCCGGCAGAATGGGGAAGGACTGGTTGTCAGCCACGGCAATTTCGTACTCTACGGAGGTACGACGATAGATGCCGTGAGGGTCCCGATAGGTCACATGCTCCTCGTTGGTATCAAGCTCCACGGAAAGCACAGTAGCACCAGGGTTCATCTTCGGAGACGAGTAGAAGGCGAAGGGCTCATACAGCACTTGGTTGAGTGCGATCTGGCGAATGCCATACATGTACTCATACTTACGCACATCCAGCACGTCGTTGTTATCCGGAACCTGTGTTCCATCCACAGGTTCCTTCACTTCTCCCTGCTTGGAGGGATCAGTCTCGGAGAACACCTTGCCCTGAGCGTCCAGGAGCTTAGAGGAGAGCTCGTAGCGCTTAGTACGCTCCTCGCGGAGTGCCATATCGGCAAGCTCCTCATTCACAAGCTCCAGTGCGTTCAGGTGCGCGAGCTTGGAGGGATCTGCCTCCACCTTGCCGGCGCCTTCAGTATCGAGTCGGATCGTATGAATCGTGCTATCGAACTTAGAGTCCAGCACCTGCTCCCAGAACACATGGTTCGCTGCAGTCTTCCTGGGAAGATGGTAGATGTTCCGAGTGTAATTGGGCTGCTCAATAACAATGATGATCTCGGACATCATACGAGGAGAGAAATCGAACTCGAGCCATCCTAGGGTGGACTCAGTAACCGCGAAGTCCGGGATTGTCTCCCAGTGATCATCGGTCTCTGACGTCTTGTATGCCACATCGACGATCTTGACCGGGAACTGCCCAAAGGGCAGGATCCGGACATTGTTGATACGCGACGTCTGGCTCAGCTTGAGCTTGACCTCACCGATCGCACCTTGTGAGCGGCGCACGCCCCACGAAGCGCTATAGTCCTGGAGAATCACGCCGTCTGCCAAGACCATCTCCGCCCAGAACGTATCCGGATCACCGTCGAGCATGTTCTCGGGCTTAAAGTCCTTAATCATCCCGCCAGCCACGCCACCGCCCACATTCTCAGTGGTCACCGTAGTCTGTTTCAAATTCACATTCCGTCCCTCAAGGCGGGCGCGTCGGCGGGCAGGGAGCTCCAGTCTTTGGACACTTGTGTCCACCTTAGCGCGCGGAGGACGGTCAGCCTCATTGCGACCATCGATGAAGTCCACAAAGCGGACATCCTGGTACTCGGGGTTTTCCTGCAGGAACTGGTAAACCCGTACCTGCTGGATGATCTTGTGCAGTGCAGAACGAGCTCTAATGAGCTCGTTCTGTGTAATCTGACCCTGGCTCTTCACCTGCTGATCGATTGCACGCACCTGGGTGTACATGGTAACCATGTCCAGATAGATGCGCTGCTGGATATCGTTCCACAGCTGTGACGAAACTCGTGCGACAGGCGTAACCTTGATGGGGAAGAACGTCGGACCTCGGGGGTCCTCGTTTACCTTCTCTGACACCTCTCTAGACAGCTTACGTAGATCTGTGGTGTTTCCACGCTCCTGTAGCTGCTCTAGCAATGCATCAATGGCATTACGCTGTGCGCCGGGGAGGGTGTCAAGAAGTGCATCGAGCAGGGGCACTAGTCTGCCCTCCTGAAGTTCACCAGCGGCACCACGCCGAAGGCGATGTGTCGCTTAATGCGTTCCATGAGCTCGTCTTTAGTCATAGCAGTACGAACGGAGTCCGGTAGATCCACGAGGACAACCGCGTTCCCAGGATACGGGACCCCATCCAGATTACCAAGATCGGTAACAGCCTGCATGGCTCGATTGAGCTTCTTGCTTCGCTCGAGCTCATCATCCTTGAGACCACCGCCCACTGTCCTAGTGTCCGTAATGCTCACGTCATCGACCACATTGGCCTGACGAACCTGTAGTGCTCCCAGGAGGAGCACCGGCTCATCATCGCTGACCTCGATCTGAGAGATAGCACCATCCAGCGTAGGAGCCACGCTATGGAAAACACACTCCTCCCAGGTACGGCCGAGGGAATCACCCTGAGGCCGTAGGAAGTAGACGATATGCTGCCCAATGAACTGAGGTAGTTGATCCACCGAAGGATTGACATTGATTCCCTTGTACACCAGGCTCGTTTCCTTGTAGGTAAAGGAAAGGAGCGTGGGGTCACCAGGATCTAGTTCTGTGGCCAGGAAAATGAAGCCGTTCTCAACATCAACATCCTCGATAATGCTGGAGGGCTGGGCGATGCCATTGACACGGACGACGATATTGTTGTGGAGCCAGTAGAGAGGCCGGCGCGGAGCTCGTAGAGTCCTGCCGTCCACAAACACCGGACGCACATCCTGAATATCCACGTAGGGCTTACCGTAGTAGTGAGACCAGGGCTGGTCAGTGTATTCCGGCACACGGAACACATGTCGGACTCCATTCAAGACCTTCACCACCTCGCCCACAGACACACGTCCATACCACGGCTTTCTACGATCATCCTCATACGGGGCCAGAAGCCTGAGGCGAGTCTGGGTCTGGTAGGAGAACGAGTGACCATTGAGTCGAACGATAGCACCAAGGTCGGGGGAGAAGTCCCCATCATTCAGGAACAAATCGTTACTGACCAGCTCAGGCAACTGATTGAGCTCGACAGCGAAGTATCGCTGTGAGCTCTGGTTAATCTCTTCCACTACCTCTTTGATGGAGCGCCCGACATAGTTAACCTCATGCCAGGTAGGACTCTCCCAGAGGCGCACCTTAGCGGAGGTCAAGACGATATCTGTAGTCTGGATATCGTCGTTGGGCGTGTAGATCGCGAGTGCAGGAGCACGGTTGAAGGCAGGACTTTCCAGCAGAAAGTCGGGGACGAAGCCAGTGGGTGTACTTCCGACGGCCGGCGTGCTACCACCACTAATTGACCCACCTGAGGACGGTGCCTCTTCAGAGCCTGAGTCACCACCTGCACCACCTGCACCACCTCCTGATCCGGAGCCAGCGGTCTCAATGAAGAAGTCCTCGTTAAAGGCGCTATTGTACTCGGCAACCATTGGTGTTTACTGCATGCGCTGCATGAGCAAGAAGGCAGTGTTCATGTCTACCGTGGAGTCGGAGCTACCGTCGACCTTGTCGAGGCGCATGTCAATGATGTCGCCATCCGAGCACAAGACAAAGACTTCGCCTGCAACAGAGTTAGTGGAGTCGATACCCCCAAGACTCTCATGGACCGACATATACAGGCTAGGTGCGTTGAGTAGCACTGAACCGTTCCTGTAGATGCTGAGGCTATACTGCCCATCCCCAGACCATCTACCAGGCTCCAATGCACCACCGTAGGAAATGCGATAGTAGCCATTCCCGTTAGTGGGGACAGTCCATCTTCCAGTCCCTGCGGTGCCAGACAATACACCACTGGGCGCAGCACTGGCAGTCTTGAGGTCGTAGGTCACGATGGCCTCACCAGAGATGAGGCTAAAGTTCGTCCTCTGATACATGCTGAAGCTGCCCCATAGCTGAGTCAAGCTAGCCAGCGACGAGCGCAGATCAGCAGCAGAGATCTCGCCGGCAGAGTTGTCGGCGAGAACTGTCAGCATCTGCGCATATGTACGAAGAGTTTCAGCCATGATTACCTCACGATGCGGAGGTCATAAAAGCCTCCAGTATCCAGATTCATATCAAACTCGAAACGGGTCAGATCCCCGCTCTCATCGAGCTCGAAGATCGGGACCGGGTTGATTACCTCTCGCTTGCCCGGGACAGTCTTGAAGCTGTCCTGGGCATCAGCACCATTGTAGACCACGAATCGAGTCTCACCGAGAGGAATACGCTCGGTATACAAAACGACCGAGAAGGTGTTGGTAGGCAGAGTCGAACCGTAGTAGTCCAGCCTGGAGACGGTAATGTCCCAGGGGAAAACCTCGAGCGGGATGGTTCGACCCTGTCTGTCCTGCACCTGGATGGATTTCCTGATGAGATCGGCATCAGTAGCATCGGTCGCATCGGGCTGGTAGACATAGAACCGCCCGCGACCAACAAGGTACTTGAAGAAGAGCGGCACGGGCTGCTTGAACTGCCGGCGCATGACCGAGCGGTTCGAGATGTAGACCTCCTTGGTATCGAACTGAGGCGAGTAGTAGAACTCGCCGCTGTTCTGACCAGTAATCGTCGGATCCGTCTGAATGAATCGTCCCTGGTTATAGAAGGCGATGTTCGCTGCCTCACGGTCAGACATGTCCGTTAGGGACACGTTATTGGGCACGCTCATCGGGGGAGCGCCCAGCAACGCCAGGTTCACACCGCCATCCGGGACTCGATTACCAATCCGGAAGGGGCCCTTGGTCTTACATGCCTGGCTCTCATACTTCGATGCGTCGATTTCCCGACTGTAGATATCGGTGTACTTGAACGCACACTCCGCCGGCCAGGTCTTTCCATATACCTCCACGCCAACCGAGACACCCCCAACAGCTCCGGTGGGCGTCAGAATGTGCTTGCGATTCACATAGGTGTGGCGCACGTTGGCTGCTGCCAACGAGCTGCCACCCCAGATCACATTTTCATTCGGGTCGCTCTTGACGCCTGTGAGACTGGTTAGGCTATCGTACAGGCCGGTATCCAGAAGCTCACGATGGAAGGCAACCTCATCCAGAAGACCCCAGAGGCCGAAGCCGAGCTCCACCGGCAGGTCGCTGAGATCCGGGATACCCAGCGACATGGAGCTCTCTTCCCAGGCGCCAGTACCGACCCTGGTCCGAACGAGGTTGCCCGTGACGTCCAGCTGCACCCAGGCAGGACGCCACTTGTTGACGCCCAGCAGCTGCCCGGTATGGATATGTTCACCGCCCGGCACCGTGACCTTGAGCTGGCCCTCAGTGTCGATAGCGACATCCAGGCCGGTGCCATGGGCCCAGACACTGGAGTCAGCACTGGGGTTGGCATAGGCCTTGGTGAAGAAGGAGATAGTGATGCCGGTGTTAGGCTCCAGCTCGCCCTTCTGGGCGATCTGAGCTCCACCCTGGGCGCCAACGACGTACAGAGAGCGCCCGAAGTACCCATCGGCACCGCGGACAGTGTTGCGTCGCTTGGACTCTAGGACGACCGGGTAGTGGCCGTACAGGGACTTGTCCACAATGGAGCCCTGCTGGGCATCCATGTGAGCAAGGAGTCGGGTGCTATCGCGTAGGGGCCAGTTGGTATCCAACCCGAAGAACGGGTCAGCAATACCAAGCTCGACTACCCTTCGTTCCGAGTCGGGAGCTTGTGCCCGGGTCCGTCCTTCCGCAAGTCGGACCGCTCCCGCGGAATCAGCTGATCCGGGGTCGGCCCCTTGCGCGACTTGGACTTGTTCCCCGTCGCCGTACGCTGCGAATTGGACTTGGGATTCTTTTTGGCCACAGATCTCTCCATTCAGCAAAATTTCTAGTGCGTCTCTATCAGGATACTGCACGATGCCGCCGGCCACATGGTGTAGATCCCCCATAGTCAGAGGGAACTCACCAGTCAGTGCCTCTTCCGTGGTGCCATCCGAGACGCGAATGAACGGCCTACCATCGGCATTTAGACCCAGCTGAAGTCCTTCACCAGTGCTCTTGGTGGACAAGAGCAAGGTATCTCCCTCCGTATTGAGACCGTCGACAATGGTCCAGGTCTCCAGGCTACGGTGTGCATCAGCGGCACCAGTAGAGGTGCCGGTGAGCGTAAGCTCAGCCATGTTCTCGAGGTGCAGACGGAAGTGCGAGTCAGCTTCGAATGCTGCAGCAATGAGCTCGAGTGAGCCACCAGAGAACACCAGGCCAACTCGTCGGGTGTCTTGGTAGGTGTCGTTGCGGAACACATGCTGCTGGCCAGTGTTGGCCTGCAGATACGCAGCACCCTTCAGTACCTCCAGGTACCCACGCAACAGCTGGTTACCAGAGCCCGGAGGACTCAGGGTATAGGTGACACCATCACCGGAGTTGCCCCAGACTTCCTGAGCAGACTTGCTGCTATATCCAGCCTCGTCTGCGATGGGCACCTCTACAGTACTGAGGCCAAGAGAAGGTGCCCCAATAACTGTTGGCGAACCGTACACGTTGCCGTAAGGAGGGGCAGCCATACTGGAACCATAAATCGAGGCGACACCAGTATCGGTGCTGTCCTCGGTGTACATCTTGGTGTGATCACTTTCTGTGGGAGGCGTAGCACATAGTGCCTTGGCGCCTTCCTTGATCGTGAGGGCCACATTGGTACCTCCCACCTTCGGTCCCCAGCACGGGAAGACATCGAGGGAGGGTTCCTTGAAATCCGTCTTAACGGTGAGCTGGTCTACCCGGATGGCCTCTGCAAGGCCACCGGGGCTGGACTGCTCAACCGTGAAACGCAGTGCATCCTTTGCCAGACCATCAATAGCAATATCGCTAAGGCTCACTTCCTGCCGGGGAATGGAGGTGATGCTGACGCTCTTGGCGAGACCCCACGTCTGGCCTCCGTCAGTGGACTTCTCGATCTTCAGTCTTGTAGTGCCAGTGACGGTACTACTACCGCCTCCTTCGAAGTTACCAACTTCCAGGTCACGAATCGTGGACTGTCCACCACCTGTCAGTCGGGGCCCCAGCCATAGACCAGGGTCACCATCGCTGGGCGGCAGTGTGCTAGTCTCGGTGTCTTCCCATTCGAGCTGTTTCACCAGCCCATTCCCATCCAAGACATCCAGGTACACAGAGATCACGCGACCACGGATCTCTACACGAATCTTCTTCCCATCGTCCGGACGGTAGGTAGTAATATCAGCACCAGACGTCCAGGACTGCGAAGCCTTCAGCGAAGCAGTGCTGGTAGTCCTGTCAATCTTGTAGATAAACAGAGAGATACCAGCAAAGGAAGTCAGATCCTGCCAGTCGATCCTATAGTAGTAGCGACTGGATCCATCATCCTTCATAAGGATGTTATTCGCGAACCGATCGGTGCCATTGTCGATAAAGCTTCCGTCACCAGTACGCACACGTCCATAGGTGATCTGGAAATAATGGTCCTCGCGCAACTCTCCAACATGTCCGATGAATCGCACATACTGGTTGGAAGACCACAGCACACCATCGCTCCCGTCGAAGTCAACGTTCAGGCCACCACTGCCTGTACTCGGACCGGCGACATCGCTCCAGATAGTGGGCTCGATAACGAGCAGGTCTATGTTGTCCGTCTTGGAGTCGAAGTCTTCACTGAAGAGGTAGGGGGACTCAAACTGGATCTCACTCTCGCCATGTGACGTGTCCACCAAAACCTTGTTGAATCTATCCACATACCTCTTGGGATAGAAGGCCGGGAGTCGCGTGCTCTGCAAATCCGTAGAGAATCCGAACCCGGTATCGAGCGAATCGGGCACATCTGTGATGGCCTCGTGCTTCTGATACAGATAGTCCATCCGCAGATCAGCAGTCACATCGCCAGTGGAGCCAAGAAGAAGCTTCTTCGTGGCTCCTGTGGCGGAGTCCTGAGTCAATCCATTCTCTGCATATACACCGTCGTTACCCTCGACCCACAACCAGAAGTCGTCACCACGAACAGTGAGACGTACATCCTTGGGTGAGGATTTCATATCCGTCACGACGCCAAGAGCTTCATTGGATTCCAGGTACACACCATCACTGCGCAGTCGAAGCACATCGTGCTTGGATCCGTCATCAAACAGGAGCATAGCGCCCTGCACGGCATCACCAGTAGCGTGATTCAGAACCTGTGCCCTGAACTGCAGGGTGTATCCAATGATGGGGCTTACGTCAGAGAACTTGGTGCCATTGACACCGGTCCCAGACTGCTCGAGGAATAGTGCCTGTCCAGTAGGGTTCAGTTTCAGGTAGCCGGAGAAGACTGCGAACTCGGGATCATGGTTCGCGTCCCATCGGGTCTCAACGGAGTTGGGGATGTCAGCCGGGAACTCTTCCTGCTGATCCCAGCTTGCGACCACCGGCCACTTAGCCCCGATCGCCTGGAAGTTACCAGTCAGCTGCGGGAGGAGGCGCACGGAGCCGCCCTGCACACCCTGCTTGGTGCGATCGCTGAAGACAAAGCCTTGAACCTGGCTGTCTTCAATCTTCTCAATGGACGTTTTCCCGTCCGGGGGCTTAAAGGTCATTCAGGCTGAACTCCTCACCACAAGAGCACTTGATAGGCTGCCCGTGGCGTTGCTCGAGGGTAATCAGTACCCATTCTCCACATTTTGGGCAACCTGTAAAGCCCCCAACATGTGCGCCGGCGCCCTTAGTGGGCGCCAGATCTCCTTCGTTGTCAAACGGCATATACTTTCCACGAAGATCCGGCAGTTCCACTAGGCTAAGCGGATGACCCTCGGGGAAGAGTTCATTGAATTGGACGATAATCATTACGAAAGAGAGATGTCGTACTTGGTGCCAGCATAGCGCAGCAAGCCATCCCATGCCTTTTCATTAGCTTCAATACCACGCCAGAAAGCCCACATAGCACATTCACCAGCATCTATGTTATTAGCCCACGCTTGGCCAAATTGCCACGGCCCGTAGGGATATCCACCAGCGCCCTCGGCCAAGAAGTTTTGCGAGCTCAAGTCCACCAAATCTGCATCTTCGTAGAAGGAGTTGAGCCCAATCCTGAATTGGCTGTCCGTCTCACCATCCCATGACCACATGCAGATGTACCAGTCATTCTGTACCGGGGTGGGTGTTAGAACCTGTGTATAGTCACTAGAGCCATCACTCCATTCAGCAACAAACTGGGTGGAGGTATTGGTCTGCAGGTTCCAGCCAGAACCAAGACTAGCCCCGAAACCAAACCAGTTCCGCTGCACGGAGAAGTCCCCGGTCTGTCGCATCACTGTCATCACCAGAATGGGGCCTTCATACATCCACTGGATCCAGTCATCTACCAGAGGGTGCAGCTCTTCTTGGCGATTGCCATCTCCCAGTGCTTCAGTGAATCCTTCATTTGAACCAAACCTAAAGATCGGCTCGCCATTCAGCTGATTGTCATGCCATGTAGGAGTGTTCGCGTCTGTCCAATCAGGACCTCTATCTACATTGTTCAGGACGTTCAGGACATCGGCACCATCAGTAGCGCCGTTCCGAGCCCGGCGCTCAGCATTGCAGTGCACTCTAAGGCCTGCAAAGTCGTAAACGCTATCGAACTCAATAGAAGAGGGCATTACACCACACTCCAGGAGGACCAGTTGGATTCCGTAGAACCCTTCCACTTGATCCGATATCCATATTCGATATCTTGACGAGCATAGAAGTTCCAGGCCACGTTACCAGGAAGGTTCCCGTAAGTGGTCCAGTCGCGGAACGTAGCTACGTTATCGGGGGTACCGATGTACCGCTGGATGATGAACTGTAGGCCACCGAGCTCGTGGCCATCAGCATTGCGACGTGCGACACCCACCTGATGATGGATCACGGAAGGCTTAACATCAGAGCCAAAGATATTGCCGTCACCCACAGTATCAAAGCGCACAACAAATGGAGCCATGGGAATGATCCCTGTCAGGTCCTGCAAGAGATCATCAATTGCAGTCCCGGAGGAAATAGCCGTAGCCACACGGGCGGTTGCCGCCCGACTGGCTACTAGTCCATTGCCCAGCAGTGCCACATCATCAGGAGACAGGTAGTTGTCTTCATTACCGAGACCCAGTCCCAGTCCGGGAGGACGCAGAACACCAGCATCTTCAGGGGTAGGAATGCTATCCGGGTAAGTTGAAGTACCTTCGGGGCTTCCAACGGGAAGGCCGGACTCGAGGATGTCTTTCAAGCTAGGCATTATGCAGGCACCGTCAAGGTCTCGTAGACATCAGCGAACCGGTTGAAGACCCCGCCAGGCCTAACCGCGATCTGGTCTCCCGCGACCACTGCGAGAAGACTACCACTTGGCCAAGCTCTCTCCTGGATATCTGCGGGGCCACCAGGCATCAGAAGCCGCAGCACCTCAAGAGTCCTGGTGTTTTCCAGGATTACATCTTGAGCAAGGTAGGGAATCTTGAGCGTTCCGCTCAGATTCCCATCCACATCTACATCCAACAGAGAAGTCTGGGACAGGAGCTGGGCACCATTGGCGTGCAGGGTGAACACATAGCTAGGATCATAGAGCGGGGTAGTCTGCTCCACAGACACCCAGAGCTGATCGCCTGATGCAATGGAGGTTCCAAGAAGTTCTGTGAGGCCGATGGCGCCGGCTTGGGTGCCAGGATGGATCACCACAGAACCGGTCTGGAGCGGCTGTGTCACTTCGACATAGTCATCAAAGTTGGTGCCACGGCCCACACGCATACGCATACGTACATTGGCTGCGTCTGCCATACCATTCAACTGAAGGGCAAAGCCAATGTTCGTTTTCGTAGCCTGGAACTGATAAATCCAGGGCTGGCCATACCGATACATTCCCGCGGAAATACAGTTACACCCAGCGTCGCTCGCATTGATGATGCTCACGACTTCGCTAGGCAGCTTCTCGTCTCTGACAAATTGCTCAGGAGCTGAACGACCCATAGAGCGTGCGCTGTAGTCCGAGGGCCCAATGAAGAAGTCGATAGTCTTCTTAGCCATGGGCGCTCCGCCTGCACTAAACAGGACGCCAGTCACGATGGCATCGCCGATCGCCAAGTCTCTGACTTCGAACCTGAAGTCCTGCGATACGCTTTCACCAGGCCCAAGCGTGATATCCTTGGAGCCATTGGCGATGACAATCCTCTGTCCGTCAGAAGTACGAGCTTCGAGATAGAGACCCACGTTGGTGAGCATGCCAGCATGATGTCTGTTCTTTACTAGTACGGAGACTGCAGCATATTCACCAACCGGGATCACACGCGGCTCCATGAGGACAGTCAGAGATGCATCAGCCTCGCCGGCCACGGCAGCACTCGAGTGATATGAGTCACCTGCAGTCCCTGCTTGATAGTCCAGGAAAGGAACGGGCTTCAGCGAAGCGGTACTGGACGACAGATTAGGGATATCCACCTTGCGGCCAGCAACCTTCACCGGCTCATCAGGCTCATTGCCTACTCCGTCTATCCCCTGCTTTTGTTGCAGCTTCTTGAGGTCGGGAGCCTCCTGGCTCCCTACCGGCACCGGGAATTCAGCCAGTGCAGGCGTCTCAGCAGACTCGGTCACAACCCCATCAGAGTCCTCAGTATCAGCTCCAGGCTGGCTAATAGGGCTCTCCGGGAACCCATAATTGGGCTCCTGAGCCAGCTCACCAGGGCTACTCTGGGTAGGAAGGGCTGTTCTGGGCACGCCAGGCGCTCCAGGTCGGACGATCGTATGCCCAGAGGCATCCTCGGTCGTCCCAGACTTGGGGCTCTCCTGGGCCGCCTCAGGCGCCCAGGTGGGGTCCTGGGAGAATGAGGGTGCCACGGTGGGCTTGGAGGGAGTCTCTGCTAGATCGGCATCACCGATATCAGCATCTAGCTTGGCGATCGAGGGATGCCTGGTGGGGGTAGATCTACCAACCGCAAGTCCATGTTGCACGTTGACCATGGGGATCTGATAGCCCCAGGTGAGCACATCGAACTGGTCGATGTTGATGCCATCCTTGAAGGCATCCCAGATGTACCAGAAGCTGCGCTTGGTTGCGACCAGGGCAGGAGTCTGCAGGTGGAGAGGGTGATCCTCGGCCGGCGTCATCCGGCCGCGATTACCAGCCTGGTCGACAAAGATGGCAGGGGAGTTGTTCAGGAAACGCCAGAGACCACTGCTCGATACCTCGAATTCGATACCGACCTTGCCGGTCTTCTGGCCGTTTTCATCGGTCAGAGCCAGGACCTGAGTCACTTTGCTCGTTGCCACTAGAAGTCTCCCCTGTTCGGATTCTGTGCTACCAGCGTACTGAATACGCGCTCAGCAGTCGCCCCCTGGGTAACACCAGTGGGCTCCTGTGCAGTCACCTTCAGCCGCGCGAAAGCATCATACCGGACCACCAAGTCACCGGTGAGAGTATCCAGATAGCGAGCGTCGAAGTAAATTCGACGGGGGTATACCGGGTTTCTCCATGTGGTACGAGGAGTGAAGACCACGCGGGCAGGAGCCTGCGTGGTGCCCTCGACCATAATCTGGCCACGCTCATAGTCCACATAGAATTCCCCACCAGCAACGATGGGATTACGCGTCTCGATCAGGGGGTATCCGAGCCCGCCGGTAATACTCTCGAGCTGGACAGTGACAGATCCGTAGTTGGGATACTGGCCAGTCAGCTCATATACCGACTTGCCCTGCTGGTTGCGAGGCATGATCCTGACTGCCGAGCTAACGCCCGTCAGCAGGATCTGGGTGTCATCATCCTGATGGACTGATGCATTGCCATGGTTGGTGGCATTGACCGGGTAGCGGACATCGACAAAGGAGAAGGGGAGGGGCTGGTTTTCACCCGTGTTGACCGTGCCTTGCACAGACGGAGCAGTGCCACGAAACTCGACATCCTCCGATGCAGGCGGGATCCACCGAGCCGCCACCTCACCCTTCTCGTTAGTGATCTTTGTAACGTCCTGTCCAAGCTTTGTGCTGAGGCCCCACTCGCGAATATGTAGGTAGCCGGGGAAGGCTCCGTTGTCGCAGTAGAGCTCGAGACGTGCACGCTCGAAGGCAAACGGATTACCGTACCCATCCAGGATACCCAGAGCGAAGCCTTCGCCGCTGTTACCCTGTCGAGCCACAACCTCACCCGGATCCATGCTGATGTCGCCAGCATTAGGAACAGGCAAGCCCGGAGAAATCTCTCTGGGCAGCTGGGGAGAATCGTACTGATCCCACTCCGAAACACGGCGCATCTTATTGGCACCGTGGAGCTTGGCCCAAGGCAGGTAGTTAGTGCGACCTCGGGGCCAGGCCCAGTCACTCAGCGTAGTGGCATCGGCCGGCGCACCAGTATCCAGCTGCTGAGCCGGCACAGCGCCAATGTACAGGAACCCAGCATGGTTCGGGTTTCTGATAGGAGTGACTGGCAGATCGTTTACCTGGTACATCTGCGCATCACTGGTCTCATACTCCACCGTTCCATCGCTACCGCGGGGTAGATTGGTGAATCGAGTAGGACGGTAACCCTCCTCCAGCTGAGCAGCGTCAACCAAGACTCCATCGCTGTCAGATGAGAGTTTCAGCAGCACACTAGCGGTACCAGTATTGAGCTCCAGCGCATTGGCGCTGAAGAAGAAGTCGAGATCAGCGTCGCCCAGGTTGGTCTGGGTACTGGGGGTACGCCACAGATTCAATCCGAATCTCTGCCAATCACCAGTGGGCACGGAAGCTTCGTAGGTGCCACCAGTGATTTCCCTGTTCAGGGCGTCATACTCCACAACGGTGAGGTGCAGAGATGCAGGATCACTCTCAGGTGCTTTTGCGTATACCGAAAACACGTGAGGCTCACGGTAGTCAACGCGCACCTGCTGGCCGATGTAGTTGCCAGTTGGCACTGCAGCAGCCGCCAAATGGCACAGCTTCCCGCCCCGCAACGGGTAGATCTTCTGATCATCTTCGTCCGTGTAGTAGCTCAACCGCTGGACAATGGGTGAACCGCCGATCTCCCAGTCACCAGCTCCCGTGTCACTGCCGTAGTGGAAGTCCGGGTTCAGCAGCTTGTTGTGGTGGAGGAACTCCAGCACAGCAGGCTCTCCGGGAGTAGTTGATCCCTGCACACGATACTGCTGGTGCAGCATCGTGCGACGGTCCATACGACCAATGGTATCGTCAGTCACAACGATCGGGGCAGCATCCTTGGGAGCCTCGGGAAGGACCCAGCGGTTCTCGCCATCACGGAACTTGAAGCGAACCGTAATGGACTTGGTGATGAACTTGTGGCTAGCCTCCTGCCACTCGTAGTAGTCACCGGTCACCTGAGCCTCATCGTTCAGGCTCTCTACTCCAAGGTCCTTGTGCTTGATGACTAGGGTGTTGCCATGGAGATCCCAGGAGGTGAGCGGCGCCGACTGTCCGCGAACCGTCACCGTGACGGAATTCGGCAGAAGCTTAATGGGTAGATCGAACAGAGTTTCCTGGATGTCACCAAGCGTGCAAGTGCTCTTGCTGGCATAAAGGTAATACTGTCGATCGCGGACCCAGAAGAAGCCCTTGCCGATTCTAGGATGCCAACACTCGACGTGCTTGGCATAGGAGTCAGCAGCCCTCTCGATTACACCAGGGCGCGTGGAGGTCAGGTTAGTAGTGGCCGGAGGCCGATCACCCACGAACACGGGATCACCCATGAACGTGGATTCATCCACTGCAGTAGCATAGGCGCCGGCGACAGTCACAGGGTTAATCAGATCGATGATCGCAACTCGATCAGCGATCTGAGTACGCTTCTCAGTGATCAGAGGACGAGTAACACCATCGATATCGGTGTCGGCAACACTCTTAGCATCCTCCGACCACGAGGGCCAGGGCTGGACGTTGGCAGCATCCAGGTGGAGACCTGCAGACAGTGCAACTGACAACTTCCTGAGACGTACGTCGATAGCAGGTGCTGTACGCGTCGGCTGCGGGTTCACAAACTGAGGATCAGTGGATACAGACGCATAGTCCTGTTGGAACGTGCTGTACCAGCGCTCGTAGTCCTGGAGCCGCTCGTATAGCACATCCGAGTCACCGATCTTCTCGATGATCTGGCCAATATCAGAACCCGGTGCCCAGAGCACATTGTAGTTGCTGCGGAGCCTGTCCAGATTCTTACGGTAGATCTGCACACAGGGATGACCCACTGTATGCACGATGTTTGAGTAGAAGTCTATGTGCTCCGAAGTGACATCGAAGAAGCAGCCAACCGTACGACCCTGTCGCTGGTAGATCGTGTTGAAGAACGCTGCTGCATTGATCGACCTGGTGAAGCTTAGACCGATCCAGTTGTCTACAAGCGCATTGTTCAGCACCATTGTCTGCTGAGAGTTGTTGATCCAGATACCAGCGTTCAGACACCGCTGGATACGATTCTGGTATACCTGCGCCTGGAAGCAGCTATTCATTACAATGCCCTTACGGACATCCTGGATCTCAAACCCATCAATCTTGACGTAGGGAATGTTGGAGAGGCTGAAGCCGTAGTGTGAACGCTCAGGAGCTGCACGACCAGAAATGATCGCATCCACCCCCGAGGCCGTATCAAACACCAGGCGCTTCTGTGCGATCGGATTCAGGCTGCCAGGCGGAACCTGAACAGGCTCATAGATTCCAGACTCGACCACGCGGATAGTCTGGGCTTCGGTAAAGGCGCCATGTCCCTGCTCTTCAACGAGCTTGGATACGGCTGCCCCGAGGGAGGTAAACTCCTGACTCGGTCCGACTTGATAAAGGCCACGACCCGCCACTAGTAGTTCTCCACGGCGAGATCCTGACCAGCCTCCGGCGATTCAGCAAGGTCGGTCAGCTCCGCGCTACGGAGCTGCACGACCGAGGTCTGAACCTCGGGCGTCTCAGAAAGGGTCCCGCTTACACTCTTGATACGCACAATCAAGTCGTCATGGCTCCCGACGCCAGACTTCAAAAGAGTATCAGGGACGCCGACTAGGATCAAGCTGGAGCCATCCAGGGGACAAATGCCACCCAGGGCAATGAACTGGTCGATGTCATATTTAGTGGAGTTACAGGAGCTCTTGTAGAACCCATATGCGATATCCATGGTGGTACGCAGTCCCACTCCACCCTTGATGATATCGGTGTCCTGGAAGAAGGCCTTGTCTGCAACCAGGTGCCCCCAGTCCTGCTTGGTCAAGGAACGCAGCTGGTCAGCCCACCCATCGTAGTTGGTGCTGAACAGATGTCCCCACTCATTAAGGAAGTTCTCCTCGTATTCCTGATCGGTCAGGGAATAGAGACGAATGGGGGACCAGCGAACCGTCACTCCCTCCACCAGAGTACCAGTGACATCGGGAAGCTCAGCATTGAGTACTGCCGTGGGTTGGATCTGGTCCAGCCCAGCGGCTGCAGAAGCTGCTGCGTCCGCATTCACGGACACATTCAAGACCTGGACGCCATCAATCGTAATAGCTTCCATGGCATCTGCCAGCTGCTGCACAGTCATACCCAGGTAGGGGATCTCCTTGCGATACCGATAGGAGACATACACCTCCTTGCCGGCTAGAGAGGAGTCTCTGAACTGGATAGAGTTGAGACCCTTATTCACACTGAACAGGGTAGGAGAAACAGGGCTCCCCAACGGACACTCGAGGATGGGCTCAGCATCCTCTATAGGGAACTGCGGGGTAATGGACCAGGTATGGCCATCCACGATGTGGCGTTCCAGCTTCTTCCGAAGCTGGTCGCCCCAGATATGAACCTTAATAGGTCCAATCATCATGCGAACGACCTGGGTCGGGGTTTGATCCTGGCCTAGCGGGAGGTTGCGGGTGATGGTTAGAGCCCTATCGGCCTGGAGACTAAGTAGTTCGAGGTCGCGCGTCAAAGCATTGCGCAGGCCCTGGTACCGCGGGGAGCCCCTGTGTTTGTAAACGTCTAGAAGACGAGTTCGGTAATCAGAGTTCGATTCACCATCGAGACGAGGAGTAGCAACCAGCTGGCCGAGCTCGTCCAGCGAGTTCCACAGCTTCCAGTCACGAGCCGTTGCGGTCTCACGTTCAATGGTGATTGCACGGTATGCCGAGGTATTATCGGCCTCGTCCACAGCGCGCAAGAAGAAGGTCTGCTTGGCGCCGGAGAGCGGAAGCTCTAGGCGCCAGGTTGTGGGGGTCGGATACGAAACAGCCGGCGACTGACCCAGTACCTGAATCGAGGACACGCGAGAGTTCTTCGTACCGGTGATCACCTGTGTGATGCCGTTGGCGGGTTGCACATCGTCAATAGCCCAGTAGGCATTGGGTACGCCGGTCAGAACCTCGAAGGTAAAGAAGTCGCTAGGGAACCCAGGTACACCATCATCAGATAGGCCTACCACACGCCAGAGATAGCGGTGGAATCTGGGGTTGATCAGCTTGGACCAAACCGACTCACTGATGGTGTAGGTCAAGTGGTCCGGAGTCTGAACCACATCCACACCCGGCTGAAGATCATCAATGATCAACAGGCGGGAGTTACCAGTGCGCGCTCCAATGTCATAAGGCTGGAACAGCTCATCCGGATTCTGGTAGCCCAGATCAGGAGTGATCTGCAGCTGATATCTAGAGGCTGCACGGAAGTCCAGACCCACCGGGATATTGGCCGGCCTTACTACAGCCTGCCACCGGAAAGTCCTATCGCTTTCACTGCGAACGAATTTGTTAACAGACTCATATACCGAGGGGATCTTGGGCGCAGGCAGAACCCAGCCACCACTCACAGTGATAGCACCATACGGCTCTGTGAGCTCGTAAGCACCGTCAAAGGTGGTTAGCTGGGGTTCACTGCTGACCACTTCCTCCGTGGGCGGAGGAAGGCTAGGGCCCCATGCGGCATACCAGCGATAGTAGGACAATTACGACTCCGTAGCTGCGTCGATCTGGATGATCTGGTAGGGGAAATCCCTGTTCGACCCAGCCACCTGGTGAAGCGTGAACTTCATGCCATGGATATGGGTAATGGGCACAGAGACTTGGAGTACCTCGGAGTCATCCGGGTCACCATGGTTATTGGCATAGCTGCGGCTGAACAACGTAATGTAGTCCCCGCCACTGGTGAGCTTAACCTTGGCACGGAGCTCGATGATGTCACCATTGGCAAGGTTGTCCAGATTCACGTACAGCAGGAAGGTTCCTGCTGTAGAGATGGCAGCTCCAATATTCTGCTCGGTGCCGTCGGCAGAAAGGGTTGCCTGTGCATGCTCGGTAGCCATCAGTTGCTCCTAACCAAAAGCGTACATGAATACGCTCATTCCATTGTCTGACCCATCGGAGTTGTTTGTCACGCCCCGGGCCACAATCCTACTACCCCTAGGAATATAGCACGGCATGCCCGGATGCACAAAGGGAGCTTCTGTATTCCAGGAGCTAGCAATGTGGACCGTTTTGTGTAGCTGGCTCGTAACACCAACTTCAGAACCAACGGCGCCGTGCCCAATCTCGAAGTAGTAGAAATTAGCACTGTTCGCCGCACCCAATCCATCACCAATCTCATTCACAGTGCTGCGAGAGGGCATACCAACAGGGATGATGTGCTTAATATCGAAGGGCGCGTAGATATTCAGCTCTTGCCATTCAGCAGTAACAATATCCGTAGACCCCCCAGCCGGGAGCTCAATGAGAGATCCAAGTTGGTGGTCGTAGCTTGTAGGGTCTCCATTCCCGAAATGGTCATCGTTCCAATCAGTGCCTAGGCGCAAATGACGTGTCCAAGGCTTATCTGCATGCCATCCCCCATAGTAGCCATATATCTGCATGTATGTATCGCCCGGAGGATTGCCAGAAGCACTCATCCAGCTAACAGCGATGCGGCTGCCCTTAGGAATGTAGCATGGCCAATGCAGTCCACCATCGCCATGACGGTTATCAGTCGCATGGAACGGTATCCCGTCCATAATGATTTGTTCAGAACCTGCAGCACCCACTGCAAGGTAAAGGAAGAAATTACCCTGCCAGAATGCACCCCCGCCGGCGTCTCTACCTGCCGGGTTCTGGATCCATATGCCCTGGTAGTCTCGACTTGCCGCCGCTGTGACTTCCACCCAATTACCGGCATTGTTATTCATTAGCAGACTCGGTCGCGAGTCTGCTAGGGAACTGCCACATAGAGCATCGTAGTGTCGCTGCTCGAATAGAGTCCAGTCAGGCATTAACCAAACCCCACGATCTTGAGATCCTTGGATCTAGAGGCAACATCAGCAACCACACTACTACGCATTCTTGCATAGAAGGTAGTGCCAGAGGGAATGTACATCTCCAGAGGCTCGTTTTGTTTGTGGTCGCCATTAATCCAGTCGGACCTACCAGTGCCAGTGTCGGGCATCTCGATAAACCCACTATCAATAATTACATCCTGAGATCCACCGATTCCGATCTGATACAGGAAATTGTACGGTCCTGCACTAGGGTTGGAGCTAGGATCCAGACCATCAAATCCCCTACCCCACATTGGATAGAAAGCATGCCAATCAAACGTAGTGGTACCGATCTCTGCCCAAGATGTCCAGGTATTAGCTGTTGAGGGATTGAGGAGGACTCCATACAAATTGCCCTCCACAGGTGCTGCCACTGTGTCGATACCGATCGTTTCACTGCGACGGAAGATTCTTTGGCCATCAATCCCGCGCATAAAACCATGGTTAGCAATGGGACGGAAATGGCAATCACCAGACGTAGTGTCCGCGTAGTAACACATGCGGAAATGAATAGTTTCCCCCTTCGGGACAAAGAGGGGAATGTACATATGAATCCCGCATCGAGTGTGGCTGGGGTAATCAAACGTAATGGACTCCAGGATCATTGTCTCTGAGCCCACATCCCCAATGCCAACGTCCACGGAAATCTTTCTATCTGACGTAAAGGGTGCAACGCTGTGGCAATTTGCCAGGTAGATCCCATGCCAGTCAAACTGGGTTGTCGGTCCTTCGTACCAGGCACTCTTGACCCCACGACTAGTCATTGGCTCGTTCAACGCATAGACAATCGATGAAGAGGTGTTGTACATCGGACGGAACTCCGACAGCAACAGATTGCCCAGGTTGCCCTGGTCAGTCCGGGATCCTTTACCGTAGGGAATCATTAGCCCATCTTCACGCGCACCCAGAACGGGGTGCTAAGGCCTATATTGGCAGCAGTAGGCAGATCAACGGTTGCTTGTTCCGGAGTGATGTCGATGAGCTGGAACTCACCCACAGCTGCTGCGGCAGCTGACACAGTCAGATGCCCCACACGGATAGTAGAGAGATTGGGGAGGTCGCCGGTAGAGTCAGTCACAGAGACAGAAAACGGCCAGACGTCCTGCATGCGCAGTGCATTGCCAAACAGATGGTCGATCTGGAACTGTGCGCCATCAGAGATGGGCGAACCACCACCAACCTTCAGCCACTCGGAGTCGAACCGATAGTTGTACCGGAAGTGGGTGATGGAGGAGATGGCACCACCAGCAGTAACCACCTTGCCGATGAGTACGTCTTCATCAGACTCAACCCAGGCCTCGGGATTCGATCCCGTCAGAGGACTACCCTCTCGATAGAAGAACGTGGGCTCATCCTCTTCAATGTCTCCAACACCATCAGAGACCTTCATGAAGATGTAAGCCGTGCTGTCATCCGGTAGACTCAGCACTGAAGTGGAGCTCTCGCGCACCTTCATGCGACCCTGTCTGTTGCCAACGATCTTTTGTGCAGTTGATGCATTGATCGTCACACTCAGCCCACCACCATCGCTGATGATGTTGGGCAGAGCGTAGCGGTGATGGACCACGAAGCTAGCACCCTCGGGGGAAGCGCGCAGTGCGCGCGACAGCTCAATGCGCTCACTACCCGTGAGCATGTCGGTAACAGGGACGCTCTTTCCAACCTCGGCATCCGAGTTGGGGAAGCTGGTAAAGGTCACAAAGTAATCACCGGCCTGGTACTTGTTGCCGAAATCATGGGGATCAGCAGAGCGGAGTGCGGTAATGCCTCCGGTGATATCCAAGAAATCCAGACCAGTGTTTGTGGCAACTCCAGTCAGAATACCCTGACGAGGCCCAGCATTGAGGGAAGCTGCCTTCCAATCGTAGTTCACATAGTACGGCCGCAACTTCTCTACAGTCGACGGGTTCATCCCATCGATCTTGCTCTCATGCGTGACACCGCGGATAGCGCCGTCACGCAGCTGGATATCGCGATCGAAGTGAGCATCCAGGTTACCAGCACCAATGTGTCGGAACCGACCAGTGACATCCATGCCACCACCCACGTAGGTCATGGCGCTGGAGGAGACACCGAGGATTGCCTCATACTCAGCAATAAGCTTCAGCTGAGCCACTTCGGTATTGACCGTAGTGGTGCCGTCCTGGATCACCCGTGCTCCAGTGACATTCAGATCACCAAGAATGGTGACGTCGCCGGTGATAACCACCTGGCCAGCGAAGAACGCATCATCACCGCTGTTGGCGCCAAAGAACATGTCGATGTCATTGGAGTCGCCCTTGACGTCCAGGCGCTGACCTCGGAGCTCGAGAGAGTCCTGAGCACCGCCAAAGCGGTGCGTCTTACCTGCACCACCGGGATCGGACTGGACCAGCAGACCCTCGTCAAGAGCATCCAGGGGCATGGAGTGCGGCAGTCGGCTGGCAATGCCGGCGCTGCGCGTACCCATCACCAGCTTGGCGTTCATCACACCCTCGCCCTGCTCAGTGCCTGCACCAAGGAATGTCTGGAGCTGGTGTATAGAGTCCTGTAGAACCGTCAGATACTCACCGAAGTAACGGTCAGGCTCTGCCATATAGGTGAACACAAAGGTGTCACTGGAGGGCAGCGTGTCGAAGTACACGATGCCCCGCTGGTAGTTGGTGAGGCTCGTGTCCAGAGTACCGTCAGACACCTGAACAGTCCCACCGTACTGCGGGATGTGCTGTAGGTGATAGGCGTTGAGCTGTCCAGTCAGGATGTCGGCGGTAGAGCCCGTCTCATCTGAGACCATGACCGCCCCCATAGCCTCGTTCGTCTTGCGGACGAACTCGTCATACTTCAGGGGCCATCTGGTCGTTTCGGCCAGGGGGTGGAACGGATTGTTCTCTACCCTGTCGATCAGGGAGGTCGTGATATCCCCCTTGAAGGAGGGAGATCTGGAGGTGAGTGTTTCGTAGGACATCTAGCTGACCACCAATTCCGCGGAGTAATTATGCCGCAACAGAGCCGCCGTGACCAGGTCTGTGGTCCAAAAGGCGTAGTCAAAGTAGAGATCAAGAGAGTACTGGTCGTCACCCTTCTGCATCACCAGCTTGGCGTCGTTGCCCTCTACGAAGGCCACGGAGGTCACAGTACCATCGGCATCATCCAGTCTGAAATCCTGGATGGTTTCCAGGAAATTGTCCTGATCGTCGTCCGCCAGAACATCCGGCCTCTGGGCCGGCCTGAGCACCTTGAGCACACGAATTGTGGATCCCTCGAAGGTCTCTTTCACCACCACCCACAGCATATTTCTATGGACAGTCAGTGCCTCTATGGTGACAGAAAAGCTCTCATCATCGTCTGCGTAGATGCCATACTCGTCTCGAAGAGTATCCGCGCCGTCCATGAAATGGTCGGCGATGTCGTGGGAGAAGAGGATATCGGCAGGTGTATCCTCTACCACATACTGGATCTGATTGTCACCGATCTGGAAGGCGGCATTTCTGCGAACCTTCGTCTCGCTCTCTGCCTCGAAACCCCAGCGGGTACGGGTTGTACCAGACAAGCCGGAGGTTGCGGTGATTGAACCTGTGCGAGTGGGTACGGCCTGTAGCCACCAGTCGAACTTGTCCTGGGTGATCCACACCTTGGTGTGCTGGTACTCGCTATAGGTCAGGGGGTACCCAGATTCATGCTCCACCGTTCTCTCAGTCGCAGCACCAACAGCCTGCAGATAGAACAGAGAACGGTTCCGGTTCTCCAGCCAGTGCGGAAGCTCTGTGAGCGGTCGCTCGTAACTAGTAGCACCAGGTGCTCCCTCGAGCTGCACGCCATCCACAAACACTTCCCAGGTACTGTCTCCGTCTTCATTGTCCACAACGAACATCACGTCCGCTCGGAATACTCGACGGTCGCAACTGACAGTGGTCTCGATACGGCGCCACCCGCCGGCGGTAGCCGCCGGGATGGCTACTCGCGAGGTGGTAGTCGTACCGTCCGCATACAGGACTGTCAGCACAAGCGCATACTTGGCGGAGTCGGTCGATCGAGGCGCATCGACCGGTACGGGTACGTTGACCCATGCGCTTGCAGTGACACAGTCCTCAGCACCCAGGGTGCTATGCACCAGCTGCCTGAGGTAACACACCTCGCCAGCATCGGCCTTCATACGTACACAGCCAGTGCCCGTGAGCGCATTGGCGGTGTAGTGCTCAACGAGACCGGTAGTAGCCGTCATCCGATCTGTCCATCCCCAGGGAACGTTGTAACGAGCTAGGCCAGGGATCGAGAAGTCGGAATTTGCCACCAGGTTCTTGGACTCAGAATACTGCGGCTGATCACGCAAGGGGACGGTGATGGGAATACGATAGGACTTGTCCGGCTGGAAGATATCGACAGTACCAATGAATCGGTTCCTGCGCTCTTCTTGCAAAAGACGATCTGCCTCCTCGATCTCCTGAGCAAAGATGTTGATCAGGCGCTGAGTACGGCAGAACTCATTGTTGCGCCCTGCATGCCAAAGGGGGAGCCCATTGGCGATCGCCTGGGTCCAGTGGGACCACCACCCAACCTGGGCTTCACACCGTACACCCTTCTTTCGATAGTAGGCATACGACCCATCCAGGGGCACAGTGGATCCGTTAATCGGAGACCACGAGTAGTTCGCATCCAGCTCGTCAATCGCGGAGATCGCGATGGAGTATCCGGTATCCAGCCCCTGGTAGTCGAGCATTAGCTAGTCACGCCTGCGATACGAATGTGGAGGGGTGCATTAGGTTCAGCATCCTCAAGGCCGGCCGGAACTTGCTGCCAGATCCAGAACCCAAAGTCCTCGCCGGATGCAACATCGGCACCACCTGCCACTTTGGTTAGAGCGTCACCAATACTGGCTGCCTCAGCAAAGTCACCGGTACTGTACCCATCCGGCATGCTCTCGATTCCCTCCGACGTGTCGCCCGTGTTCTTCTCCACGGCAAACCGGATGTAACCGGGATACTTGACGTTCTGCTGGAAGACCCGGACGCTGGTAACGTCGGACGCCCCGGTGTTCTTCCAGAACACCTTGCGGAATCGGTGCCATGCATTACCACCAGCAAAGTCCGATTCGGCCAGATCAAAGATATTGTTGAGTCCACCAGTGAGCTCGGTGGCGCTAATAGATCCGCCATTCGTCTCCCCGGTGTCCGTGGGCCAGTTACTGGCCTGAAAGAAAGCGCCTTCAAGCATTACACAATCCTGATGGGGTCGGCTAGATTTGCGTCGGGAATGAACAGCTCATCGTTGGCCAGCTGGTAGTTCTGCACCAGCTGGGGACGGCCATCGATGCACAGCTCGAGGATCTTGAGGTCCTCGATGCTCTGGTCTGCACCCAGCACTAGCTGGCGCAAACGGTTGATAATCAGCGGGTCTCCAGGGTTGAGGTTGGCAAAATAGTCCCGTACCTCAGCCTCAACCAACTCCTGCACAGACGCGAAGCCCGCGTCTGTGCCTTGATAGGACAGCTTGATGGTGATGGAGAAGGGTAGATACTCCGGCTCCGTCACCAGTACGGTGATACCGTAAGCAGCTGCAGCCCTCATAGCGGAGGAGACCTCGAGCAGCGTATTGGTGGACACACGATTGCCCTCAGGGATGACCAGGACCTGGAAGCTACCAGAGCCGGCCACGTTGGGCGTGAGGAGCACGTTGGCCACTCCCGGTGCCTGGAGCACCGCGAGGCGAACAGCCGTCTCATTGGAGCCCTGTGAGCTCTGAGCGAAGTTCTGAATCCTGACCCGGAAGAGCTCGTCAGGCTCCACATCCACGCCCGTCTGGATCCCCTCGACATTCTCGACCAGAACGCCGTCCACTCCCAGATTGTGGCTCGTCAGCGTCTTGGCGCCCACATTGCCCTGGACACCAGCAGTGCTGGCCTGGGCACCCACATATACCTGGTTGGCAGTTCGATCAAAGTCGTGGTTGCCGTTGACGGTCCAGACGATAGAACCGTCGGAGTTCTGGATCTGGGTACCGTTCGGGATCCTACCCTTGGTGGCATCTGTGGGGTGGACCAGCCTATCGCCTAGAGCACCATCTCGAACGTAGAAGCGGATCTGCTGATCATCCGAGAACGTAGCCGCCCGCACGTCAGTGCGCCGGCTCACGTTAAAGAGCTCACCAATGAGGTCCAAGTAGAAGCCTTGGGCCTGACTGATGAACGTCTGGCTGACTGCCAGCTCAATACCCTCGAACAGATCCTGGATACCTAGGTTGACAGACTCAACCAGAGCCCGGGCAATGGAGCCGGGATTGATTGCTGTGATATCCGTATCCTGAACGAGTCGCTGGAAGGCGACTTCGTTCAGCTCATGAACAGTCTTCGTCTTGACAACCATTAGCTAACCCCCGAGAGATCCACAGCCGTGATAGTACCATCCGGGTAGGGGAACTCATACGCAAGGGTGATGGGCTCACCCTCGAAAGCAAACTGGCTGTAGCACTGGGCGAACACAGCCGCAGTGTCTACATCAACGGGCTCGATGTGAATGACCACATCACCAGGCGGGAACACACCCTGCTGCTTCAATCCCTCGTAGGCGTTCTTCTTCATGAGATTGTGGGTGCGAGAGATGTTGGGTGCTCCAAGGAACTCACCGAAGTTGGCTGCAACCAGGGGAGCTCCATCGTACCCAGCCAAATCAGTCTTCAACAGCCAATCCAGCATCTGGATGGCTGTACGACGAGGAGTCGCCAGCTTCAGGTCCCCGTTCTGGACCTGCACATCGCCGGCGTCATCAGTCTCGATATCCTGGAGAAGAAAGACAGACATTAGAAGATCGGTACCTCAACCTCATAGTCGACCACCTCATGGCGGTCGATCCGCTCAAATTTGAACCCTGAATCGCCCTCCAGCTCCTTGAAGAACGTCCGGATGGCCTGGACGGCCCCTACAATGATACCAGGGTCGAAGAGAGTGTAAATGAAGCGCTTGTAGGGAGTGACTGCAGTAGACCCTGTCAGGTCCTGCATGGGGTTCTCAATCCTCCCACGCCAGGATACGTTGAATCCCCGGGTCTTAGGGAATCGCAGGGCCTCCGAGGTGAAATTCATGGCTGCCCGGGACATGGCCATGATCTGGTCGTGTCCCTGACCCCAGAACTCAAACCGGGCGCCGTCTGAAGAGATCCGCAGAGGACCAAACCAGAAGTCTCCAGGCTGGGTGAACTGGGGTGTATCCTCGCATTGTGTGAACATGCGATGGCCGCGTACAGCGGCCTGAGCTCTCCAGCGCACCTGATGCTTATCAGGGGCGTCCAGCTGAGGAGTCATCAGGTTCACATCATCCTCGGTCCAACCACGAGCTACTCTAGCATCAGCAGCTCTGACAGATGCACGAGGTTTCGGAAACCCCTCGGTAGCAAACATGGGCTCCTGAAATAGCACCACATCATACTTGTCTGGGTCGACGTAGAACTTGATACCTTCGGGGAACCGCACAATGATATTGAGGCCATGCTCAGAGAGCATAGCCTCGAGATCATCATACTCCCGGCGCCAGTTGTCCCACTTGGTGTACGGCACTACAAAAGCCACAGGTCCTCCATCACCATTGGGGTTGAAGCTTAGCACCCGACACCGCGTCAGACGCGATGCTCTTTTAGAGGCCTCATCATGGGCAGTGCGCTTAATAGGATCCATTAGTCACTCTTTAGACTCTGATTATACAGAGACTCACCAAGACTCCGAGGCTCATACCCACGGAATCTGAAGAGGTTTTCGGCAACCTCCTTGGTATCAGACCAGACATCCTTGATCCAGCCACGCCCCTTTTCCCAGAAGGAATACACATCTTCATAGCCATACTCCAGGCCGGCGGTGTACGGCCGCCCCTTGAGCATGAGCGGCTGAATCTCAACCGGCACTTCGACATCACCAAACTTAGCCTTGATATGGGGCGTACTGACGAAGGTGTTGTAGCCGACGGCTCCCAGATAGGCGGGGATACTGAGTCGGTTCACGGTGCGCACTCCCATACCCATCGTTCTTCCGATAGTACCGAATAGGGTATGGGGGTTACGAGCCATAACATTGAGGGCGCCGGCGACCGTAGTCTTGGACCTGACGGCCTTACGGGTAATGGCCTTGATCATTGCCTGACGCAGGGTCCTGTTTCCAATGCGTGCGACAGTGCCACGTAGCCCCTTTCGCAGACCGGTCTTGATACCAACCTTTGCCAGGCCACGCAGGGCAGCACCACCAACCACGCTAGCACCGCCAGTGAGCGGTGCAGCCACTAGCATGCCGAGCTCAATCCACCACCAGTTCTTTTCGTACCAGGAAGCTGCATCTCCAAACCAGCTAACGATAGCATTGTGCTGTACACGAGAAACAATATCGTTTGCATGGACCAGAGCATGCGGCACCACTGAGGATACCCAGCCACCTTCAGGAGTGAAGTGGTGTGTAATCTCATCCACTTCCACCGGACCAATCATATCGGAGATGTCATCCTTGATATGGATGACATCGTGCGGCTTCATGTGGCGGCCAATGAAGGTGATGTAGCCACGGTACATGGGCTGCAGCGCCTGCTGCATATTAGAGATCAGGCAACGGAAAGCCGACTCCTGATCAAAGGCGTTGTTCTCCACCTTCACCAGAAGCTTGCGGTGCTCCTTGCCGAGAGCAGGACGGAAGGGAAGTCCCCCATCCTTTGGGAAGCTATTCCAAGTGGTGTCTTCCTGGAACATGACACGCTTACGAGCCAGCTGGCCATCGGTGTTATTTAGATCCTCGACCTCCGAGTCCTCCTGTAGCTCATCTCCAGAAACCAGCTCGACGCCAGCCTCCGGATGGCGGATGAGCACAACGTTGTGCATCTGCTGCATGGAGGCAGTAATGGAGTTCTCGATGATATCGTTCTCAGAAGTGAGAACGTGATAGTCGCGGAACTGCTTCCACCCCGGCGGCAGCATGTAGCTGCGATGATCATCCATGGCCTTAGTAACAGCCTCCTTGCGGATCTGTCTGCCCAGAGTAGTCTCTCCGCCAATCTGGTCCCTGACGAAGTTAGCCAGGGCATGGATGAACATCCGATAATGGTTAGCACGGAACTCCACGATCGTCCCCAGCTCCTCATAGTGGTCAGGGCGACCAGATGCACCAGGTAGCGAGAAGCCACCCAAAGCATCTCTAACTCGGGCGATCTGTGCGGCACGCTGTTCAGCAGTCAGCACACCAAACTGCTCGAATACCTCTCTGCGCTCCTGGACCTGCTCTTCAAGCTGGTCCAGGATCCTTGCAGGGATACGACCCTGACTACGCATCTCATTAATTGAGTCTCGGGCAGCCTGTAGCTCAATCTGCTGCTTCTCCAATACTCGAATCATGGCGTTAGCTTGAGCCTTCGTATCGAGGAATGAGGTCGGTACACGCATCGCATTCAGTGAGGAGTTATCCGAGTCTACCCACTGGCTCTTCCAGTCTTCTGCAGAACGAGAGAGCTCCTTGCTACCGCCGGCCTGCAAGGGCGGCATGAGCCCACGGAAACAAAGCTTCCAGTCCCCCTCAAACCCATTGGGCCAGACCGGCTGCCACTCCATGCCGAAGAAGAAGGAGGTGGCCAGCTTCACCAGACCGGGATTCCACTTAAGGAGATAGTCCCACTCAGAGGTGAAGTCGAGAGAGTGCAGTCTATTATTCCCACGCAGTGACTCATCCCGGAGCCCCGGGGACGAGAACGAAGTCATATGCCCATAGCAGCTGAACGTAAGACGATCCAGCTCTGCCAAGCTATTGACACTGGCATTCTTCTCACGAAGCTTCGTACGATTGCTGAGTGCATCCATCAACAGAGGACGGTTCTTATAGAAGCGTGAGGTGAGAAATCTCTCAAGGATAATGGCAGAGATGTCCTGCAGAGACAGTTTGCGCACAACCCGATCCAGGCGGTTGTATGCACGTCGTTCTGCAGTCGGAGGGTTCTCTGCAAGATAAGGAGTTGTGGGCTTCCCAAAGAAAAGAGTCCCATCCTGCTCCCACGGCACCACGTACGCGATATTGCCAGGACGATGGCGAACCATTTCCTGAATCATGTCCCAGAACGGCTGCAGCGGTACCACCCATGCAGGGAAGGCAGCATCCGGGATCAACAGCTCCACACCCGGAACATCATTGAAGAAGCGCACCACCTTCTGCCCAATACCCTCGAGATACTGGTCGGTAATCCCACGATCAATGAAATCAAACCAGCCACCAACCACCTGAGAGTTGGAGTGCACATAGACATTCCTCAAGTGGGAGTTGACCTCGTGACGCCACAATTTACCCCACCAGGTCACTTGCTTAGCCGCTCTTTCGCCAAGGAAGTCTCTGATCATCGTGCGGTTAATATGGCCCATCTTCACCGTACGACCCAGGCTGGGAGCATTGCCAATCTTCTTGAAACAATCCTCCAGGATGCGGTAGGGATCCTTATTGGTATTGGCGTACTCGATCTCCTGGAGGAGATCGGTACGGTGACCCTGACAGATCAGTTGAATTACAGGACCATGCTGTACCTCGACCACACGACCAGAGAAGACAATGTCCAGTTCGGTGGGCTTGCCGGTATAGCCCATGCGGATCTGGATCAGCGTCCCAGAGCGGAACCGGAAACGCCTAAAGAAGCGTTCGCCTTCGTCGTCAGCATTGACCTCGTAGTTACCCTCTTCTGCGAACGGTAGGAATTGATCGTTCTCAAACTGACCGCTGGTGTTCGTAATCCTCAGGATTGCCAAAGATGCATTGCGCTTGGAGTGGTGGATTTCAATGCTGGAAACACAATTCACACCATAGAAGTCATCGGAGTAGATGAGCTGTTCCCGATCCTCCTCAATAGCGTATACGCGATACGTGGGGTACGCACGCTGCATGGAGAAGTGGTCATCCTTGATCTGGTTAACCACTTCCTGGATCTGACCCGGCTTCAACATCTCATCGTGGTCCAACACAGAGTTATTGAAGGGGTTGCGGATTTTCAGAGGACCACCCTTAAAGGAGACAAGCTCGAAGTGACGCGTCCTGCCACGATCATTCGACTGGGGAGCATGGCGCAGATATGCAACCAATCGACCCTCCGAGTCAATCAGGTTGATAACCGGTACCTCAGCATTGACTCGATCCAGCTTACGGATCAGATCCTTGGCCTGCTGTCGGTTACTCAGGACTTGCACAGTACCCGAGTTGGCACTCGGGTACTCCTCTCCCATCAGGTAGTCGATCATGTTACGAAGCGATCCTTCGAGCAAAGCACCGTCGGCACTGATACTGTGATCGAGTTGGATGATGTGGCTCTTGGCCTCATCGCGGATCTGCTCCATCTGATTGCGGTACTTCTCTACCGCTCCCAGCTCATCCTTCCAGGAACCCTTCCAGTAGAAGAACCCAGGCTCGACGCGATCATTAATCGTACGAGCAATAGCATTGCTGGCCTCTTCCGGCTTTCCAAAGGCAGCCCGAACCTCGAACGGAGGGCGCTTACCAAGATCCTTGTATCGCGGAGCAAAGTTGATCCAGAGAGCCTGCGGATCACCCTTGCGACTCTGTCCCCGCAGCGGGGCATACTTTGCCTGACTGGCATCTACCTGTTGTACAACCGGGATAGGCAGACCAAGTACCAACCCGAGGGGCGGGTTACTGAACAGATCTGCATAGGTCGGAAGATACATGTCCGGGTAGTTGTCAGACGGCTCGTCCGGCCCGTTGGCGTCCAGTGCCTTGAACTTCTTCTGGCTCAAGAATCGGCTCTGGTCAAAGCCCTCCCACCTATCAGCCACTCCACTGGCAAGCACACCAATAAGAAGAGACTGGGCCTGGGCGAGATCCTCAGAGAGCCACTTCTTACCCTGCACAGCAGCATCAGACTGACGGTTGGAGAGCACCTCTAGAACAGAGTCCCAGAACTGCTGCTTGAATGCGGGGGCATCAAGCCGTAGATGATCTCGGGCCAGCATGAACACGCGGAACAGCATGCTGGAGCCCTTGTCCACCTCCGGACCCACCTCGTGGGTCTGCAGCTCGTCAAGCCAGGCCAGCATGGTGGCGCGAGCTCCATTAAGATCTGCCTGGGTCGGCCAGTCAAAGATGTATTTGATGACGGTCAGATCCTGTTCCTGGAGCTCGTTCTTCACACGAGTGACCTGGTTGTTCCTGGTGAAATTCACCCAGCTCAACCAACTGGCAGGATCCTCGACCGACTTCTCTGCTTCTCTTTCTCTATTCTTCAACCAGCGGATCCGACTGGAGTCGGTTCCACCAGAGGTGATGAAGTGGGAGATAGCTGCAGCCATCACAGAGTTGTTAAGAATACCAGGCATTCCGTTATCGGGAGCTGTTGCCTTCCGGAAGGAGTCCTGGAGCCTGTAGGCTTCACCAGGGGTCCTACCGCTCTCCAGCCTTGTGCCGAAAAATCCAGTGCCCTTTTCAATGTCGGCACGCACAGCGGAGAAGTCCACCGCTGCGCCAGTCACATTCCTGTAAAGGAATGAGCTACCAAAGAGAGTGGACATGACCTCTCGCTCGGTCTGGCTCCATTCCTGACGTCGTAGTGTCTTGTCCATCGCCTCGTTCATGGTCTTGAACATGAACCTCCACAACGCCTTCAGATGATCCTTGTCGTAGTGATCCTGGAAGAGCGTAACCTGTTCACGCTCACGAAGGGTGTACTTGGACTCCACAAATGTGATGTTCAAGTAGATAAGCTCAGGACTGCGCGGATCAGTCGTTGTGGTCAAGGACTGGATAACAAACTCACGCATGCCAGTCATGTTTAGGACACCATTCTCGATGATAATCCGATCATCACGATCCAGTGCACTGTGCCGGCGAGAGATCTCGTCTTGTTCATCCTTCAGCTGGTGCAGGGTGCGCACCAGCTGTCTATCCTTGGTAATGATCTGTACCTTGGCCACTCCGTTGGAAGTACCGAGATACTGCACAGCTGGATTGTGCTGGCCGATGAGAGGCATCATGCAAAGCTTGTTCGACCACCCAACATTCATTTGATGGATCACGCACTCAAAGTCGCTTAGATCAATACTCTTCTCTTCCCCCGTATGGTAGTTCTCCCATCGCAGGATCATGGGGGCCTGGACTTCCGCATCCGACTTGGGGATGGGAGCCATATAGGTTTGAGAATCCTTCTGGTCTGACGGGGTCAGGTAGGTCTTATGGAAGTACCGATACAGAGTATCGCACTTGGTCACGTCATAGGTGGGCCAACCGTTGGAGTCACGCCAGCGAAGACCAGACTGCATAAAGGCAGACTCGTTGATGCGCACAAAGATAAAGGTGGCATCCAGGGCATGGGTGCCGCTTTTCTTCGTTGACACATGGACCTCACGGAGAGCCACAGGAATGGCGATCCCATAATCCGGCACGTCGAAAGGACGTGCCTGTTCCACAGTGGGATTAGCATTCGGCTTACTGGCTTCCTGTGTGGCCTTCTGTCGAGCACGTGCCACAGCATACATGGTCGCGGAATCACCAGAGGAGAGCAGATCCTTGAGCTTGTCCAGGCTCTCACGGCTCTCTTCGGTAAGCTTCTCCAGCGGATCATCTTCATCCGTCTTGGTCTTGGCGGCACCCACCTGTAGGAGTGCATTCAGCAGCTCTGGTGTAGCGAACTTGTTAATGAGCACATCAACAAGGAGATCAGACTCAATACTGATAACCGGCGCGGCACGACACTGGGCCAGTAGAGGACGGAACACAGTGTTGACAGAATCCAAATCAGGGAAGGTCAGGCTGATCCGAATCTCCGTGTGTTGGGACTTGCCGCGAACCACTGCATCAGTGTCAGAGCGCAGCGATCCCACTCGACGAATATCGTAATCGTCTTCCACTTCGATAGCCTGGGCGCCATTCTTGACCAGACCATCCTCAAGGGGAATCATGCCAATCCTCATGACTGCAGGCTTGGCATAAGAATAGGTACGATCCTCAAAGGATCGGGCAGCGTCGGAGATTGTACGCCGGCGCGTCTCATCATTCTTGATGGAGCGATTGCGGTTGAACAGAGTTTCGGACACAGAATCCAGGGCGTCCAGGTTGGCTCTGAGCTCATTGGCAGCCGCCGTGGGATCCACGCCAGCCTCAATATCAGCGAGCTCCTTGGCAGCTGCTGCTGCTCTAGCTCTGCCAATGATGACCATGAGGTTGTCCTCATCCAGAAGATACCGCTGGATCAGGTCCAGGCTAACCGGGATGCTATTCCCGGTCTCCGGGTCCAAGATAGACAAGGACCCTAGACGCTCGTTAATCGTCTTAGCCATCTAGTAGCTCGACACCATGCGCTGACTCATATAATTCCGCATCACCCAGGGGTTAACCTCGCCCCTGTCCCTCTCAGGATAATCGATTTGTCCGTGAGAGGGAAAGGAACTATTGTGCCCACGGGTCTGCCCATATGAGGGGGCTGTGTCCCTCATGGTGGCAGAAACATGGGTCCTCATAGAGGCCGGACGCTGGATGCGTGCCGGCCTGGGAGGGATATACGGCTGCGGATGCTGCTTCTGGGCAACGCCCTGTAGAGCAGGCGTGGGAGGCATAGGAGCCCCATTGCCGGCCATCACAGGCGGGGGAGTATCATCGCCCACCAGGCCACCGAAGAGTTCAAGGCCCAGAACAGCGCTGGCACCGATCGTCCCGATCTTGCCCCACCTGCTGCTCCAGATGCGATTGAAAATATCCTTCCCGCGGCCGGCTGCTGCTCTGGCACCATCCGCCATAGCCTGGTAGCCACCAGCCTCTGCTGCAGTCTCCATCATTTCCCTGTGCAGCAAGGGATCAGTGTCCTGAAGCGCATCCATCATGGCCTGCATATCACGCGCGGCATCACCAACATGCTCCGCGGAAGCACCATCCTTCATGCCTCGACCCAACAGGTCGAGGACACCCATGGTTTCCTGGGCGCGTGAATAATCAGGTGCAGTCTGGCCAGCAAGAGGACGAAGAGCGTGCCACAGAGCAGTCTCCTTAGTCGCATCTTCGATGTGCTGCAGGTTCCCCAGCATTTCTGCCATGGGGTTGAAGTATCTCTCCATCAGCAGATCACGACCAGGCTGTGTCACATACACCTTGCCGCCAATCTGTTCAATGGCGCCTTGGGCTGCCTCACCGGCAGCTCCGACGTGGTAGTGCTCCCCCTCCGTGAGTCCGGACTGATTGAGCACACGCATCAGGATATTCTCGCCAGGCGTCGATCTCTGGAAGATCCCAAACATCTTCTCAGCAAGCTGGCCCTGTGCTCGCTGCCCAGCACGTCCGCCCTCGGAGGCAACCTGTGTGAGCCTGCGTACATCACCCACCATAGTGGCGATGGACTCATCAGCGGCACCCTTCTTCAGGGCGGCATAGTATGTGGCAGTCCAGGCATTGGAGAACGTATCCCTGAACTTGGGATCAGCAAGCATCTCCTTCACGCCTGTCACAGCCTGGGCGGTCGGACTATTGTCCGCTGCGCCCAGTGCACGCATCACCAGGTCGGCACCACGGTCTTCGCCGATATACGCAGCCAGAGTCTGCTGTCTGACAAACGACGAGTATGTCAGCGGAGAGCTAAGCTTCTGGCGTAGAACAGCGGAGCCCTCAATGAGGGATTGCTCACGCTGTGCTAGTTCACCGAGACTGAAGCCGGAGATATCCTTTCCGATCTGTTCCTCGAGGGCCTGTGTCATGCCGGAGACCTGTTGACGTAGGGTAGCACCCCCAGGAGCAGCGTTAATGAAGGCGTGTAGCGGGTCCAGTCGACGTACTGTTTCACCATGCACGACTGATGCAGCCTGTGAAGCTTCATCACCTGTGATGAACCGGAAGTAGTTCCAGTCGAAGTCGAGGTCTCGCTCGGTGGCAGCACGCAACGTGGGCGAGGTAAAGATCAGGTTCTCAAGACCTTCATTGCCGACCTGCTTGGCCAAGTCACTCCCAACGATGTGCTGCTTGTCCATCAGCTTCACACGCACCACAGCGTGGTGCGCAGCATCGGTACCGGGATAAGCCAACACAGTACCGTAGATATCCTTGCCGGTCTTGGCTCGCTTCAACAGCTGAACAGCACGGGGATCTCCGTTCTTGGCAGCGCGCTTTAGTGCGCCGCGATAGATACCAACCGTAGCCACCTCTGCCTTCTGGTTGAAGAAGGGAGAGGTGACAGTTCGCCCAGTCATCCCGATCATATCGTCAGGCTGAAAGTAACGCTTGATTACAGAGTCCTTGCCCACCATAGCTTCGGACATGCCGAGGTACAAGCGGTTCAGCTTTTCCTGTAGCGCAGTCACATCTGCAGAGCCAGATGCATAATCCTCCAGTGTCTTAACTACATTCATGTAGTCGCCGAAAAGCTTGCGCTCGATACCACCAGAGCCATCCAACCTGGAACCACCCTGCATGATGAGCTCATTGAAACCTTCAAGTCCAGCTGACCCGCGGAAGAACTCCATGCCCGGAATGAACACGGTATCAGTCCGCACTGCAGCCACACCACCCTTGCCGGCTCCAAACCTGTCCATGAGAGCGATAGACATATGATCGCCCTTCTTGAGCTTCACATAGAAGCCACCCTTACGCAGGTTGTTGCCGGTGCCGCTAATTAGCGAACCGGCAACCTCACTCTCCTTGATCACACCACCCGGATACTGTGCGGTGGACTGGATCGGCACATTCTTCATCTGTGCGATCTGCTGCAGTGAGTAGGTATCGGCCTTCATTAGTCCTGCATGGGCACCATCGATACCCTCATAGAACTGACCGAGGAAGCGGTAAGCATCTGAGCCCACACCGGAGGTCTTGATATCAGGACGCAGGAAGTCATGGAGCGTGCGATACGCTCTACCGACATGACCCTGAGTGCCAGCCATCTGAGTCTCAAACAGTTTGAGATCAGCCAGCGTATAGTTCATGCCATAGCGGCCCATCTGTTTCGAAGGCATATCCACATGACGAGACTGGACCGGGGTGCCCTCAAACTTGTACATGCGAGCACCGGCACGCTCTAGTTCGGCAGCCTGTTGCTCACTCACGGCATGGCCCATAGATCTCATGACCTTGGACATCGGCGTACTCTCGACACGGAAGGCATTGATTACAGACTGGCGCTGAGCCTCAGTCATGCTCTTGTCGGCCAGAGCTGCCATGACAACCTTGTCCTTCAGTAGAGTACTACTGTCATTGGACATGGCTGCTTCGACCAGCCGGTCAATAGAAGGCATACCGGCTGCAAGCGTAACGAATGCCCTGCCGCGGCTACCGATCTGCTTGAAATTGACATCGGCTCCCAGAGCCTTGCCAACTTGGCGCATCACGTTGCGCTGCATCTTCTGGTCCAGAGCGGATCGCTCCAGTCTGGTGAAGACGTGACCTACATACTGACGGTATGTGTGGGCCCGATTGCTACCAAACTTCATCCCGAAGTCTCCAGCAGCACCCGCAATGTCTACCCCAACCTCGGGACTGATAAAGCCAGTAACGCCTACACGACGTGTGTCCACCAGCAAGCCGGCGCCCATACCACTGCCACCACGTGCACGCTTGATGTTGAAGTGGTACTGGTCACCCTTACGAGTGATGGACTCTAGACGGTCACCAGCTCCCATAGTGATCTGGCGACCCGTCTCCTGGTCAATGCCCAAAAGGATACGATCACGCATACGCAGAGACTTCGCACCCTGGGTACCCACGAACCTACTGGCATCTGTTCCGAGGACCGGCATGCCTTCGGCAGCCAGGTCCGATCCGATCAGGCCAATATGATGATGAGAGTCTTCACTCAAAGCGTTGATGTGGGCCGCCATAGGCCCAATGGCCTTAAACGTCTGAACGTTGCCCACCTTGCTCTGGTGCCGATACTCCATGCCTGCCACGGTACGTGCAGTCTCAGAACCAAGCAGAACTCCAGAATCGTCGATATGGTCCCGAAGGAACTTGTATGCCATCTGCGACTGGCCAGGATCCATCAGACCAACCGTCAAGGGCATACGTGTAGTCAGCTGGTACATATCGCCAGGACGCACAGCGCGTCCCTGACGCAATGCACGCAGTTCTGCCATCTGGCGCATCTGATCCATGTACCCATGCTCGGTGACGATAGGAACGATGCGCCGGCGCCCCAGTGATTCACGAGCCACTGCTCGGCCCATGGCCACCTGCGGATCGTGCATGATGTCGTCCTGGTGCATCACTCGAGCCAGGACCATCTGATGCAGGCTCTTACGAACCTCATCCTCCTCGTACATGGAGGCCATCATCTGCGGACCCAGAGTAGACATGGTCACTCGGTTGGCAGTCTTATTCTCACGCAGGAAGGGCAAGAAAGCCTCAGGCTTGATACCAGTCAGCTGCGCATCCGGTGCTACCTCCTGAAGACGATTCTTGAACGCGAGAATTTCCGTATGGATCTTTCGCTCGAGTTCGTCGTTCAGGAGAATCTTCTTTGTGGGATCGCCACCCTTCTGATAAGCCGCGACCATATCACCGATACGCTCTGCCTGCTGTTGCAGCTCGGGCATATCTGTAAGATCCATCTGGATGCGGTTCTGCAGATAGTAGGCCTTGGATAGCTGGCTCTCACCATTCTGTGTGGCCAGAGTCTGCATCCATTCTGTCTTTGCGGTACGGCTCAGGTCCTGTAGGACCTTCACCTGAGCGTCTACGCTACGCACAGGATCCATCGCCTTAATGCGTATCATGTTACCACTACCTAGCTTGACGGATCCACCACCGCCATACTTCTTGCTAGTGCTAGGCATACGGCTCAGGAAACGATGGACGAATGCATCAGCCACGTCCATCTTCTTGAGTCGGGACCCTGTGGGCACCAGATGCATGGCGCCAGCCATGGTATCTGCGCCCATATGCACAACACCACGAGCCTTATCCCAGACCGGGATGGCAATCTGGCCCTGTCGTAGACGTAGGCTAACACCACCCTTGGCATGTACGGAGATACCAATATCGTGGACACCAGCATCTTCGAGAGCCCTCACAATACGCACAACGTTCTTGGTTGCGCCCATGCCCATGCCGAGCTCACGATGTCTCTTAATCAGCATGTTCAAACCGCCCTTGCTACGCACAGGGGCATAGTTGGTGGAATGAACTGCTTCCTGGAGACCAACGAGGCCGGGATAGTTGGCAAGGTTGGAGGAATAGTAGCCGTAGCCGGCGTCTCTCATTACTGCAATAGACTCCCAGCGTATCTCAACGCTTCAGTGACAGTGTCAGGGATCACATCCAATTCTATACCCTCAGGGTGCAAACCTGCAGCAGTAAACCCGCCTCCAGTGAAACTAGCAGCCCGATACTGTTTCCTACTGGTGTCCAGGGCGGCATGGCGCAGCATACTGGGCGTTCTCTGGATATCGGACAGATCGACCGGAACGTGCAGATCAGGGAATCTGGCTTCGCTCTCGCTGACCTGTTCCTCCCAGAGGTTGAATCGATGAATATCCAAAGCCTCCTGATTTGCTAGTCTGATGGCGATATCAGACTGGGATACCGAGGGGTGCCAGCCAGCCCACGTGCTGTCGGGCTTACGCACATTGCGGAAGTATTCTGCGGCACGTGCATCTCCGCTCTGCTGCATCTCTCGCATGGCAGCCCTCATCCTGGGATCGCCCTGCTTGGACCACGCGGCTACATACACCTGCTTCATATACTCAGGCACCATCTCTAGAATGCGCTTCCGGGATTCCGGATCCGTCACCTCGGTGAACGCATCAAAGTAGCCACGCTCACGCTTACCCATGGCTGCTCGAGCAGCAGCCTGGAAGTGTGCCTGAGGCAAAGAGTAGTCCATGCCAGTCAAAGTGCGGCCGGCCATCTTCTTGTACTGGTAGGCCAGAGTACGGTCGCCCTGTGCGTCAGCAATCTGCTGGAGACGGCGATACTTCACGTACTTCAGCTTATCCAGATACTCCTTGGCTTCACGCTCCTCTTCGCGATGGCTGGGAATATAGCCACCCGTCATCTCCCCGGTACCGACAGCACGTGCCGTGCTGGCGGTCCCTGCCAGAGCTGCACCTACGCCAGAGAACACGAGACGAGAAAGAGGGTTGGCGCCAAAGACACCAAGCATAGCACCACCAAATGTGGCAGTGGCAGGATCTGATGCAGTGAGTTCATGGGCCATCGGACGAATGAAACTCTTGTACGGTGTGCGCCAATCAGCGAAGTCTTCACCGTACAACTCCCACTTCTGATATGCCTCGATGGGAGATCTGGTAGGAGCAAGCTTATTACCAAGGATGCCACCAGCAAACGGAACAGCCACAGCAGCTCGCGAAACTACATCGTGAGTTGCAACTTCCCAAGCTGCAGCAACACTACGTCGGAGGGGATTCCACTGCTCTACCCGCTCCATTTCCTCTTCGGGTGCGGTAACCAGTCCAGTAAAACGGCGGTGTGTAAAATCGTGCTGCTGTAGCTTGTCCTTGACCTGCTTCTGAGCAGTGTCAAACTTCTCTGACCAATAGGAATCAAGCACACCGGCCTTAGCCCACGAGCTCACAATGGCCTTGTAGTGCTGATACGACTGCGAGTACGGTGCGACGTCAGCAAGGATCAGAAAGCGATCCATGGCATCGTAGGTACCGTGGGCACCCGAATGGAGGCGATGCATGCGCTCATAGCCTTCACCAGGTAGACGAGCCTCACCTTGCTTCACCTTGGTGTACGGATCACCCAGAGTGAAGTCCATGTAGTAGCGCCGGTCCTTCTCAAAGGAGCTCCGAATACCAGGTAGCCAATCCGGCATCTGGTTGGGGATCGGGTTATAGTCCTTATTGAACTTCTCATCGGGCAGGAATCGGCGATAGGCCTCAGAGAGACCAAGCATGCCACCCATCGAGTTGTCGTAGAACTCTCGAGACCTGCTGGCCATCGCCTCGGGCGATGCCAGCCGGCGATTATCGGTGTTGTTGGAGAAGCCAGGCAGATCCCACAGAGCAAACTTGTAGATGCCGCTCAGCTCAGAGATCTTATCAGCGTAGTAGCCAAGCTTCCCACCAGCGCCGTACGGACCAACGATGGCACGTCTATCGTGGTGAGTACCACCATCTTGTAGGCCCAGTCGCGCACCAGCATCCGGGATCACATCGCGTTCCTCAGGGAGCTCATTGAAGATTGCTTCTGACATACGTGCAGGACTTCCGTCTGCATCAACCGGATAGGGGCGCGTATAGTAGTGTTTCTGGCTCAGGTATTCCTCAGGACTCTCAAACAAGTTGAAGAGGTTTGAGGGAGTCGGAGTCTTGTTCACATGACGCCAATACTCCTGCTTTGATCCATACAGAGAGTCCGTGTACTGGTAGTCGGACAGCTGTCGTGCAATCCAGGACTTGCCATAGAATTCGACCGGGCCTCCACCGAACGGCTGCCGGCCCAGCATCCACCACCTGCCACGGCGATACGCTACATCCTTGTCACCAATCAGCTCATCATAGACATCCTCAGAACTCTTCTGGATGTCACCGTAGCCAAGGAAGGTACCGGCAGCAAGCCCTGACAGGCCTGGACCACGTCCTCTAAGGAACGTAGCTGCCATGGGACCAGCAAATCTCAACGCCTGAGACAACGGGCTGTCGACGGAACCCGGCATCGTGTCTTCAATCCAGTCAGCCGCAGAGGTCACACCTGTCACCTCGCGGGCCTTCTGGAGACCAGTGCGGAGACCAATGTAACCCTTAAGTCCCCACTTCTTGGGACTGACACCCGTGTACTCCTCCATGAGATAGTCGGCGTACGACAGGTAGTCCAAGCCCATGTTGATGGCCTGATAGCCACCATAGATCTTGGCTATGTTCCCAACCCAGCCGTACGAGCCGGAGCCGGGACGGATACCGTAGTTCAGAGTCGCGCTCAACAGGTTGTTGAGACGCGTCGTCATGTAGGTACCAACCAAGTTGACATTACCCAGCACACCGCCATCGTGGACAACGTAGTTCCTTACTGTGGTGCGACCGGTGGCGCGGCCATATGAGGCTTCGCCTACCTCTCCAGTATGGAAGCGTGCGGGCCTTGTTCCATAGGATGCTGCAGTAGTAGGACGCTGGACGACCAAGGACTGACCGCGGATAGTACCGCTGCGTCGGAACTCGGCCATGCCTGCAGGGCTCAGGAAAGCCCCACGTTGCTGGTTACCGTAAAGAGCGGAGAGCTCATCGCCAGAATCCACGCCCATGGTTCGTGCAACACGATCCATGAATCCGCGAGATTCATCTGCACGCGCAGCAACAGCATCACTCTCATTGAGACCCTGTAGCTGGTTTACTACCTTCTCGAAGAAGCCACGCCTCTGATCACGTCTGGACACGTAGCCGAACCCGACACCCTGTCGACCTGCTAGCGCACCACCAGCTTCGGAGTAAGGCACATATCCGCCGCCCATGCGCCCGGCTTGGCGCCGGCGCATTGGATAAACTACGAACGTCTCAGCAACATGTGGTCTGGTCTTGAACCCAGGACCAACACCCACCAGGTCCTGAAGCTGTTGCCAGAAATCTCTTACCGGATGAGCGTCTGCTTCCGCTTGGCTAATCTGAGCCACACGATGAGACTGCAACGGGTGCATGCCCATGATGGCCTGGAATGACTCCATCAGACCAGCAGACTGACCTTCCTTACTGCTGAAGAGCTTGAAGCCACTACCGGCATGCTGGAACCCACCACGCTGCTGACGATAGATGTTGCCACCCATGGCAAAGCTAATACCGTCCTGTGCCGTGATCTTACGCCCACGACCGATGACAGTACCAACGCCCAGCTCACCGAAGAATTCACCCTGAGTGAAAGCCTTGCCCATACCAGCGAACAACTCAACGGGCCGGAAGCCAGCAACAGAGAAGTTCCTGGTGGCTGTGTACAGGCCCCGGAGTGCGTTGCCGGCGGTAGCCCATCGAGTGTCCTGAATGAAACCCTCAGGCGTCGTGTACAGCCCTCGGACGTTGCGGTTACGGTGCAGGACCGTGCGCTCATTGATGAGACCGAGCTCCGAGGCTTCACTGAGCGTGCGGAACTGACGTTCGCCGATCTGCCTCTGCAGATTGGCGTTCTCCATGACGTCACCGACAGTCACATGGCGCAGATCCTCGAGAGAGTCGAGGTTGTACCGCGCTGCCACATGCTCAGTGGCGATCTGGTCAAAGGTTGATCCAGCAGGCCCACCAGCCCGAGAAGCCCTGAGCCCTCTTGCGAACCCATTCTCATCTAGAGCTGTTCGCCTAAAGTTAAGTATTCCCTCCAGCGTATCGATCAGCTCGAGGTTGCGAATCTCCGGGTCATCGACCCCATGGAAGGCTCTCTCTAGGCTCCTGGTCTCCGGGAAGGATCCTACAGCCCCTCTGACGGCGCTCCTGGCGCCCTCACGGGCGACACGGAGCCCAGACCTCCCAGCGTACCCCAGAGCATCCAAGGCGCTCCTGAGGGCATCTCTGGCCCTCGTACGGCCCAGCATATAGACGCCAGAGGTGATGAAGGCGACTTGGGCCACCCGCTGGAGTAGCGGATTCTGGGCCTTCTGGATCTCCAGAGCCTTGGTCTGAGCCTCATTTTCCCGCAGAGTCTCGGCGGGATGGCGCTCATCTGTCCCTCGCTGGCCCAGGATCTGGTCACGATACGGGTTGTACCCGCGCTCGTTCTGGAGGTTCTCTCGTTCAATCGCCATTAGCCAAGGAAGTCCTGATGGGCAGCCATTTCATCTCGGAGGGAATCTCCACTCCTAAGTTTAGTGGCTGCGTCCGGAGAAAGCATTTCTTTCTCGTCCATCGGAGTATCGGGCAGATAGCTGTGATGCGGGCGGGTTGGCCGGCGAGGCCGCTGCATGGCCTCCGGCGGAGTGTCGAATGCACCCGGATCATCCGGGAGCATGGCAGGCGGCTGGAAGCGCTGCTGGCGCTTCAGCCTCTTCTGGTACCCCTCCGGATCCAGGAACATCTGCAGATCGAGTGGCTGGCCCAGGATCATCTCTGCACGGGCCAGCATGATCTGAGTCTCGAGCAAGGTCATTTTCTGGAGGTCCCGCGGATGGATGGACGGGAATGCCTTGCAGATAAACGCGAGAATGGCAGAGTCCAGTGACGTCGCCTCTTGCCTAGCGAGGTGAATACCCTCAACGGTTGCCTCGACCGAAGACCATCCGGAAGCCTCGATGATCGAGTCACCAAGCGACTCAACGGTCCCAGCAAGCCATTCATCGAGAACATGTGGATCAGGCCACACCAAAGTGTGGCCGATAATCCATCCCTCCATCCACCACTCATCGTGGTACGGTGCGTTCTCTTCGAGGTAACGCACCTCCTCCTTCCGCATTGGGCGGAAGATCGCATAGACCTCCCCTGTGTCATTCTGGAGCTCCACCACGTATAGGACATCATGGTCCTTTTTGAGTCGCGGTACCAGCTCCCTCACTTCACGGGGGAGGTCCCAAGGAGATCGGATCACCGATCTCCCCCTTACAGGCGAATGGGGGATGCAGGCTGGTTGTAGCCCGAAGCTTCGACGATGGAATCATGCAGGCTCGTGATGATGCCAGCGTCCTCTTCGCGGATCGAAACTCGATCATACTTCGGATAGATGCTGCATGCCTCGACCAGGGCTTCCTCCATGGTGTCCTTCATCAGCTGCGCGCGCGCCTGCTGGGGATCCAGTCCCTCAGGTGCGTTCTCAGCAAGCTGGTTGATACGCAATGCCACATCCGTGCGCAGCTTGGACATCTCGCGACGGTTCACCGTGCGATGGATGTACGGGCGGCCGGCGAGGAAGATGAACTGAGGGCTACGGAAGGACTGCTTCGCCTGCTGTGCTGCAGAAATGAAGTTCTTCTCCTCGGCCTCATCCATCTCCATGGCTTCTACCATGCCCCAGGTCAGCTCGAGGCCCGGGACCTTGTCCTCGGGATTCCTCTGGTCGACAGGGGACTGTTCAGTGTTGACGGGCTGTTCGTCGCTCATGTTTACTCCTCAGTGGGGTCCTGAGCCCTCTGGCTCAGGTCTACGATGTCTGATTGTACACGCTTAGCAATAAAAGGGTAGACCTCGTAGACCACATTCCCGCTCGAATTTCCACCACTACCAGCAGCTGCGGTAAGAACCTTGCTGCGGCCAGTGATATAGCACTCTTCGATTTTTTCGACCACGCTTCTCCCAGAGGCATGGCCGTAAACCAGCTGGATATTGAAACCGCCCTCCCTGGAGGACATTCGCACGGGGTTGGCATCATCCAGTAGGGAACCGATGATACGCTCGGACTCACTCTGGCCAAAGAGGGACCGGGACAGGCCAGCAACCTGGCCGAAGGTGCCCTTGGCTAGAGCCTCACCCATCTTTTTGATGCGATCCGTGGGACTGGCGGTGCGAATATCTTGCAGCAACCTTCTCATCTGTGCTCGGTCGAGCCTGGGCTTGGCCAGGGGCGACGGGGCATAGGGGTCCTGCAAATTCTGGTTACGTTGTGCACGCTCCTTCTGATTGCTACGAAACCGAAGAGCGTTCCTGATGGCACGGCCCAGATAGTCGGGATAACGGAAGTTGATCACGATGTTGCCCGTGATGATGACCTTTCCGTCAGCGACCATGCCAAAGTCAGATCTGTTGTATCCATAGATCGGGATACGTGCGTTCTCCTCTTCGTAGTTCACCTGGTATGCATCGTCAATCCAGATGTCGTCTACAAAGATAGACGTCTGTGCGGGAGTGGGATAACTGCCGTCACGCATTAAAACACATCTGCCCTATCGAAGAGAGACTGAGCATAGTCGTTAGCTTCATCGATGGCCCGCTCATCCTCCTCGGGCCCATTGGCGCCGGCTCGCTCCACGTCGCGCATACGAGATGCAGGACGCATGCTGCCTTCGGCTGCGTCCTGCAGCTGTACCATCCTGTTAAAGGAGGCATAGTCAGGAACGAACGGAAGGTAGAACTTAGCCACAAACGTATACGTGACCTCTGTATAGATGTCATCCACAGAGAGCGTCTGCCCCCAGTTAGTCAGAGTGATACCTACCAGACCTGCACTGGTAGTACCTCCGTACTCGTTAGCGGCTGCAATGTAGATATTGAACTCAGGCATCTGATCCACGAAGAACGGGGCAGAGGTCTGGATCTCATCCGGGTTGTCCCGGTAGAAGTCTGCCATCACATCACGGTCCAACATAGCGAACACCATCGTTCCCGCCACAGTGCGGGCACCACGTGTGTATGCAAAGACATGAGACTCCCCCAGCCGGCGTACAGGGTGTACAGACCTAGCCGAGGAGATGGACAAGGTACCGAGCTCCGCGAAGGTTCTTAGAGTCGCCTGATTCTGGAGGTAAGACTGAACCTCGTCGTCGGTAGCACCAGCTGCCAGCAGATCTCGATCCTTAGTCTTAGGCATGTGCATTACTGCAAGCATGTCCGTACCGGAGTACGAGTTGTATTGCACGGGGCGGAACATACCGCCGCCGGATACGCTAGGAGCGTTGCCGGCTGCGGGTGCCCCTTCACCGGGCTTGGCCTGTAGCACGCCCTTAGGATGAGCGCGCCTGGGCAGATTTCGAGGGATGCTAGGGTGTCGAAGTGCCATGGTAGAACAAAAAAGGGCTAGCCGTCCTGGCCAGCCCTTATTGTATCAGACAGAGATCACCTAGCGAGCCGAACGGCCTGCAGCGTTGGTGATCCAGGGCGGAGTCTGCTCAACGTCGATCTGCTTGCCGGTACGCGGCTCGATCCACGTCTGGGCGTGCCAGGGCGTGATCTGCGTAGCGACCCACGTGCACGACTCATCCGTAGTGATGTCATCGATCGACATACCGGAACCACAGTTCATGATCTCCACATTGTGGATAACCATCTTGGCCGAATGGCCATACTCGTTGCCGGCAAGGATAACGACGTCGAACGGAAGGATCTGGTCATGGTACTTTGCAGACGCGATGACCTTCCGGGTGTTGATGCCCTGATTGATCAGCTGGCTGCGGTCTACATCATCGACCGCTGCAGCACCAACAGAACCAGTACCCTGGACTTCCTTGTTCACGTCGGGAGCAGCCTCGATACGGCGGCTCTCCTCCGTCTCGTACTCGTTCGCAAGGAACTGACCGGACTTGGTGCCGATCATACTCGAGAGGAGGGCGTTACGGTCGAAGACCAGGAATATAAGGGAACCCGCGATGCCTCGCTTACCACGGGAGAACGACCGGGGATCGGCCGAACCCATGGTGTACAGCGGGGCCTTCTCACGGGTGATGGTGTATGAAATGCCCTGCAGCTCGCCAATCAGGATGCTGCCGAACATGGCGAACATGTCGACACCCGAGAACGAGTTGTAGGTGCGAGTGAACTCAGAGCGCTGGACGGTCATCTGGGATTACTCCTTCGCGAGGGAGAGGGTCGTGTTGATCTGGATCAGCTCGACAGCCGGCACCAGCGTAAGGTCGATGTTGAGCTCACCGAGGGCCTGCGCATCGGCGTCCGCAAGGATGCCGAGATCGAAGCGCTTGAGGGCACCAGCACGCTGCATACCCTTGAGCGACTCGCGGAGAGCGTTGTCCATGGCGCCAATGTTTGCCGCGTTGAGGGGCTTGGAGATGAACTCCTCGCCGGCCTCGCGGACAATATCGATCGCCTCATCCACAATGCGGACGACCTGCGTGAGGACGAAGTCCGACTTCGTCTCGTTCGACGCATAGTGGGCACCCGTGACGTCCTTCACGACCACGTAGCCGAGGTTACGGTCAACCATCGTCACGTAGCGGAAGTTCATCAGGTTCTTGGCCATGGAGGCGGAAAGCTGGCGAGCAGCGAACACGCCCGGGATCGTCTTGTTCGTGGCGCCAACCTCAGCAGGCAGGCGGGTCAGGATCGCGCCATACTCGACAGCGCCATCCGTGTTCATGTCCGTCTGGGCGGAGAGGCCGAGCTTGTTGCCCAGCGTCCGCACACGGTCGTGGCGAATGCGTGCAGCAACAGCCACGACGGAGATTCGAGCACCACCGTCTACGTTGTTGCCCTTCTCATCGACAGCAATCGTGCCACCGGTGTCACGGGCCCAGCCATCGTAGTTCGAATCCAGGACGCCAGGGCTGGTCTCATTGGAACCGGCCAGATAGTCCGTGAAGTGCTCGGCGGAATAGCCACCGAGTGCCTGCAGGTAGTTTGACCAATCCGTAATGTGAGCAATGGCGGGGGTATCGAAGAGCCAACCGGCCTCGCCAGTGGGTGCACCGGACAGGCTCTGGTTATAGGCATGCTCACTCGGGGTGCGGGTCGCAATGACACCGATCACCGAGTTGGCCTCCTTGGTGGACTGGTAGCAGAAGTCGCCCAGCTGCTTCCAGAACGCCTTGCGCGTGGTGCCATTCGAGTTGACACCCGTGGGCAGCACATCAAACTTGGCGCCAACAGGGACGACGACATCAACCGGCACGACCTTGAGGACGTCATAAGCCTCCTCAAGTGCATCGAATCGGTCTTCGGGGCTGTAGTTGTCGATGTCCTCACCGGAAGCATCGGCAATCTTGATCACCTCGATGTTCTCGGCGCCGGCACGGAGAGCAGCCTCCACCGCGAGCGAGAGCTCGGAGGGGCGGCCGTCACCATGATCCAGCGCAGTCGCGATGCGCTTAGCATCGCGAATGCGGGTCGGCTCACGGAGCGTCAGGACGTCATTTGTAGTGGTACCCATGATGGTGAGCTTCTTGCCCGCCACCTCGGGGGAGATCGCCAAGCCCTTGTCGTTGACCGTAACTTGGGTCCCCGGCAGAGCCTTGTCGAGGGTTTTCGTTGCCATGGCTTGTTTTTCCTCGTGGTTCCTATAGTTCTAGAACTCGTACGGGAGAATCGATTCCTCGATTCCAATACTACCACCCAGCCAGCCTCCCGTCTCATCATGCCAAAAATCGAAACCATTGACGGGGGCGGAAATTCCGGTGTCCTCACCGGTCAAAAGGGCCGTTGTAGGCCGGCCCTGGGTGCGTATTGTGAGCTTGAGAGAGGTGATTCTACGGCGCCGGATGATGTGAAAATCCTCCGTGCGGGCGTAGTATCGGATGGGTCTCTGGGCCAAACGATCACGGAATTTCTCCGTGACTCTATCCGAGCGACGGTCCCAATATAGGATGCGCTGGACTCCGTTCAGCATAAATACCCCCTCGCACCAGACCATAAAGTTCTTGAACCACCGCACAAGTCGGTTGGCTTCCTTGGCCGAGGGCGAGAAGCAATCAAACTGAAACAGGTTGTCCATCCACCATCCCTGGATCTCCAAGGCATAGTTGATGGGGTCACCAGGATCCTCAACAGTCTCCCGGATATGGGGCTTGAGCTGCTTCGGCTCCCCGAAGGGAGCCTTGCCCATTGATCCAGGCTCCTGGCGCTCGAGCATCACTGAGATCGTGGGCGGGAAGGACGGCGGCGTGCCGGCGTCCTGATCTGCCTCATCAGACAGAGCTACGAGCTCTGAAGCGAGCACGTTAGGATCTGCCTGATGGAACTCAATGATCTTGCCCTTCTCATCCTCCCACACCAACCTGTCCGTGGCGCGGTCCCTGGATCCTTCGTGGGCAAAGAATGGTGACTGGATAGGTCCACGGCTGGTCACTCTCTCATGGCGCAGCAAAACAGCACCAGTAAAGTTCTGATCCGTGTCATCTACCGTAGCATGCTGAACAGCATACTTTTCACCAGTGGAAACATTACGCAGCTTCCAGGTAGTCTGGGGCTTAATGAACATGAAGGGGAAGTAGATGAGATTGGCGTTCCTACCAGAGGGGTACCAGGTCATCTGGTAGAGACGCATTGCCTCCTCCACAAGGCGAATGAACTCTTCCTCATCAGCGGAGCGATGGCGCTTCTGCCGCGGAGGCTGTCCGATACGAGGATCATCAGGGCCTTCTGGACGAATGCCCTGAGAGATGAGCCATCCCTGCTTGCGTGTATCGTAATACACCGGGGGCATCTCATCTACACGCTCCAGGTTGGGACGCCCACGGGGATCATTACTTCCGGCCATCGACCGATCTCCGTTCCACTCTCAGACGATAGTGCGAGAGCTGACCCTTGATGTCACGATGGTCGTGGGGGTCCATGATGTTGTAGTACCGCACTGCTTTGTAGGGAGTAATCGGAGCTCCAGTGGAGTTCAGAGCAATCTCTACAATCCAGTCCTCTTCCGTGGGCTCAGCAATCGGCTGCATGTAGAAGAACAGTCCAGGGGTGATCACTTCACCAAACTCGGACTGTTTTTCAAAGCCAGGGACCACAGTGCGCTTACGTGCAAGCACCAGGTGATCCACGTATGCGCGTCCATCCGTAAGCCTTCGCAGAGCATCTCTAGAGGCCTCCTCGTACAATTCATCAAACGAGTCCTGTCGTGCTGCTCGGCGCAAGAAACGCCGAAGCACGACGAAGTGGCCGTACCTCCTGATGAGCTTGTCGAACTCGACACGAGTATTCACTTCCCCATCAAAGGGGTTCGTTAGCAAAGGATCAGGGATCCCATCGGGGGTGGTGTTACCCCACTCCGGGACATCATCAACAATACCCATTATGCAAATGTCACTCCATGAGTTGTCTCGAGATGTGACTTGAGATTAGCACGCGTCTCTTCATCCATGATACCAGCATGCAGTGAAGCGTATGCAATCTCAGAAAATGGTTCCATGTCTTTACTGTTGCTCCCAATATAGAACTCTGTACCACCAGCTGTCTTGGGAAAGATATTGGCTACGCCTGTATCATCCAAGACAGCAGAGGTCATATCGTTCCTGTAAGCATGAACTACTCGTGCATGTCGTCCTGCTCCCCCATCCCAGGTATACGCAACATCAATAACCCATAGATTCCATGCATTGTTTCCATTGCCGTTATCAAAATTGTCTTCCTGATTACCTGCATGAATCTCCCACTCAGGTTGAGAGCCACCAAGTTCATTTTGCAAACCTACAATGGCCGTCGATGCACCACCAGAGCCAATGAGCCCAGCGTAATCAGCACGATCAGACAAAGAACCATCTACATAGGTCATAATGACAAGAGTCAATGATTTATCAGTCCCACTGACAGGCAGATAGTCATCGTCAAACCCCAGAGCGCTCAGGTCCAGTGTAATAGAGCTGGAGGGATGAGAAGCCACCCACACGTTTACTCCATCCCTAGTCGTGGTATTCACATCCCAAGTGGTATCCGGATCTACACCGTTTCCGTTCACTGCCTGGCCACCAAGGGTGCCCTGATTTAACGGATCGTTTGTCTCATCTAGATTGGGAGACAGGAGTACGAGAGCTGTGGGATATCCACCGCCACCTCCACCACCAACAATAGCCGCAGGCCGGCCCATAGGGCCGCCCAGGCCACCGTATGCCCAATCGCCCATAGGACGACCACGGTGTAGATATCGGTTACGACGTTGACGTATGCCCACGATACCTTCTAGAGGGTGTAAGCGTAGTGTACACGGCCTGAGCCGTCTCCCCTGATCCAGACTGCACCGCGGTAATCGCCGAGAGCAAGTTCGCCCCCATTGGCCGCAAGGGGAAACGCATCATTGTCTGCAGCGGAACCCATGGCAATGTATGCCACATCGTCGCTCTGATTATTGATGACCAGACCGCCTCGAGCTCCATCTTGAGCTTCAAGCATCTCAGCGGCAGTACCACTGATGGCCTGACTACCAGTAACTAGGTTGCTGGGATTGATGACATCTTCGGGATGTGCCATTACTTATCTACCTTTCTGATAATCTCCTTCAACATGTCTTTCATCTCCACCAGGGTTTCCTTCGTACTCTCGGCCTTCTGTTCGAGAATTACCAGCCGCGATTCATGATCGCGGCGATCATTAATCAGCTCTCGAATAACCGTGTACTGCCTGGTGAGTTCAGCTTTGTTGGTATTCTGTTGGGCGGCCAACGTAGCCCATCCCATACCAACTGCAAAGATGATCACCAATACCTCTGTGATCCACTTTACGTTGCCAGAAATGTAGAAGCCTTTTGCATTGTCTCGGCGCACTTCAAGGTCCTTATCGGTCTTATTGCTGTCACCCATAACGCCTAACTCCAGGGATCGAACGCACCAGGCGTTCCAGAATGTCTTTCCGTACCCAAGTTAGCTCCCGGAAGATCCTCGACAATCGGGTGCGCGGAGTTCGTGAAGGCAAGAGCCTGACGCCAGAGACGCCGGCGATAATCCGGACGATCGTAAGTGGAGCCAACTCCCTTGACGAAAGCGCGCGGACGGTGCCAGTAGGCAGTAAGACGACGCTTGAGCTTTTCGATACAGGACTCAGCCTCCTGCAAAGCAGCAGGCTTCGTATCTGCGCTACGTGAAGTGGGATGCCTGAACTCGACCTCAAAGTCTCCAAGCCTCTTGTACTGGCCCTGCTTCATCTGATGCTCCGCCTGCATCACATAGAACATCTCCGCGACCGTCTTGCAGGTCAGGAGCTGTTTCACCGTACGAGGGGGCAAGCATAGATCCTCGAGCGCCCACCTGATCCAGTTTCCGATCTCCATGGATGCTGTCCATAGAGTCAGTCCAATGAAGTCGTCAGCGAATCTAGAGATGTCGATCGGATACATCTTGTGGCGAATCTTGCGGATCTTCACCCAGTCCGGGAAGGGCTTGGAGCAGAACGTGAACCGCTTGTCCTTGCCCAGAGTGTTACCACCTGTGTCTGCCAGGGTAGAGTCCAAGGTGATCTCGACACAGGCATTGTAGGGGAAGGGGTTCCCGCCGGTGTCTCGAGTCCACAAGATCTTGTTGCCTGTTACGCTGAGCGTACCAGACGGAGGGGTGAAATCGAGAGGCCCACCAGTCGGATCTGCAGTACCCTCGAATTCAAATTGCCCACACACCGTTCCATCGGCGCGTGTCACGTCAAGGGCATAGTGCTTGTCTTCCTCGAAGAAGGGGAAGATATCAACGTCCACCGTCTCTTCGTTTACGAGAGAAGAGTCGATGGAGTCCGAGAACCGGATCATGATCTCATCTAGCGCAAGATCATTTCCGAAAGAATGGTTCTTGGGCGTGGTCTCCAAAACAGAGAGTCCACCGGGGGTGACCTTTACATTGGACGGGAGTGAGAGATCGCCCTCCTGGGCGCTCTCTTCTTCCGTCTTAGCCAGACCCGACGTGGAGATTTCCTCGCCGGTCGTGAACGTGATGATCTGCGTAGTAGTTAGATCATCCCCGGTTGTACTCTGAAGAGCACCCAGCGCGCCTGCCGTATTAGCACCTACCAGCGTGAGCTTGTAGGTGCTATTGGGAATGAGCAGGCGGGCCGGAGTGAGAGTGATGGTGAGCCCATCACTAGACAGGGAGAGGGAGGCGTCCACCACCTCATCCAGAGCCACATTTCTCAGCTGGACCAACGCGCCGATAACGTAAACCTCATCCATTGCCTCCGAGAAGAGCGCGGAGATGGCTGCGTTCAGATCGACATTGGTCGCACCCTGAATCGGTGACGTGCTGGAAAGGGTGGGGACGCCCATGGGTTAGAGCTTCGCCTTGTCTGATGCACTCGGCTCCTTGCCGATTGCATGCTTTGCACTAGAGCTCCCACCAGCAGCACCCGAGCCACCGTGGGTTCGATCAAGATCGGGCTGGACGTCCGTGACGCCCCCTGCAACGACCTCATGGACCTCGTGGGTGCCAGGCTCGTCAGCCGGCGTGGCGTGCCCAGGGACGCGCTCTAGCGCGTTGTGAAGGTAGTTGAGGACATCGTTCCTGCTCTGGCCCACCATCTCCTTCTCGATGAGCATCTCGAGCACCTCACGAGCGTTGTACCCGGAGCCATTGATGTTGGCCCCAGCCATCACGATCTCGTTCACACGCTTCTGGATAGCGGAGAACGAGAGCTTGTTCTCGATGAACTGGACGTAAGGTCGGACCTTGTTCAGATCCTTCTTGATCTTCAGTGCCGGCGCCTTGCCGAGCACTACCTCGCCGCGGGCAATAGCCACGGTGAGCATCTGAACCTCGCCCTGGGTCAAGTTGTCCGGGAGCTTCGCAGACGGGACCACTCGCGTCAGCGAGAAGTCACGTCGATCCGGGAACTCGAAGAAGGAACGCTTGTTCAGGTCAAGGGACAGAAGCCGGCCAGCAAGCTTTGAGGGGCTCGGGGGCGCTTCCGTGGATCCAGCAATCTGGCGGCCAAGGGGCTTCTTTTTGGTCTTGGTTTCGGGCATTGATTCTCCTCACTCAGGATACTGCAGAAATCATAGAGAAACGGGGTCAGGGGCTGATGCCCCCGACCCCGTTGATTGTAGCAGAAGAAGGAGAGGAAGACTAGAAGCCACCCAGGCTGAAGCCGGTGGGCAGGGCGCCGGTGCCGGCCTCCCAGACCGCACGGTCCTCAACCGGGAAGTTCTTGCCGATGTAGACATCCTTGAACTGCCGGAGGGCAGTGCCATTGTTCAGCAGCGCGAGGCCGTAGCGCTCACGCAGCTTGACGTGGCGGATATCACGGGCCGAATCGACCCACTCGTCCGTCGTGACCTCCTCGTCGACCACCAGGATGCCGAGCTCGTTGACATCGCACATCCAGATGTCGGTGGTGTTCGTGGAGCTGTTGAACGGCACATACGGGCTCACGATGATCCGCATGCCGGTCGGGAGCGTGTTCGGCACGTTCGTGTAGGTGCCAGCGATCGCCTCGGGAGCCGAGACCACGGAGGTCTGGTTGAGACCACCGATGCGCCACTGGGGAGCGTTGCCGACCTCACCCTGGTAGTTCTGGAACATCGGGCCATTGTTCATGAACCCGACGTGACGGAGCGTTGCATCCTTGGCGAAGATCAGCCACCCGAAGGGGTGCATGATCAGCGTGTTCGCCTGGAAGCCCTGGTCGGCCATGTCTGCATAGGCATCGAATATGTCATCGATGTGCATCGTGCCATTCAGGGTGCCGTCGAAAGCGCGACCACTCGTGCGGGTGCCGCCTGCCGTGACGTTGTCACGGAAGGTGGAGCCCTGTGCCGCGATCAGGTCGGAGACCTTCTGCTCCTTGTGGCGGATGAGTGCACGGCCCGCAGCGCGGAGGTGCATGGTCATCACGTCCATCATGGAGTAGCGAATCATCTCCTCGGTCATCTGGACGCCGATACCGGACTTGCCCAGGGTTGCGGTGACCTGGCCGGCCATCTCGAGACGACCGGTCGGGTACTCAGCACCCTCGTCCACGTCGCCGGCGCGCATGGCGCTGACGGCGGGGAAGGTGATCTGCGTACCTGCCGAGAAGCTGAGACGCTGCAGGAGGTCCTGCAGAACGATCCGAGGCTCGACAGCCTCACGGACGACCTGGCTGATCACCTTGGGGATGAGCAGCGGCTGGTCCGTGGAGAACTGCGTGTCGACGTACTCGGCACGCTCGAGCTTGCCGCTCCGAGCGTCCTCGAGACGCCGTGCATCGGCATCTGCCAGGTCCTTGTAGTTCCAGCGAATCTCCGGGTCATCCGGATCAACGCCGTTGTTGCGCCAGATCTCGAGGTTGCGGATGTACCGCTTGTCCATGTCGCGAAGATGACGGCGCTTGATGCCGTACTTCATGCGCATGGCCTCTGCCTGGTCGACAGACAGGTTGCTCTGCTCGAGGCGCTCATCGACGCGCTTCTCGATCTCCGTCTCGACCTGCGAGTCGCGGGCCTTGACAATGTGCAGGAGGGCATCGACCTGCTCATCGGAGAAGGCGCTAAGATTGACGCCGTCGTTCTCGAGCGAGTCCTTGGTGATTTCGGGGAGGCTCATCTGAGTTGAGTTCCTTTCGTTCTCTGTTCGGGCGCCTTAGACGCGCACCTCGATCTCGAGGGCCCAGAAGTCGCCGTTCGCATCCGCCGTTGCGTAGTCGAAGTAACCCGGGATGCCTTCCGTGCCGGAGCCGGCCAGACCCAGACCCGGGACAGTCTGGACCTTGCGGAGGTTGTCATACTCGTAGTCGCTATTGAGCGTCGAGACATCGACGTTCGAAGCCGTACGAGCTGCCGAAAGCAGCTGGCCAGCGGATGCGCTGGTCTGCGACACAAGCTTGTGCTTGCCGACACAGCGGCCGACAACAAAGTCCATGAAGTTGACAGCGCTCTCGATGTCGGCCTCATCGCCGCCCGAGACACGGGTGGCGATTGCGTCCTCAAGGGAAACCAGTCGGCCGATACGGTTGGTGCCGAAGTTGTCCGGGTCGTAGCTCAGCGAGCCTGCGACTCCGTCGACCACGACGAGGTCGCCAATGTTGATGGCGCGCTCGTTGGCAGTCATTGCCGGGATCTCGATGTTCTGGCCCCAGGCCAGCCACGAGGTCGTGCGCTGCTGCCGCTCGTAGTTCGTGAAGCGGTCCGCCAGGAAGCTGGCGTAGACAGGCTGGTACACGACGCCGAGGGGCTTCGTGGCCGGGACGGTGTCGGAGCTCGCACCAGATGCGGAAACCTTGTCGGTACCGTCACCCGAATCGAGATCCGGAGTGCCACCACCCCAGAAGTTGTCGGAGTCGACATCGTTATCACCGTAGGTGACAGTGTATGCCGCGGGGCAGGCGGGAACGAGCGGCTGGCTGGCGCGATACGCGTCCGGAATGCCGGAGGCGTCTACAGCCAGTCGGCCAACGAACGTACCAGGCAGGAGCACGATCGGGTCGTGCTTGTGCTGGTCCACCTTGGCAACGGGCAGGAACAACGCCGGCTTGACGTTCTGGAACGTCGGGCGACGGCCTTCCTGCGACTCGTTGTAGGGAACGCGGAAAGCACCGTAACCCCGGGGGATGCGAAGGTCGGTCATGTTTCAGTGGTCCTTTCGTCAGGAAATCTATTCGCTGAGTTGACTTGAGTCCAGTGAAGAATCCTTACAGGCTATTCTTCGCCTGGGCCTTCCGGTCCTCAACAGGCTTCTTATCGGACGCCGCGTCCTTCAGCCCGTTCTTGTCTTTGCTGTTCACAGGCTCGCCATTGGCGTTCACGGGAGACTTGCCATCGACCGTGTCCTTGAGAAAGGAGCTGCGGTCACGGGGCGTGTCCTTGAGAGCCCTCTCAAAGAGCGGACGCGCATCGCTGATGGCGTCCTCGAGGCTCTCCGTGCTACGCTCAGCGAGCTTTTCGACCTCGGCGTCGACGTCTGCGTCGGCTGCGAGGTCGCCAGTCACCAGACGCATCGTCACCAGCTCACGGGCCTTGCCCTTGTGGAGCTGCTCGCGAAGCTCTGCGTTCTCGTCGGTCACCTTCTTGTTGGTGTCCTCGAGCGCAGCATTCGCGTCCTTGAGCGTCTTTTTGCTGTCGTTGAGATCGACGATCTGGTCGCCGCGGCTGTCAACAAGCTCCATGAGCTCAACTGCCTTGTCCAGGAGGGCCTCGGGCTTCAGCGCCTCAAGATCCTTCCGGCTATCCTTGGCATCAACCTCGGTCTTATCGACCTTGGGCTCATCTGCGGGCGAGGTGGTCTTGTCGTTCATAGTGGAATTCTCTCCCTGAAGCATACGATATGAATCGCTGTCTGCCGAATCGCTGGACTTACAATCGAGCGACTTGGCCCTACGAGAAACACACGCCAGGACACGTGCCTTGGCGTCGGAAGAAAGCTTAGCGCGCCCAATTAGGCGTCTAGCAGCTGTTGCATGGGCGCAGTCAGGTACGGGGAAACTGCGGTTAGGACCGCAGAAAGTGCTCTTTTTGAGCTTCTTGCGCTGGGCAGCACTGAGCTTGGCATCGATGTACTGCTCGTCACCATCGATGGTATCCAAGCAAAGCAACTGATCCTGGGTAAGTTTTCCGGACCTCAGGTACTGATCAACGAGGCGGGCCGCCCTAAGGGCGTCCGCCAGCCCCACCTGCGGCAAAGCATCGTCACGCATGGAGAAGCTGAAATTGTGGGTATGATCCGGGCCCATATTGGCACCACGGGTGGCACCATCAAACTGATCGATATCGAGACTATCGAGCTCGAGATCAACAGGATGCGAGTGACGCTCACCCTTATCGGTGAACTCAGTCCCACCCTGGAGCCGGCGCTTCTCAACGTCGAGCTCGAGGTAGAGGATGTGCTGATGGGCCGGCTTACCACTTTTACCAGTGATGGCCTTGAACCACGTGACCATGCCGCCTAGCGGGCTGTCACCAAGCAAATCCTGGTCAGCAAGAGAGCGCGTAATATTGCCGATTGCGAAAGTCTCGGCGTCCAGCTCCTCATCATTGCTATCCGGGAAAACGACCTCGGGGGGCTTCATGTCGTCCAAATCCAATTTGGACATCACGATCTGAGTACGTGTACGAGGCAGCGACTCATCACCATCTTCGCTACGAATCAGATCGGTTTCGTTGCCCTCTGAGTCAATGCAGGAGATGCCTGCATACGAGTCGATATCCACAGTGGAGTACGCCAACCCACCCTCTTGCTGGGCGAGCTCGGCATCGCCCAGCTCTGCCGCAAACTCCCCAAGCTCGTCGGAGAGCTCGGCGCCGACGGTGACGGCGTTGACGTTCGCGGGAATATTGACGTAGGAGAGCTCGCGATAGTTGAGGGGCCCCGTGATGATGTAGCACAGACGACCAACATCTTCATCACTGTCCTCCTCATAGTGCTTACCAGGACGATGTTCACAGATACCGTCCTGCTTCCAATCCTGGCCACAAATGGAGCAGTATGCATGGTTGCTATTCTGCCCAGTGGACACGGTGTTGTATCGACCGTCAAGGATCTTCTGGATAGCTTCGGAGTCGGTGATCATCCCGACCACCTGCACCGTACCAGAACCATTGTCATCACCGGTGGCAGGATTCTGATAATCCTTCTGGAGGCGCTGGTCATCCCAGTGCTGCACGAACTCGGCAGCCACTACGCGACCAATAGGCTCACCATGATGATTGTGGTGCGTGAGAATGGGCTTGTTGTACGGAGCACAACCGCCATGCTTCTCATCACACCAGGTACCCCAGACCGACTTATCCTTCACGAACCTCCCGGGATAGACCCGGCGGTTCAGAAGGTAGCCAGACTGAGTAGCGTTGATATTCACCCTTAGCTTCGTGCTGTCCTTCTGGTCAGCCATGAAGTTGAGGCAGTCCTTCTTCAGGAACGGAAGGGCCTTACCCTCATGGATATCGGCCTTTAGGTGGAAGAAATCTCGAAAGAGCACGCTAGTCCTCCATTACCTCGAGCTCGGGATACGAGTCAGCAGTCGGAGAGACGAGATCCTCCGGCTGGACAGGGAAAGTGAAAGCCTGCTGCTCATTCTTGTTCACAACACCAGCCGCCCCGGCCATCTTTGCCCCCGTCGCAAATGCGTAAGCCCATGCCTGGTGAGCGATCTTCTGCGATCTCATATGCAGATCGGCATGAAGCGCTTCCAGCGTGCTACGGACTCGCAAACGCGTCGGAATTTCATCAGACCAAGACGGAAGGTCCACCCTTTGAATACCACGATCCTTGAGGTCATTCAAGCTAGACTTGGCATGATGGTCCAAGAATCGGCGAACAGACTTAGCCGGCATTGCATGCTCGTCGCCGGCTGCAACCCGGAATGCTTCAAGCATAACGGGCACTAGATTGGTTTCGGCATCGACCACAATAGAACCAATTGCCTTACCAATCTCAGAGCGGATTCTACGATCGTGATACTCGACCAGGTCACCCTTCTTGGAAGATCGATCCAGTCCGTCCACGACCACGTCAATCATTTCCTCCCAGCGACCGCCTGCGGACTCCACGAAGGAGTCCTTAAGGCGGTCCCTAGCAATCTTGGGCTTAGAGGGAGATGTCCCGTGTTGATTCGTGGGACGGTTCTTATTGGACGTAGAGCGCGTAGAAGAGCTCCCAGAAGACGTCCCGCTCGATCCACCACCGGTACCCCCAGCTGCAGCCTTGGCCTTAACCACGCGAACTTCCGCATCGGCCTTGGCCTCTATGAGCGGGATCTGCTGGCGCTCGAGGTACATCTTTTCGCGGTTAGATTCCTCGATCGGATCCATACCGCTACGACCCCGAGCCTCATCCTCGTCGATCATGCTGCCCTGGTAGAGCGCCATCTCATGGTTCTCCTGGTTCCTGCGCTCCTCGGTATCGATGGGCGGGAAGTCAAGATACACCATGTCTTCCTCTGCGCGATCGAGACGGACATTGAAGCCGCCCTCCATCAGCAGAGGGAAAATGAGCTTCCAGGTAATCTCCGACTCGATCACGCGCTGAATGCGCGTGCACGAGTCGATGAGAATCTGGGTGATGGACTGAGCGGTATTACGGTTAGCTGAATCGCCACGGCCAAGGTCAAGCTCACTAAGACGTAGGCCACCAATAACACGCTTCTCGATATGCTCCAGGTAAGGACCAAGATCTAGAGCCTTACCCTCAGCACCGATCATCTCGACAGTGTGACGCTCAGTCACAACGAGACCGCCTTCGAATTCCATGTCCTCGATCTGATCCTTGAAGAGATCGACTTCTGAGACCATGTTGCCATTGATCTCAACATCTTCAGCCGGCAGAGTCTCTGTCCCTACCGTAGCCACAAACAGCGGGAATGCATGCTTGTGGGCAATGATATCCATCAGCTCCTCCATGCGACGCAGGAGCCTAATATCATCCAGCACGGGGATCACATACGGAGTACCGAACGTCCACCCAGAGCGCTTATCTAGCGCGATGTGGATCACATTACGAGTAGGGAATTTCTTCTCGAAAGCTGTATCAGTGCGACTTACGGTATGCCCAAGAAGGCCCGAATTATGGGCTCTCTGGCGCCACTGCACTGGAAGACCAGACTTGGTCTGCTTCACAGACATGGTGGTCGGGTCGGGGAAGTACCAACCGGACATGGGATCCATGGTCCGGCCCTTCCACTTGGTACGCGCACCACTAGAGCGTAGAGGATCGCGCTTGATGATCACAAACGAGTTGTGGAATGCTACTGCATTGAAGACGATCTCGCCGATCATGGAATCCGTAGTCTGATCCACGGTCAGTGCAATCTCATGAAGCCGGCGCTTTAGGTAGCGCACACGCTCGGGATCTTTGCCCTTCAGCCTAAATCCATTCTTCAAGATGAGCTCGATATGACGCTGAACAGATCGAGCAAAATATGATTCAGTGTCTAGCGCCTTGGCAATTTCCTGTAGATCGTACTGCGGACCAACCCACTCCACAACATCATTGTAGAGACCTCGAGCGGAACGATAGCGCTCGTAGTTCAGGACTGCAGGCTGCTGCCTACGCAGCTGCTTGAGTCCCTGAGCAACTACCTGAGTCTTCTTGCGGATAGCCTCGCCACCCTGTGTGGCGGCTCGTAGATCTTGCTCGGTAGTCTCCGAAGGTACAGCAGGCTGCTGTGCCTGCGAGAAGGAGACAGTACGAGGCGCCCTGCGACGCCGGCGCGTAGCAGTGCGCTTATTGCGCTTTGAGAAAAAGTTGTACCAAGCCATTTAGAGCTCTTCGAGCACAGACTGGAAGCCACCCGCACAGGCACCGCTCGTAAATTCCTCTGCAGACAGATCGATCTTCGGGTTCTTCAGCGAAGGAATTGTATCCTGAATCTCAACTTCTCCCTGCTTGAAAGTTATGGGAATGGGCTCAGAATTCCCGAAGTACTTGTCCACCATACTCTTGGGGAATTCTACCGCGGGAACGTCCGGAAGGCCATCTGTAACCGCAACTACGTCATCTTCCCAGTCACTTTCGTCACACAAATTGCCCTGCTGGATAGCTGTCAGCACCTGATCCAACACCAGAAGAATCAACCGCAACTTCTTTCCGGTGTACATCACTGTCCACCGATCGCGGAGATTTAGCTTACCCTGACGGAAATCGAATACGAAATTGTCGACCAGATCCCTGACGTTAAGCCGGAGCTCCACAGACAGTCTGATGAGCAGATTCACCATATCCAGGACCAGCGGACAGGCGAAGAGGCGCTCCCACTCGGCATCATCGGGTGAGTAGAGAAAGTCCTCTACCGGACCGAAAGCCTTGTCCAGAAAGCGGTTAGCCATATCTCGGAGCTGGATCTTCAGCTCCTCTTCGATGAAATCGCCGATATTCGCAAACAGCTCAGAGACGCTCAGACTGGCAATTTTGCCCTGGATGCTCAGGAGGACCCTTAGGGCCGCTCTGAGCGCCTTAATGGTCTTGGGGTCTATGGAGCCGGCGTACCGCACAAAACAGCAGATAGCGTCTCTGGTGAACCTTGTGGCCACCACCTGTCCGATCATGTCCAGGCTCTCGTCCAGGCCGTCAGCCTGTTCCTCGAGCGAGCACATGTATTCAGGGGCCACTGTGAGGACTGAGTTCTCCACAGCGCCACGCAGACTCTTATCTACCGCAGATGCGATATCAAACCCATCCTCGCTGCCCGAGGACTGGGCACGAGCCATGGCCTGCTTCATGGAGTACTGGGGGCCACCTCGCCAGCTGCTCATAGCAGTCTGGCGAATACGTCTTGCGTCAGCATATGCCAACCAGTGCTCATAGCCAGGGTCTGCAGCTCTCGAAATGTAGTTGGAGACGTAGTCCAGAATCAGCTCGTAATCGCTTTCACCAAGCTTCTTGACCACCAACTCCTGAGTCTCATCCAGATTGTGCGTACCAGACCTCGCACGATCCATGATGTCCTCAGAGGTCAAGCCGGTGAGTGCAGAAGCGTTAGTCTGCTTCAGGAAGCCTTCGATAGCAGTGTCCTGGATCCCTGCAATGACGAGCTGCATCACCAAGCCAACAATGGTTTGGCGCAACATACCGGGAATATCAGTACCGGGCGGAAGCTTGGCTGCAGTCAGCTCCTGGGTATCCATAGCCTTGTAGGGCCCCAGAATCTGATTGAGAGCAAAGAGAATCAATACCTGACTACCGAACATAGCCAGCTGCTGACCATCGAGTTCGGGATTATCTGCCTGTGCGACGGCGTCCTGAAAGATCTTACTGTCCGTCAGTGCGTGACCCGTCATATCGAATAGAGACTCCAGACCCAGCGCGTTGCGACGCGCTTCATTGACGGCTAGAGCATCCTTGTACAGATCGAACGTGATGATGTTGCCCTGGGAGTTGAACTGATCCTTCCTAGTAACAGCAGCTCGTACTTCGACAGCCGTAGGGGCGACCGGTACCGTGAATTTCTTGGCCTCACGCTCAACTTGGTCTGCCAGTGCCTTCGCCTTATTGGCGACCTGGGCAAACTTGTTGAACACTCGGTCAGCGTCCGTCTCCTCAGGGGGAGCCGTCCGCTCCGGAGGAAGCGGAGCCCTCGATACCTCATTAATACGCCGCCTCTTGGGCGGCTCCTGGTCAGGGCGATAGAAGGGTTCCGGCACTAAAAAGTACTCCTGCCACCGCCTCTAGTACCGCGGCGACGCTTATGGCGCTTGATGACTCCCATGCCCTTCATGGTACGACGACGTTTGGGCTTTTGTCGAGCTTCTTCCTCTTCACTCTCGGGATGGATTACCGGCTCCATATTGTTTGCTTCCCAGAGCTCCTTCTCCTTCTCGTAATCTTCGTGCCTGCGGACGTTCTCTCCCATCTTTTCAGCACGATCCGCCGGCGCCAATCTGTCACGATCAAACATGCGATCACGCTTAATCTGGGATCTCTCTTGGTCTGAGGGACCCTTTTCGCCCAGGCCACCAGCCTGGGCTACGGGTCGAGACGTGCGACGAACCATACGCATGTCAGACATCTCAAGCGCAAAGCCCATGTGTGCCAACATGAGAGCAGTTAGGGTGTGCTCAAATCCATCGGAATACCTGGGGATGCCAGTGGGACTGATCTTCTCCACCTTGAAGTTGCGCATCTGCTGGACAATACCAATGTCCGCCATACCCAGCTCGTCCTCCAGGATACGGGTCTGCGTATCCTCGACGTACGAAAGCTCCACACGATTCTCTTCCATGTCCTTTGCGAAGACAGAGACCATGAACTGCTTAGCAGGCTTCTTGATATCAATGCCCGTACCAGGGTCCTTGATCAATACGTTCTGGGCCATATTCACGGCCTTCACCCTCTTGCGGAACTGGGTGCGTTCTGACTTGTGGTCCACGTCGTACTTGTGCAGCATCTCCACCTGTACCTCACCATAGCCGGCGTCGACATAACAGTAGTCCACATGCCACTTCTTCATTAGCTTCATGATGCGCTCAACACCAAAGTGCTGAGAGAACTGATTCTTGCGAACGATCTCCTTATGGACACAACGATACCTAAGACCATCTTGGGCGCTCATACGGGCTTCAACAACCACGATATGAGTACCAGTTACAGGATGGTTCCAGTCCACTCCCATAACGTACTTACACTCTTCGTGGTACTTGCAGTCCTTGTACTGGAACTTCTTGATAGCCGTCTGGATATCATCGGTTCGGAAGACACCCACAGCCTCCATGCCGAACTCAGCATTGAACTCTCGCATGTAGCCAGAGCTGGAGTACTGCGACTTGAAGAAATGTTCGGTCTCAGAAGTCCACGCCGGGGACTCAGAGGAGACGAACCAGAACTCCTTGAACCGCTGTGTCTTGTCGATACAGTTATGCGTAGCAAACCCATTGGCCGAGTACGTATGCGTGGATCCAGTCTCGATGTTATAGACCCTGCCATCGAACTCGGAGAAAACGATGTCCTCGACCATGTAGAAAGGCATGCCCTCGAACCACTTCACCTGGTTGGTGGGATTCAGAGAAACATAGACCTCCCAATAGTCTTCCCGCTCCTTACAGGAGACCGCAGCATCCGAAGAGGCATAGTGACGCAGAGTCTGATCAGCAAGATCGGGAGACTTCGTAATCAGTGCCAACGAGCCATTCTTGCGCTCATGGCCATCTGCGTCCATGTACCCCTCGAAAAGATAGCCGCGCAGCTCATGGGTCATCAGGCAATCATGGAATCGCTTCGTGGCGCAGCCCCTGCCCACGAGATGGTCCATAATCAGGGGAAGATAGCTACCAGGGGCAGTAATCTGATCCCACTCACCACGGCCATTGGACAGGGTGTCGATCTTCGTCTTGCCACCTCCAACAGCATTAGACATGAGATCGAAGAACTGTCGCACCTCCTGCCCGATCTGTTCATCACGACGGAAAACCAAGGAAAGACCGCGACCATCGGCAAGATAGGACCCCTCTCCGGCAAAGATGCCGACAATACGAAGAAACCGCTTGATCCTGTCTCGATCCCGTTCCACCCAGTCCAAAGCATGAAGGGCCTTCTCGTAGGACTGCCCACGACGATCGTCGGCAAGTCCGCGACCACCGTCGCGCAAGATCTTCGAGATAGCGTCGGGCCGTTCCGAACGGCTCAACCCCATTTCTTCCGTCTGGAATTCCGGACGAGGAATCCTACAGTGCGTCTGGCGCGGAAGAGTCAGGCCAACCCAGTCTCCAGGGACCACCTCAGATGCCGGGATCCACTTCGGAGAGCAATGCCCCTTTTTGACCAGATGAGGATGTTCCGCGGTGCTCTTGAGCGTTCGACTGAGCTTCTTAAAGCTCAGTTCGACCATCTGGCCACGGTAGTGGTGGTCGAAAACCTGCGTGACCTTCTCGGAGATACCAGAACAGCCTAAGACTTCGTCCCCGATCCGCAGGGACTCAATCGGACGCTCACCCGTCGAAGTCATCACAGGGGTCCCAGCCTCAAAGCACCAGCTCCACAGCTTCTGGCGGATGCCAGTTGGAGTGGAGGATGCCATAATATTAGTGTCAGGCTCTGATGCCAGGATAGCGGCGATGACCTCAATGTCATCGTCCGCCAGGTAATCCACCTCGTCCAGGATAATCAGGTCGGCAGTCTGACCACGAATCTTGTCAGACTTGGCACCGGTTCTGGCGCCCGAAGAGAATCCGCGGATGGTAGAACCGTTGTTGAGCGTGATCTGCTGGAAGGGTGATTCACGATCAATATCAATAGAGGATTTCATGGAGACGGATTCCGACAGGAATCGTCGGATCATCTCGAAAACCTTCTGCACCTGCGGCTGGTAGGGTGCAATGATGAGGACCTCAAAGCCCTTATTGGTCCAGGCAGCGTGTAGAGTTTTGACTGCCATCGCCTCGGTCTTGCCTACACGACGGCCAGCACGCGTGGCCTTGAACTGCGAAGTACAACGCAGCATTTCCTTCTGGTACCAACGAGCCTTCCAACCAAACTCGATTTCAGCCCAAGACACAGGATCCACATTGATGACCGCAGCGTTGTATTCCTCAACGTCCCCATCAAAGTCTTCAATGGTCAAATCGTCGGCGAGCTGAGAAGCGTCGCCGGCACAATTCGGTAGGAAGGAGTGCCCATTGTTGGCGGTTTGACAGAACTTGGTGGTAATGCCTTTTTGGTGCAGCTTCCTGTAGTAAAGCTGGCACTGCGTGCAGAAGTGGAGCCGCTTGTTATCCTTGTCCGGAGGGCCAAAGGGTTCGTACCTTCTCCCTCGGTAATCCCTCTCGGGGATATACGGAAGTCCCAAGTCGTTGTAATTGGGATCCAGAAAGACATCATCCTTACCTGCACTCATAGCAAAATCCCGTATGCCATCGTGTATGAATCACCCACGGACACCAGGGGCTCCACACTATTTTGTACCGCATAAACACGGAACCACCAAGCGTTTTCGTCCCAGCGGACCATTGCAGTGTGATATCTCACCATGCTCTCATCTACCGGAAGAGGGAGCCATTTGCTAGTTCGCCACTCAGGTATTTCTGAGTCATCCATGTCCAGAAGCTTAGCCGGCCCCTCACTGAACATGCGCATCAAGGTATAGAAAGCCTCATGTGTATCTACAGTGCCACGATGCTCAGGAGCCACCAGGGGTGTATGGCCATCAAACTGGTGCCGGGGCATCTTCAGCCAGTGCCCCGGCACTAGATCCTCTGCTGCTACCTGGCCATCATACGTCGTAAATGACGTACGTCCGTCGCATCGTATTTCCGGCAGCCAATGAGTCTCGACCTTCACAGCATGGAAAGAGTCATAGGGGGAACCAAGCTCGCGTGCACGACAAGCTCTCACTCCGTCGTACACCATGGTATTAGGGTGTAGCTGGGGCATTAGCTATGGATGTGAGCAGCCTCGTTGGCAAGCGCACTCCTTGCTGCAATTCCAGAGTTGTGAATAGCCTGGATAGACGCCTGCCTCTGTGTCATCGCCGTACGCGTATCAGCGTAGTAGCCACCGAACTGCACACGGGGATCATCAGCTTGCTGAGGTTCCCAATCCATAATGGACTCTGCCATAGACCTACCCATGCCGACAAAGGCATGCATCAAGGGAATTACAGCGGCACCTCTCACCAGTCGGCCAGCTGTAGCTGCACCATAGATCTTGGCTGCTGCACCACGTCCATAGCTTTGGGACATGTTGCGCAATGACCCACCCTTCTGCATCAAAGCTTCGGCAACATTACCCTTACCACGCAAGAGTCTTGAGCCCTTTAGGTCCTTCTTAAGGCGCATATAGCGACGTGCTTCTTGGGGGAGTTGTCCACTCCTCTGTGCAGCACTAGCATGGACATTAAACCTATGCACAGATCCTGCACCGGGCTCCTTGAGCCCAAAGCCTGTCACTCCAGTGAGAGAACGGTAGGCAGCCTTCTGGCTCTTCCGGAGGATCTTGGCCATCCCCTTACCGCCAGTCATGCGACCAACCATCATCTCTGTGGCCATATACAGCGGGATACCAGCCCAGCCCAGACCGAAGTCATCCAGGAAATGCATCTCCTGATTGGCTGCACCACCATCGTCTATGGTGAGACCCTGATAGGGACCGTGCATTAGCGCATCCCCCCACTGGCCATGCGCTGGGACATACGGTCGCTACCCATTGTGGTGCGACGATATCCACGCGAGTTTTCAAACGTGATGGATCTGTAATTACTAGGATTGATTCCACCCTTGGGAGCTGCATACCACTTATTAGTCCCAGAAAGGTGCTCGCGCTGCTGAACGCTGCGCGTAGCACCCAGTGCAGCCCCCATACCCACAGCACCCCAGTAGGGATGCTTAGCGCGCATGAGCCGACCCATCACTCCTCGATTTGTCGGAGTACGGAGACCGTAGCGCAAACGGTCCATTGAGCCACCCACCACGGAGCTCATGACCTCTGCGGCACCGTAGATCGGCCGGAAGGGGCCAGGTACACGATTGGTCCTGGAGCCAAGCATGAAGTTCTTTGCACCACCAGGGGTACGCTTTGCCACGCCAGCAATAGCTCGGTCAGGCCAATAAGCTACCTGGTTGTACTTCTTGATCATCCAGTCACTGGCACCACGAATGCGCCCACTGGAGGCTGCTCTAACACCCTGCAGAGGGGCTCGCAGTGCAGAACGGAATCCGCGTGTGCGCATGTACCATGAGGCCACACCAGTCAGGCCGGCTACCTTGTCGTTCTCAGTGCGCTCACCAAGTTCCTCTAGAGCTCCAGCACCGGCATACCATCCAACAGACTTGCCGATATCTCGAGTAGCACCAGGCACAAACTTAGAGGTGCCCTTAGCAATCTCCTTACTACCCATAAGGAAGCGACCAATACGGCCACGATTTCCCGAAGCAGCCATATTGGCTAGATCACGTTGCACGCCTCTCTGGCGCGAGATACTACCAAGCAACTTACCAAGCATTAGAAAGGTCCAAAGTTATCGCCACGACGCATCATGTTGAGTCCGGCCCACCCGGCGTAGGCGGCACCAAGACCGGGCTTGTACGCACCAAGCCCTGCACTCACCCCAGCATGAACCAATCCCTGCTGGGCAAAACCAACCGTGTTGGATACAGCGTTGTCACTACCCATCATGTAGCTGGCAGCTGTGCTGGCGCCCATGGCGCCAAGCACAGTGCGCCTGACAAACATGTTCCGTCGGATATCACCCTTGGGAGTACGGCGCATGCCTTCCACGCCCAAGTCAGCAGCCACATCGGAGAGGTTGTGACCCTTCCAGTAGTGCTTGGCCATATCCGTGAATCCCATGCCCTTCTGACGAGCAGATTTCCACGTGGTACCGGCGCCGCGCATAGTAGCGCCTACCTGCTTCATGAAGTGGGTACCCATCGATGTCTCTCGGTTGCCAGCGCCTCTTGCGCCGACACCTCGAGCGATATCAATGGGGTTCATGGATGCAGCACCACGCAAAAGGGTCTTGCCCAGACCCTGACGGCCAAAGTATGAGGTGAAACCAGAAAGCTTGCCTAGCATGCGCAGGCCTCCACCCGAGATGCGTGCACCCCGGTACGACGGGTAGTAGTACGAACAAACGGTCTCATAGCAGGATTCGCATCCGCAGAACGGCGGAACTTGTCCGCAATCTTGCTCTTATTCATTCTACCAGCATTTTGGACAAACCCACCATAGCCCATGTTCTGGAACCTCTGACGCAGCAGATGGGCAAAATCACCGGGCCTGTCCATGGCGGGGATGGGGTTCAAGGCCCCAGGTGCCACGCCAGGCATGACCATATGATCGTGGTCTACGTAGTGGACACCCTCTTCACTAAAGGGCATGAAATCGTGGTAGATACGGTCAGGGATAGACTGGAAGTCCTTACGTACCTTGGAGGTCATCCCCTTATCCCGCAGTTCGCCAAGAGATGTCTGGGAAGCGGCATAGTCCTGCATCAAACGATTGTGATCGACCGGTACTCGGAAGAATCGGAAAACCTGGGGATTGTCACGTGCAAAGTAACCCAGGTAGGCGTACGGCTGATTGAGAGCATATGCGTAGAAGTTAGCCTGTGACACGTGTGTGGGCTTTCCCTCACGCATCTGCATTACATCCTCGGCGGTCTCCACAGTCTTGATTTCCAGAGGAATACCAGACTTGAGAACAGCATCAACACGGCCAGACACCTTCAGGTAAGGATCTCGCACAGGATACTCGATACTTTCAATAGCATCTCCGAACATGTGCGTAGCCACGCTGTGGTAGTAGTTACCAAGCATGACCGTTTCCTGGAACCTAGAGGGGGTACCAGGACCAGCTGTATTTTGGTAGTGACCAGATTCGTACTCTCCCAAAGCACTATCCAGCTGCTTGCCCCGCATGCCCAATGCGGAGGCAGGCACCCAGTCAATATTAGGGGAGTAGCTACCTCCAAGGAGTTGAGTGAAAACGTCACGGCCAGATCCGAAATCGGAGACATTAGCCTTATGTAGCTGAGAGGGATCAATACCACTGATCTGATCCCAGTAGCTCGTAGGCTGCCGCACCGCTCGGGGTGTACGCACCTCGATCTCTTCGGGACTCTGATTCCAGGACTGCAACATGTACAAGCCGGAAGCCGCCATCATACCGGCCAACCAGATACCCTTATTGCCCTTCATGTCATCAACCTTGTTGATGGCACGAGCAGCATCCATGGACTGGTTTGCCTGTGCATTGGCCACCTCTCTCTTCAGCTGCAGCATCAGCTGCATGCGGGCAGAGACATCCGAGGCCATTGCATCCGTATTCTGGATAGTGTTCCCGATCAGGGCCTTGAACCGTGTATCGTTCGGCCCAGCTGCAGCGATATCTTCGAGATGACGACCAACCTGCTCGGATAGAAGGACATCGATATCAGAGTCGTGCACACCACGCTTCATGAGCTCGCGAAGCTCATTCGCTTGAGTCTCCGGGAGAACATCTACTAGGGCCTCTGCCACGTTCTCCTGTTTCCAGCCGAGAACGAACGAGAAGCCCGTGTCTAGCACCCCGTCGCCGCGGCCGGCGGCGCCGAGGAGCGACATATGCCTGGTGGACATCTTGCCACCATGAGGCTTGAATCCCCTCTCAAACAGGTTCCTGAGAGCCCTGGTGTGGTCGTCAGTCTGCTTTAGACCATGGGCTGCCTCTTCCCAGTCTGCATACGTACGCACACCGGATAGACGTTCTGTGAGCTCCTGGGCAAGGTGAGGATCAGCCCCTGCCTCTAGCGCGTCCGTAAACCGACTGTGCAGTCGGCTTTGCCGCATGGCATCATCTGATTCGGACATCACGTCCATAAAGTCCCGCATCGCACTGTGTTCCACAAGTGCGTGCTTCGGGTCCCCACCCTTCTTCACAACTTGCTCGAGTTTGGCATAGTCGGTGAATGAGGGAACAACCGAGGGATCTGCGACCATAGCGTCCCAGACCATGGACTTGAAATGTCGAGACTTATCCTGAATCTTGAACGTGCCCTGGGCTTGAGCAGTCATGAGACGGCGCACCTTGCGCATCACCCTCTCATCGCCCTGCGCAACCTCACGAATACGACCCCAGTCAAATCCCACGTTCCAACCAGATAGATGCACATTCTCACCAGAGTCGATGTCCTTCAGCATAGTGCTGAGCATCTGGTCGACATAGCCGATGGACTTCTGGGTCTCACCGCCCTGCACCACATGCTGCACATGCCTCTCGAGCACACCACGCAGAGTATTCCCTTCGACGTGGATAGCCGAGTCCCAGTACCCCTTCACATTCTGCTGGGAAAGAGCATTGAGAAATGGACTGGCGTGCTTGCCGGCGAGGTCATCAACCGAGCCGATCTTGTGCTGCTGCAGTAGCTCGGGGTTGATGATGTCCGTGAAGGCCTTCTGCTGGCCCTCTGCATCGCCCAGGATGAATTCAAGCCCCTTAGTGGTCTTCCGGGCGAAAGACACCTGAGAGAGCTCCAGAGCGTCGATATCGCGTCGTGCAGGGACGCCCAGCCACCGGTCCCAACGAGACGTACGCAAACCCTGCGTTTCAAGGTCCAGGAAGTACTCCTGGGCACGACCACCAGGGAAGCCAGGATGATCAGGCTTCATGGCCTCGAAGGCACCAGGCGCCCAGCGATTGGGGCGCCTGATGCCGTGAATGATCTGGTAGAGAGCGCTGCCGTCTTTCTTGAGCCCGACAGGCTTGTCCAGGGTGCCGAACAGGGCCTTGTAGAAGTTGCCCTTCATGGACTACTCCTCGTCCTGGACTTTGTACTCCGCGTCCTGAATCTCGGTGCGCTCGATGATATACACCTCACCGGTACGCATCTTCTTTTTCTTCTCAGCGATCTTGGCTGCAATACGATCGCCAAGCTCTGCAGCCCGCTTGGAGCGGTCATGCAGACCTTCACGATCGACCTTGGCACGATCCTGGGGCGTGGCAAGCAGCTTGGCCATGAGCTCCTTCTCTTGTTTGGAGAAGTCCTTCATGATGTGTAGTGCACGATGCAGCACCTTACCCACGATCTGATTACCCTTCTGATCCACACCCTTCACATCATCCTGCTCGATGTCGCCGGCGTCGATAGCCCACTTGGTACGAGCACGAGACTGGGCGAGGATAGACACGACCAAGCTGTCAATCTGCAGTTCAATGAACGGGTCACCGCGGTCTTCAGGCGGCAGGTTGTTCATCAGATTGAGCTTAAGGTATCTGATCATGGTGAGCTCGACTGGGCAGTCATGCCCAATCGGGCGAGGCACCTTCGCCTTGAACAACGGACACTTGTCCTGGTAGGGGCAAAGATGGTCACGACATACCATGACCGGTTCAGCCCAGTTGTTGGTGCCACCAACATTGGTGTTCATGGCCTTGATCTGCTCATGACTGAGCTGATCCATAGTTGCTTTGGACAGGTAGTCAGCGATCTTGGGGCCCGGCTTAGGCTCCTCCAGAACCTCTATGGAGAACTCCTTCTTGATAGCGAGGGCGTGCTCCTGTGCCTCCTCCTTGGAAACCTCTACAGGATCCGGGTCCTGTCGCGGAGCTTCGTCTGCGATCGGATCGGAGTTCTCATTGCGCTGTGCTACCCGACTGCCGAAGGGCGAGGCGGGCTTTTTCTGATTCGGGTCCATTGCCATAGATCACCTTCCTAAGGATAGCATCTGCAGCTCGTCTTCCAATGCGGCATTTAGGACCGAACTTTCTACAGTACCAGTCCCAGAGCTCAAAGGCAGCTGGAGCTACCCCTGTCGGGCGAACAGTTTCGAGGACCGCTTCGAGCCCTTGGGCTCGAATCTGCCCGAGCACTTCGCTTCGTTTTCGCTCACGGCCTTCACAAAGGCTACACACAGACCCCTCCCGTCTCCCGTCGGGCGAAAGTGTCGACATGCCGAGCAGGTCGTGATAGAGGTCTTGCTATGGCGATGGTCCATCCGCCAATAGAGTACCTCATGTGTGCAGAATTTGCACACTGGGAGTGATGCCAAAAAGAGACCCTCCCCAGAACGGGGAGGGTCGTGGGGCGATCCACTGCCGGCTGGACCGCCGAAAGGAGGGCTTTTTCCCGCAGAGGCGAAGCCATCAGCCAGTCTACCCTTCGAACAGGTCAGACTCTAGTGCAGTTCGAATTTCTTCCAGGCCCTCTGCCTCGATCTGTCGGACACGTTCCTTCGTGATTCCTAGCCTCTGACCGATCTGCTCGAGAGTCATAGGAGCTTCGACATCCACTCCGAAGCGCATTAGGATGATCTCTCGAGTGCGATCGCAGTACAGGCAATCAACGATTTCCAGGATATGCCGAATCAGGTCTTGCTGGGCGACCTCGTCGAATGTGTCTGACTGCACCTTGCAGGATGACTCGTCCACCTCCAAGATCCCAGTAAGGAAGCTCTCTGCCTTCTTAAGGTCCTCGGCTTTGGCCGTTGCTTCACCAGTACGTTGATTGCGCCAGAACTTGTCCCAGATGTGCTGGGGTAGCCTTCCGACCTCGTTGAGGGTCGGCATGGCTTTCCGGATGCGCTGCTTGATCCACCAAATGGCATAGGTACTGAACTTGGTGCCATGTTCTGGATCAAACCTCTCAACAGCAATCATCAAGCCCATGTTGCCTTCCTGGATGAGCTCACACCGATGACGCTCAGGGACTTTGACCTTGTTGACGCAATAAATCACAAGTCTAAGGTTAGATGTAATCATCTTCTGGCGAGCTTCCTCTGCCAGAGCACGTATTCGCGGGGAGCGACTATTCTTGCGCTTCATCATGCGCGCAAGCTCTCGCTCCTCCTTACTGGTTAGGAGCGGGTACTTGCTAACCTCATCTAGGTACTGATCTTCCATCACCACTCTTCTCTAGCGTTTCCCGCACGAGCCGCTCAACCTCGTGCCGGCCACCATTCTTTACGATGTGCTCGAACTCGCGCTTGTGACGAGTCTTGGAAGTGATCTTATGATGAATGATCACAATCAGCAAGATAATCACGAGCAAGCCAATCCCGGCAGCTCCATATACGAGCATATCGATCTGACGGTTTCTGTTGTTTACGTTCCTGGTGATTTCGGATGCTTGTGCAGATGTCTTCCGGAACTCGTCCAGAAGCAGATTCAGCTTGTCGGCTGAAGTATTGAGCTTGGATAGCAGAGTAGCTACCATAGCCCTGACCTCCAATACCAACGGTCGTAGTTCCGAAAGGATGAGTCGGAGGTTGCGATCAAGGTTTTGGATGGCCAGCTCGGCCTCCTTGATCGTCTCAGTCAGTGCAGGGACTGTCTCCTCCTTTAGCTCCTTGACGGTGCCACGCACCTCATTAGTCATGCGCTCAGTGCTGACTAGCGCACGATTGGTGTTATCAAGGATGGCCTCGACCTTGTGCCTGGTTGTTGAGCAGGCAGCTAGGAAAAGGACACACGGCAGAAGACTGCGCACTACTGATGCTCTACGATCTCAATCTCGTCACCGCGGATGACGCGATAAAGCTTCAGCATCTGTTTGGCCTCAGCCTTGGAGATCTTGGTGAGATGGACATCGCCTGAGATACCAACAGAGAGGCGGAACCCGCCGGCGGCTTCCACCTGGAAGTCCTTGTTGATGACAGTCTCTAGCGTTTCCTTGCTAATGCGCTTGTAGCGGATGATGCCATTTCCGTAGAAGTACCAGTTGGCGCCATCGGTGGCCGCAGCAAGACTAACACGATCCTGTTCAGTGGATTCCCACGTGATTACAGAGACGTAGGAGCTGGCGCACCCTGTCAGGAGCGCCAGCCCAAAAAGAAGTCCGCGCAGCATTACTGCTCCACCACTTCGGCATCAGGAGCTTCGTTGAGCTTCTTGAGAGTCGCATCAACGTCAGCGTCACGGAACGCGATCGGGGGATTCGAATCCACCGGGACAATGGCCCACGCGCGACACACTTCACCCTGGACAGGGTAGCTGAACACCACGATACCAGTCTTGGCATCCTTCAGGTAAACCAGGCCATCTCCAGAACCGTCCACGACCACGTGCTGCGCATTGAACACGATCTTGCCGTTGAACTCACCCTTCACCACCACAATGTAGCGGGAGAGCACCTGCTGGCCAGCAGCAATACCGGCCTGCACCGTAGAGCAGGCAGGGAGGGCCAGACCGAGGGTTACCAGGAGCATGAGAGCTGCTGCGCCATTGCCGTTATTCTTGTTGCGACGAACAGCAACACCGCCGGCTGCAATCGAGATCACGGTGGCGCCACCATAGATCAGCTCGGGCGGCAGGTCCCAGCCAAGATGCGTAGCGGCAGCCACAAGCCAAGCAGCCAGTGCCGTCAAGAACTCTGAACGGAGTAGAAACTTCATGGTGATTCCTCGTGTTAAAAGTCCATTTCGAAGCGGAAACCGACTGCACCCCAGTCGTCGGGCAGCCCGCCGTGATTATCCAGGCGGAACCAGCTGCTGACTCCCATACGGTACGTTCGCTCTCTGCCTTCCCATTCTACTCCAAGTGTCCCTCCTTTGGGAGGAGTCTTGGTGTAGTCATCGATTCCGTACGGATTCGGGGCCCCGGCCACCCATGGCCGGGATCCCGAACACCCCACCATAAGGAGCAAAAGTGCCCCGAGGGACAAGGAGGTAGCGAATCCTCTTGAATGGCGGTGCCTGCTCGACGCAGACTCTGCCCTCGGGGCTGCGGTCTTTCGTTGGGTCCTCACACCACCATGATACCAGCAATGTGAAGAAGGGGGCTGCCAGTGAGAGCGCAGGTGAAGCGGGAGAAAGCGGGAGTCGTGAGGAGTGTCTGGCAAGCCCCGAGCTCAGACTACCTCATCCATGCAAGAGATATCGAGTACATCTATCCATCTTCCAGCAGTTAAACGAAGGATCCATGTCCCGCGTGTACCTGGCACACCATAGATAGTCATCTTGAATCACCGTTTCGGGCACAATGAAATGGTCCTCTTCGAAATTGTTACCATCAAAGGTGTGCGATCCGCTTGCTGTAAAAGGTTCATACTGGAATGCCATCACTCTCCACTCATCTGATTGAAGAACGCAGCCAACATCAGATCCTTGAACTCAGACGCCTTCTTCCAGAGTGTAGCCGGCGACATGGTTCGTGAATGACCGTTGAGCTTGTTCATGCCTTGGGCTTGCATTGCTTGGGCAATTGCGGCAATGAGACGCTGCTCATCTCTTTCGGGGGATTCAACACGCCGGGCCATACCTACTACTCATGACGCTCCCGCGTCTTCTTCCAGGATTGCGAGTGTAGAAAGAAGATCCATGCCGACAACGTCAGCTTTCCCACCAGCATCCTGTCTTTGCTCCAGTGATGATCGATCAGGTCCTGATCATCAAGAGCACGGGCCATTGCCTGAATCGCGTCAGAGCGATTCAGGTCATAGGGATTCACATCCATCACACGTTCCGCCATGCCCCCATCCTACACGCGACCCGCGCCCAAAACACCAAATGGGTCCCACCCCCACAACATTTTTCCCGTCTTGGATTAATGTGATTTGTACCTCAGCGCGTGTATCCATCCAGAATTCAACCACCTTAGGGAAGATCCGCCCTGAGCGGGCGGATCACCCACTACTATCGGATCGTCATCATCTTCAAGAGAGAGTCTGTTTCGAAACCAGTGCCAGCTCACCCACATACAGTAGGAGCTCATATAGAAATGGCGCAAATGGATCCTACAGAATGAGCCTATGCGGTATCTCTTCATCTATCGAACGAAAGCCGAAGAGGGGATCGAGGGTGGCAAGGCGACGGGCCATGGTGGTCTTTCAGTATCAGGCACTGGGAGTTGAATGTATGGCGCGGCACTGGTAGTAAGGGCGCGAGGTTGTCCCTGTACCGTGCAGATATACAGCTGAGAGGAGCCAGACCATGTGTGGGAAACGTTCGCACATGAGTTCTATATGGCTGCCTGCGCGCATCATGGACCAGTGTAAATCTGGAATAGTTCTGATCTGTTCCCACCAGGTGGGGCTTGATGACCAGAGAATATTGCGAGCGTCCGAGCCCACAGAATCTGCCCTACATGAGCATGAGTGTGATCCGTTCCGATCACTGCTACGCATTCCGCCATGATCAGCAGAGCATAGCACACTATCCCTTGAGTACAACCTGCTAAGACATCCTGCTAAGGACAGTCTGGATCACGATTTTCAGCAACCCTGCTAGAGCGCCCAGGAGGCCCCACAAGACGATCTTGACCAGAAGGCTCCCCAGCCAGGGTAGAAAGGGAGTTTTCTTCTCCTGGGCCACTACGCGCACGCTCCATAGAGCTCCTGCTGCATCTGACTGTACTGACCAGCCTGAGACTCGGTCATGAGCTCGAATCCCTCTACAGCCTCGGTCTTGAGACAGACCTTCATCATGATCCGGTAGGACCCAGGCACCACAGTCCTCAGGATGGCATTCACGATCGAGAGAGGCCTGAGGATGTGGCGCCGGCGGAAGCTTCTCTTCTTGGAGGGCACGGGGGCAGGAAGGGTCCCCACCTCTACGAGGCGGTGCCCCACGAGTCCATAGTTCTTCAGATGGGTCTCCTGCAGGAACAGTTCGGTCATGGCAGTCTGGTCCAGCTCAGTGAGCTCGTTCAACAGGCCTACGACCTGGGTGAGGGCAGAATGGTTCTCGGGCGTCATGATGTGCTCCGGGAGGGAAAAAGTTGTGCAGGCCCCGTCCTGGGTTACAGCCTACGCTGCGCGCTGCGAGGAAGCAGTCTTCGAGAGAGCATCGAGGACTTGGCGCTTTGTGATCGGCTTGGAGGAGTCGAAGTCCCCGCTGTAGATGATCGTGTAGCGCTGCGCACTCATCTGACGTTTGTGTGATGCGGAGACGAAGAGGAGAAGTGCTGTGGCGATCAGGATGAGGCTTATCAGGCTCAGCGGCATGTGCATGTCTCCTTGGTTGGTACTCGTTGCTCTGTCAGCAGTATACCAGACCTCATTCTGAGGTCAGGACTGTAGGAGTGAATCCCTGGTGGAGTGCCACAGGGCATTAATCCGGGTCGGTTACAAAAAATGCCCTATAGGGGCACGACATAACAAAAAAATCTGGCGGGTACCTATTGTTTGTTGTCTGTATTGTGAAGGCTTTTGGTTTCGAGCCCCCGGGGTCTTCATTTATTTCTTTGGCTCAGGAGACAGTCATGATCAACGTCATCAACTTCATTCTCAGGAACTCGCTCATCATCGGTCTGGGCATCTTCGCCTACTTCGTCCTCAACTCGGCCTACGCTCTCGTCAGCTAAGGAGGCACATCAGCATGTACCACAATCGCTCTCCTCCTGCATGTGTACCATGCTCACATGCACAAGGGTATGCCAGCTCCCCTACATAGAGCTGTACACATAACGTTCTCTTACCCTCTTCTCTCACCCCTAGTACAAGGAGTACTAATGCCTGTTGCTACTCTTGAGGACTACTACCACGTCCTCACTTACATCCTCATGCCCCTCATCTGTGGGCATACACACTCTCGTGGTGGTGCACATGTCCCCACCCCTGAGGGTGGTGACCCCACCTACAGGTGGACGCTTGATAGGGGCGTCTACTACACCTTCACCCTGCACACCGTGGGTAGGCAGCGGGGCACCATGTCCCTCACCTACCATGAGGAGGATGTCCTCCTCCACTCCACCACCATCAACCCCAGGGATGAGGAGGTGGCACGCTTTGCTGCACTGTGCCTCATCAACAACCCCTACCTCTACTCCTTCATCCACCACCACAACCACGTGCACTACACCTCGTAGTGCACAACGGGTAAGCCCCTCCCCGTTAAGTAGGGGCACACACGTCCTATTTCAGGAGATCTACAATGTTCACTCTCATCAGCAACCTCTTCATCCTCATCCATAGCCTCAGTTTCGATATCGAGACTGTGGAACGGCGCCTGGAGGAGAAGTCGTGGTCCGACACGTGCGAAGACGTGCGGCTGGCCTACGACATGAGCATGGAGGACGACATTAACCTTCTCCACGAGGGCCTCGAGGAGCTCAACAGGGAGCTGGTCAAGCGGGAGGACCAGGGTCTGCCTCGTCCGACGAACACCACGGTCCGTGAGCTGCGTGCCGATGCTCAGCTCACCATCCGTGCCGGCAACGAACTGCTCACCTTCCTGAGGGCCAACTACCCGGCCTCGTAGTCACACACATGGGTAAGCCTCCTCCCACTCAGCAGGAGACACACACACACACACACACACACACACACACATCTACACAGGAGACACTGTAATGAAGCACGTCCGTTACCTGCCCCTTGTCCTGCTTGGGGCCACACTCCATCTGTGCTCACCGGTGTGGGATA